CACGGCTTCGCGTTCGCGCCATGGCATCGAGATGGACATCGGCAAGGTGTACTCGGAGCTGATCACGCGCTTGAAGTCACGATTCGGTCGCGTCGGAAAGTTACCAGGCCTGTTCCTCCTGGACAGCTCGAAGAAGGACCAGTCCGACTTCACCGAGACGCACATGATCGAGGTGAAGGACGATCCGTTCGTCTTCGTGCGCGACTACGCCATGTGGGATGTACAGCCAGCCGACCGCTTCTCGAAGAAGAAGTTTCGCGTCTTCGTGGGTGACGAGAAGGTGAGCTCACGCATTCTGGGTCCGGACGAGGATGTTCATCCGATTCCTGGAAGCGCGCAGCAGATCATCGAGGTCCCGGATAACTGGCGCCTCCAGTTCGAACGCAACCTGGATGCTGCCATTCGCAACGTGGCCGGTATCGCAACGATCTCCATCGATCGCCTCTTCAGCACCATGCAGAACATCCGCGATTCGATGGACCGTGCAAAGAAGCTGATGCCGTCTCCATTCGCGGCCGATACCGTCGTGTTCGAGAACGATGTGGCTGTGGACTGGACAAAGATCTCGCACATCGTCGATGGCGCATGGGCCCTGAAATATGATCCGAGGGCCGAGCACGCAGTCCACTTCGACATCGCGTTCCGACGCGATCGGTTTGGTATGGCTTTCGGCTACCTGGCCGGCGTGAAGATGGTCGAACGAGTCATCGGCGGAGAGATCGTCCTTGAGCGAGCGCCGATCATCGTCATTCGGGCCGTCCTCGGCATCGAGGCGCCTCGCGACGGAGAAGTGAAGATCGGCATCGGTAGAGCCGTGCTCTGGTCAGCCATGAAGCACGGGCTCCGAGTGCGCTGGGGATCGTGTGATCAGTATCAGTCTGTCGAAACGCTCCAGAAAATGGAGGCAAAGGGCATCGACACTGATCAGATCAGTGTCGAGGGCGAAGAGGCGTACTTGATGCTTCGCGACGCGTTCATGGAGGACAGGCTCTTGTGCGTCGACAACTCGGTCTTGTACGACGAGTTGAAGCACCTCGTGCACGACAAGGCAAGAGGCAAGGTCGATCACCCACCTGGCAAGTCCAAGGACATCGCAGACGGCATCTGCGGCGTCGTCTACAGGCTGACCAAGATGTTCTTGGCCGACGAAGCAAGACCGCTCATCGGAGATCCGACCATCGGTGTCAGCGAGCTGTACCAGGCAGAGGACGAGGACGAGGAGACATGGGTTCTGGATGGGACGGCGCGCCCACTGGAGCATGGAGAGCAGAAGGGCCGCCTTGTTGGAGGGTCTGCGGGGGCCACCGACGTGAATCCGAAGCGTCGCAAGAACTTCATATTGAGGTGATCGATGCTCCTGGTCCCCTCATGCTTCTGTGGTGGTGAGCTTGGCTCGATGGAGAAGAAAGCATCGCAGGCTTTCACGCGTATTCAGTTTCGAAGCCTTGGCTACACGGACAAGGACGCGCTCGCGCAAGCGATTGCGATAGATGACCGAAGAATCAGGCTCGTTTGTGAAAAGTGTGAGCAGAAGTACATCGTTGCCGGCGACAAGAAGACCTTCGTTGCCTGCTTGTGCGATGAGCCAATGACGTTCTTGGCAGAGAACAAGAACGTCCGATCCTGGCAGTGGCTCGAACAGAGGTGGTATTGCAAGGAATGTGACTACACGGCGACGATAGGTCGGCTTCTTGAGCGCGGCTCGATATTCGTGTGGCATGAAAAGGGTGGCGCGTTGCGGCGAAGAGCCATCTCGGCCCGATCGATCAAAGAAAGAGATGTAAGGAGGACGCGATGAACCATCAGAGAATCCATTCGGCCAAAGCACTCGGTGCGTATCTGGAGTCCGTTCTCGACGGTCCGCTACCCGGTACCAAGGAAGACGACATCGAGCGAGCTGCCGGCGGTCCTGGTCAGAACCAGAAGAACACGACCGATGAAGAGATGGGCATGGGCGAGGGCGACCTCGACGAGCCGCAGGACGAGACAGACGACAACGAACTGAAGCCGAAACAGGAGTCGACCATGAGTGGTGTGCGCGAGCTGACAGGCATGTTCGAGAGCGTGATGGGCGAGGCGGGAAAGAAGGGGTACAAGCAGGTCGAAATCGCAGACCTCAAGAAGCTCGTGCCGGAGGCAAAGCTCCTCAAGTGCAAGACCTCTCGCGAGGCGTATGAGATGCTGATCAATGCAGAGAAGAAGCTGGTCGACGACTGGTCGAAGCAGTATGCCGAGGTCGGCGAGGCAGACCACACGAAGATGATGGACTACGTGGACAATCTGTTCGCGAAGAACAACAAGGACAGCGGTGACAAGTACTGGGAGGGCCTGCGCAGCGGCAACCTGCTCAGAAGCTTCAGCATGAGCGATCGCGTTGGCGTCGACATGGCCATCAAGAAGCTTCGCATCTTCGCAGACGATCCGGTTGAAGCGCCAGAGTGGAAGGCGTTTCTGAAGTACGCGGAAGAAGAGGGCGTGTCCAAGCAAGCGATCTCGAAGCTGGTGGCCTGGGAGAAGTCGTAACCAGGCTTGAAGTAACCGCTTCCGAAGTAAGGTAGGCTCCAGAAATGGCCATCGGTCGACCTCCCGTTCATGGACGGAGCAAAACTCCGGAACATATTGCATAGGTTGCGATGAAGCAGCGCTGTTACAACGTCAACCATGCTGACTATGCCAGGTATGTCGGTCGCGGAATCAGGGTCCATGCACGCTGGCTCGAAAGTTTCGAGGCGTTCCTCGAAGACATGGTGGCGAGACCAAGTCGAAGGCACTACTTGGATCGAAAGAAGAATGACGAGAACTACTCTCCAGAGAATTGTCGATGGGCGACGTCCATCGAACAGAACAACAACACCAGACTCAATCGTTCGCTGACGTTCAATGGTGTGATGCGCACTCTTGCTGAATGGGCTCGGGAGTTGGGCATTCCGTGGAACACGATTCGAAATCGCGTGCGAAGAAATTGGAGCACCGAGCGCGTGCTTACAACTCCGAAGGGTAGGTACTCGTGGCAGAACGGCTGAGTCAGAAGGCGCTGGGATGGATTCGAAAGTCGTTCCAGCGCGAGCAGGAGGTCCGCCGCGAACTGGGCCCGCGGCGCCCTTACTTCGATCCATCAGGGCGCGACTTCAACCTGATGTCGATGTACGGGTACGACGTCGTCGGCGACTACCTGAAGCTCGACCACGATCTGTTCACGCGCTTCTACGACTACGAGGAGATGGACGACTACCCGGACCTCGCCGCCGCCCTCGACATCTACGCGGACGACTCCACGTGCATGGACGCGGAGAAGAAGAAGTCCATCTGGATCGAAGGCGATGACGCTGACGTTGTCGATGGCCTCAACTCGATGCTGGGGCGCACCCGAGCAGAAGAGCAGGTCTGGGAGCAGGCCCGGAGTCTCTGCAAGTACGGGAACAACTACGAGGAGATGCTCGTCAACGATCAGGGCGTGCAGGCGCTTGCGTTCATGCCGCCGGCCACCGTTCGTCGTATTGATGGGATCAAGGGCGAGAACCTTGGATTCGTGCAGTCGTTCTCGGGAGACTTTACGGTCGATCCGACTCAGTTCGGCGATCTGCTGAACTCCCCAGACATGCAATCAGGTGGTGAGTCCGCGATCGCGCTCGAGGGCTGGCGTATCTCGCACATGCGCATCAGGAGCAAGTACCGAGCTGCGATGTATGGACACTCGGTCCTAGATCCGGCCAGATGGATCTGGAAGCGACTCATGCTGCTCGAGGACGCGGTTCTGATCTACAAGCTGACTCGCTCCCCAAGCCGATACGCGTTCTACATCGACACCGGACGCCTTCAGGGAGACGAAGCGCTCGCGTACACAAATCGCGTGGCGCAGATGTACAAGAAGAAGAAGTTCGTGAACCCGAAGACGGGGCAGCTCGATCTTCAGTTCAACCCACTTGGCTACGACGAGGACTTCTTCCTGCCAGTCGGAACGGACGGCCGCGGTTCGAAGATCGAAGTGTTGTCGGGTCCGACATTCCAGTCGATGGAAGACGTCGAGTACTTCTTGAAGAAGCTCTTCGCAGCGATCAAGATCCCGCGTGCGTACCTCGGATTCAGCGAGGACATCGCAGCGAAGGCGACCCTGTCTCAGCAGGACGTTCGTTTTGCGCGCACCGTTCTTCGCATCCAGAGGGAGATCAGAAACGGTTGGAGGAAGATCGCGGAAGTCGATCTGGCTGCACGCAACATCGATCCGCAGCACGCGAAGTTCGACGTCATGATGAGCGTTCCGAGCTCGCTCTTTGAGATGGGCCAGATGGAGGTCCGCAACTCGCGAGCTGCACTCGCATCGGCCATGGAGCGAAACGTCTCCCAGTACTGGATCCTCCAGAACGTCTACGGGATGAGCGACGACGAGATCAAGGTCATCATCAAGCAGCGCCGTCAGGAGAAGCTCGAAGATGCGAAATGGGACGCCGAAGTCCAGCGCGCCATGCAGCTCGGCATGGAAGGTCAGCCAATCCTTGCGGTAAGCAAAGAGGGTGAGCCTGTTCCGAACATCCCGCTGCCGTCTGCGCAGGCGGACATGGCCTCCGCGGATTCGAGAGAAACCCAGATCGGTGGCGGCTCTGCACCGAAGCAGCTGATGCCGCATGGGTTCGCTTCGGAGTCGCGTCGTCAGCGCACGGTGACGATCCATCCGCTTGCCCGATCCAACCTGAGCATGCTTCCCCGCCGTGGCAACGGTGTGATCACAGAGCGCGAGCTGATGTCGGGTCGGCCCGGGGATGAGCGCGACGCGCGAGCCGAGCTGGAGCGCGTCATGAGTCGGAATCCGACCCTCGTGGCATCGATCGAAGAGTCACGAAAACTGCTGAAAGAGCTGGCCGCAAGCCAGCGCTACCAGCGACACGACCGCAGGTAGCCGTTCGCTCAAGGTAGTGTGGTTCAGAAGCCGTACTGTGCATCCGTCGTGTGCACGCGGTTTCTGTAAGATCGCGTCTTCTTGACTATCGAGCCAGGTTACGAATACTCGTTTCTGACGATGCTTGGTCACAACCGACTAAGCCACATCGGAGGATTCGATGAACGCTAACGGTCGGAACATGACCTCTCTCGCTGAAGACTTCCGCCAGCTCGGCATGGACCCGACAGGCAAACCGCTCAACCAGCTCCGTGAGGATGTTCAGACCTCTGGTCACGGGACGAGCTACCCGTCCCCCGGCCAGGTCATCAAGCCCGGCGTCCGCAACCCGGACGATTCGAAGGGCGAGACGGACCCGAATCACGCCGAGGCATTCGCGACCCTGGAGCGCCGTCTCCGTCGTTCGACCCTTCGTCGCGAGGGTGCGGATGCGGACATGGAGCTGAAGCCGGAGGATGATGCGGATGGCGATCCGGAGAACGAGGGGGACGAGGAGATGCCCAAGGCAGAGTCTCGCCGCCGCGCTCGCCGCGTGCGTGCCGAGGGAGCATTCCCGGGCGCCGCACCGCCGTTCGAGGATGACATGGATCAGGAAGAGGGCGACGAAGAAGAGCCCGAGGATGAGGACGACGATGAGATGGAGGGTGATGAGCCCGAAGTCGAGGGCCGTCATGCCGAAGGCGACGAAGAGGAGCCTAAGGACGAAGACGACGAAGAGGAGCCCAAGGGCGAAGACGACATGCCGCCCGAGAAGGTGGACGTCGGCGAAGTCCGCATCGTGATGCCGAAGGGCAAGAAGATCGCCGAGTGCCGTCGCGCAGCGTACCGCGGTGCGAAGTCGATCTCGGAGAGCCTGAAGCGTGATCGCCTGGTCCAGGCATCCCGCCGGCGCATCGGCAAGATCGTCGAGTCGGTCTTCGGCGTCAGCCGCAAGAACACGAAAGACGCGCGCCTTGCCGAGATCCGCGCCCTCACGGAGGCGATCAAGGCACCGACCACCCGCTTCGACGACTTCGTCGATCGGTTCAACGCGATGGCCAACCTCGACGAAGCCCTCGTTGTGAAGTTCGCCGAGCTCCACGGTGAGCTGGAGATGCCGCGCCGCTGGCCGGTGTCCTTCAAGACGCTTGCCGAGGCGAGCCTGTCTCGTGCCGCTGACTCTGCGCACACGCTACGCGAGATGAGCCGCATCCGTTCGAAGCGCCTCACCCGCGCCGAGTCGAACCTGCTCGAGGAGCGCCTCGTCAAGTTCGGCAAGGAGCAGCGTGTCGCCTTCGGGGCGCTTACCGCTTCGCTTGCCAGCGCTCGCATGCTGGAGAGCGTCGATGATCTTCCTGGCGTCGAGCATGAAGACGATGACGAGGACCAGGAGGAGTCGGCCGATGCCGCCGGCAAGAACATCGGCACCATGGGCGACGTTCCCGAGGATGACGATGAAATCCATGCCGAGAGCGCCTCCGATGACGGCAAGCCGTACGCAGAGATGGACGGCGACGAGATCCAGAAGGAGATGACCGCGCTCTCCAAGAAGATGGAGGCGGCCAAGGCTCGCATGAAGGAGTGCGGTCCCGGCATGAAGGAAGACGGTCGCATGCCGACCGACGACCATCTCCATGACGAGGCGAGCCGTCGTAACCGATACGAGGACACCGAGGAGCCGATCAATCCGGAGCTGCCGTATGGCGAGAGCCGCCTGCGCCCTCGCACGACCCCTCGGCGTCGCTGAAACGCGAGGCGTTCGAAGACCCGGCACTTGATCGGATCGAACGCAGCGCAGCTCGGAGGGCCCGAAACTCCCCTCCGAGCCCGATGGGGCGACTCAAGAAAAAGCGGCCTGTTCCACCTACTCCGAAATGACCATGACCAAGAACATCACCGAGAATCGTCGTGATCGTCAGGGAGCACTCCTGATGGATGCGTTCGAGTTCCGTCAGATCGGCCCTCTCACCGAGAGCACCGATTCGGCAGGGCAGCGGAAGGTTACTGGCAAGGGCACCTTCGGAATGGTGGACGTTCCCACCGCCAACGGACGCCTCTATCGGCGGACGTTGATGGATCGGGAGATCAACCGGCTTCGAGAACAGATCTCGGCTCGCAAGGTATACGGCGAGCTCGATCATCCCGCAGACGGAAAGACCCTCATGCAGAGGGTCAGCCACCTGATCACGTCTCTGGAGATTCGTCCGGACGGCGTCATCTACGGCGAGATGGAAGTCATCCCGGGTACGCAGCAGGGCCAGAACCTGCTTGCCATCCTGGAGGCGAAGGGTGCAGTGGGCGTGTCGTCGCGAGGCTTTGGCACAACGACCAAGGATGCGAACGGCAACGACGTCGTCAACGACGACTACACGCTCATGACGTTCGATGCGGTCGGTGATCCGGCAGCGGCGAGCGCCTATCCAGAGTTCAAAGGTGTTGGTGGCGCGTCGTCATACGGCGAGAGCAAGGAGTTCGATCAGATGGACATGCAGGAGCTGAAGCAGAAGCACCCCGCTCTCTACGAGAGCATCAAGAAGGAGGCGATCTCCGCTTCTGCCACCGCGATCGCGGAGGCTCGCAAGGACGAGCGCGCGAAGGTGGAGAAGGAGGCTCAGGAGGAGATCAAGAAGATCGCCCCCTCGATGGTGTCCGAGGCTCGCAAGAAGATCGAAGCCCAGTTCAAGAGCGACCCGAAGCTCGCTGGTGCACTCGGTCTGGTCGAGGCGCTGAAGCCCATCATGGCCCCCTTCGTCGTCGGCGGGGACGCCGCGAAGGCGCTTGCGGAGAAGGACGAAGAGATCGTCGAACTCCAGGCTCGCCTTCAGGAGTCGAACGAGAAGATCGTCAACCTGACCGAGGAGCGCGACATGGCGGTGAAGATCGGCAAGCGCTCCGTTCTGCACCTCCACATGGAGAAGCGCCTCGGTGACTCGGGACAGGGTGCACATCCCTGCGCGGTTCAGCTCCGGTCGATGATCGGTCGGATCGACGAGTCGACCACGCTCGAAGGTCTTGATCGCAAGATGGAGACGGTCGCCGGTTCGCTTCTCGAAGAGCGGGTTGCGCAGCGTGCGCAGAACCAGGAGATCGTCCGTCTTCGCGAGAAGCTCGAAGAGAAGAACCGCACGGTCGTCGAATCCCAGGAGCTCGCTCTTCAGATGGCGCTCTCCGGCTACATCGCCAAGAAGTGTGCGCGGCATCCGGCTTCGTCAATGCTCGAAGAGGCGATCGCGGGTCGTAATCCGCGCTCGAAGGTCGATATCGACACGCTCTTCGACGAGCTGAAGGAGTCGTTCCGCGGAAGCGAGACGCTTCGGAACGTCCAGGCTGGCGTGAGCCGAGAGGTTCCTCAGCGGCGCTCGATGGGACCGTCTGGCGTCAACAACGGAGGCAACCGTCTCCTGAGCGAGGGTCGTCGCGGCCCGGCGCCCAAGGGCAAGAACACGCAACCGAAGCAGCAGATCTTCGGCGTGCAGCTCGAAGAGATCCAGAAGCTGGCCGGCGTCACCGGCCTCAACGGGTAACGCGCGAAGGTCGAACGTTACCGCAACAGGCCGAAGAGAATAGTCAGCAGGAGGTAAGTCAAGATGGAAGCACGTGAGATCGCTCGGATGCGTTCGCTCGCACAGAACCAGGGAAACGGTCAGCCGCAGCTGCTCGATGAGCAGTATGCGAACCACCTCGTCGGGAAGTGGAACTGGCTCACGAAGGGCATGGGCCTCGACAAGTGGACCAAGCTCTGCGTCTCGCGCCTCTGCGAGAACCAAATGGAGGAGTTCAAGCGCGCTGCGTCGCGTCGCGGGACCGTCCTCTCGGAGGACACCTCGGCCGCGAACATCCCGGACTACGTCCGCTTCATCTTCCCGGTCATCCGCCGCGTGTGGAACAACCTGATCGCTCCAGGGCTGGTCTCGGTCCAGCCGATGACGGCGCCTGTCGGAGGCGTCTTCGGCTGGGAGTACAAGTACGGCACGTCCAAGGGAACGGTGACCGCGGGTCAGAACATGATCCAGAACTTCGACCGGAACTACTCCTCGGAGTATGTCGAGAACGAGCTGATCGGAACCGGCGACGGTGCGACCACCACGTTCAACGACACGATCTCGTTCCTCCCGGTCAAGGCGACGAGCCTCGCGCAGCAGGGCCTCGCGCTGACCTTCACGGTCGGTGGCGTCACGACCACCAAGCTCCTCGCTGACAAGGGCGACGGAACCCTCATCGCCGGCTCGGGCATCACGAGCGGCACGATCAGCTACACGGGTGGTGCAATCCACGTCGTGTTCACGACCGCGCCCGACAATGCGACGCCGATCTACGTGTCGTACTACTTCAGCATGGAGTCCAGCTCCACGAACGTTCCGCAGGTGAACGTCGACATCCAGCTCCAGGAGCTCAAGGCCCAGAGCCGCAAGCTTCGCTTCAACTGGAACAGCGAGTCGGCGGACGACATGCGGGCGATGCTTGGCATGGACATCGAGTCCGAGCTGGTCTCCGGCGTTGCGAGCGAGATGTCGCTCGAAATCGATCGCGAGATCATCCAGGAATGCCGCAACTCCGGCACGACGATCCTCCAGTCGTTCGACGCCACGGTGCCGCCTGCGATCACCGCGGTCGAGCACTACCGCAACATCCTGACGCCGCTTACGCGCGTCTCGATGGACATCGCGTCGAAGACGAAGCGCGGGCCTGGCAACTGGCTCGTCATCCCGACCGACGTCGCGGCGATCCTGAGCCAGCTCGAGACCCACGGCTTCTTCAAGTCGGTGTTCTCGCCTGGTGCGTCTCCGGCAGGCATGGGCGTCCTCGGACGTCCAGGCTTCCCGGTCCCCGCTGGCCCATCGGGCTACGGCGTGTACCAGCTCGGCGTGCTCCAGAACCGCTGGAACGTTTTCCTCGACCAGTACTACCAGTCTGGCGAGATCCTCGTCGGTCTCAAGGGTTCGACGTTCGTCGACGCGGGCTTCGTCTACGCCCCGTATGTCCCCATGCAGGTCACGCCGACCTTCCTGGAGCCCGCGGACTTCACGCTCCGCAAGGGTATGCGTACCCGCTACGCGAAGAAGCTGCTGAACGCGGACTTCTACGGTCGCGTGACGGTCGCCGGTCTCTGATCCGACTGAGGGTTGAGTAGGGGTCGAGCATGGTGCTCGACCCCGCTCTCTCTCTCTCACCAAGCTCCAAGGAGAACGGATCAACATGAAGGCCACTGTCATCAACGCATCGCAAGCTCCGGTGTACCTGTCCATCACGGCACAGCAGGTCAATGCTGGCGCATCCAAGGTCCTCTCGGGCCTTCGCATGGATCAGGTCAAGCAGCTGCAAGCCCTGTCCAGCAAGGACATCCAGGTTCAGACTGAGCTGGAGATGATCGACAAAGAGCCGATCGCCAGCACCATGAACACGCCCGCCAACCCGGTCGGCGGCGTCAAGCTCCTGGCGGGCTCTGGTCTCGTCCTCAAGGATGATGGCGTTGCCATCGCCTATGCGGAGAAGATCGGGCTCGGCGTCTACGACGATGCAGCGTGCACGATTCCGAGCACGACCGCGACGTTCGACACGGCAACCCAGGGCACCATCGACAAGGGGACCGGCACCAACCGGATCGAAGGCACGACCGATACGTCGGGCCGCCTCACGCTCCGGCTCAACGTCGGCGTGGCGCGTACCGTGTACACGAAAGCGTTTCCTCTCGCCGCGACCTCTCGCGTCGTGGACTGCGCAGACAAGCACACGACCGTCTTCTCTTGATCGGGAAGTGGTCCGAGTGAGTAGAGCGGTCTCGAAAGGGGCCGCTCTTTCTTTTTGAGCAGGATTGGGCAGACTGAGCGAAGGAGAACGTCATGAAGGTCACCGTCACGAACAGCAGCCAGGTGGGCGCGGACATCTCGTCGATCAGCCTCTTCCTGAAGCCAGGAACGAAGAAGGTGGCGTACGGGTGCTCACTTGCTCAAGCAGCGGATGCCCAACGTCACGCGTCCGCTCTTGTTCGAGTCGAGGTGGAGCAGGACCCGTCAGACAGGCCCATCGCATTCACCACGATGGCTGCTACCGCCGATCCTGCTGCCTTGGCGACAACGTCGGCCGCCCAAGGCTTCACGCTCAAAGACTCCGCATCCGCCACGATCTCCATCGCAGAGCCTGTCGGACTCGCAGTCTACGATGATGCGGCGTGCACGATCCTGAGCACGACGGCAACCCTGAACACGGCCTCGGTCGGTACCATCACCTCTGGTGCCGGTACGAACAAGGTTGAGATGGTGACCGCCGCCGGCCAGGTTGCGCTGACCGTGACGAAGACGACCGTGGGAGCTGTCTATCTGAAAGCGTATTCGTTGGCTGGCGCAACTCGAATTCTCGATAGTAGCGGAACACACAAGATCACGTTCTCCTGATCTTGAGCCAGTTCGCTGGTAGGCTCAGCGCATGGCCCGTTACTACACGCTGAACCCCAAGAACCATTTGAACCACGCTCCGAACGGTGTCTCGTTCGCGAAGCAGAATCGCAAGCTGGGCGACGTCTTTCAGGCGCCGCCCGGAAAGGACTACGACGACTTCTGCGAACGCGGCAAGAACGGGTCGTTGCCCATTCTTGTTCGAGCTTCGGGTCCGAGCGTCGTGCCCACTGGCAAATGTCCTCGTTGCGGAGAGGGAACGAACGCCGAAGTGCCGTGCTCGGTCGAGTGCTTCGTGAAGGCCGGGTACGAGGCAGAGAACTTCGAGACCTTTGTCTCGCGTTCACGAGAAGAGATCGCAGCCAGAAACGCACGAGCGTCGGCGGATGCCCCAGACATGTCGAAGCAGTTCGAGTTCGAACCGCGCCAGCCAGCCGGACCTCCGGTAAACCCTCGGGCCCCAGCGTCGGTGACGGCGCCCGAGTCGCTCGTGAACAAGGAGCTCGCCTCTGTCTTGAAGCCCGCCTACAAGCCCAAGACGGACGAGGGGCAGGATGAACAAAAACAGGTCACGCAATCGCTTGCGGATGACTCCACCCCACCCTCCAACCCGGCGGACCAAACTGGTCACGGAGCCATCACGGAAGCCTACGGGGCCACCTCCACGAACCCCACCACCACTGCGACGGCGAGGACTCAAGAAGTTGCCAAGGGTGGCTCTTCGGGCAAGACTCGTAAGTGATCCATGACGAACGATGACCTTGCCCAGTACGTCCTTCGCTACTTTGGCAAGGAGGTCGTTGATGTCGAACTGTCAGCTCGACAGCTCGTGGACATCCAGGGGGACGCGTTCCGATGGTTCAACGATCGGAAGGGCCTGCGCTGTAATGCGGGTCTGATCCTTACGGGCGCTCCGCAGTACGATCTAAGCTCGCTGAATCCAGCGGTGCAGGAGGTGCTGAGCGTGGCCTTTCCGCACGCAACGGACGTTGACCTTCGAGCCATCTATGGGGACGACCTCGCGCTACCCGGTGTCCCCTGGGGCATGTTCCCGTACGGAGCACTACAGGGAGGCGTCTACTCGTCTCTTGTCCAGGCGGTTCAGTACCGAAAGACGGCCTCCAAGGTGATCTCCGCGGATCTCGATTGGGAGTTTCGACGGGTGATCGACCCGCTGACGCCGGGTGCGGCTCCGAAGCCGATGCTTGGGGTCACACCTGGGTTCAACGGTCCGCAGGGTCAGGCGATCATTCGCTACAAGGCGAAGCTCACTTCGATGGACCAGTTAGCGAACGATGACCGCGGTGAAGATTTTGTCGTCCGAAGAGCGGTCATCGCTGCCAAGGCTCGCCTCGGTCAGATCCGAGGAAAATGGCAAACGTTGCCGACAGCGCGCGGCGAACGGTCGATGAATGGCTCTGAGCTCCTGTCTTCAGCTGCCGAGGAGCTGAAGGATTTGAACGACGACATGGCATCAACGAACATGCCCATCCCGTTCTTCACGGCATAGTCATGAAGTCGAAATTCGAGCTACTGCGCGAATCGTCCATGATGCCGCGCCCCGCACACGTGTCTCCGGGAGACCCGGTATTCGTACCGTCGATGGGCAAGGGTCGTGTGACGGCCGTGACCGCGGGGAGCTGCTGGATTCACTTCGATAAGACGGTCGACGACTCTGGTCAGTCTTCGAGCACGTGGACGTCTACCGCCGCGCTGATCGCCGACCTCGAATGGAGAGATGGTCGTTGGTACATGGAGCCCAACAAACTCGGCTCCTCTGGCGACGGACCTGGAGCGGAACGATTCTGGGGCGCACTACCTCCAGGTCAGTAAGACCGCTTCGCTACCCTGCATCCGAAACCTGGTATGGTTGGGCCATTGCAACCTGTCTGGTAAGGTCATCTCTAGGAGACGTTCTCGATGAAGAACCTTTCGGCGCTCAAGAATCTGGTCGAACGAGGTGAAGCGGTCCCGACCGATGAGGACGAGGTGCCGAAGAAGCCATCGTCACGCTACATTGGCGACGTTCTCGACACGCTCATCGCAAGCCGTCATCTTGGCGTCGACGAGGTCGATGATGCTGCCTCCGCGATTGCAAGCAACGCGGAAGACGGATACGAAGCCGTCGTCGATGCGCTGATCAAGAAGGGCCATGTCCCCGGAAGCAAGCTGATCGACGGTGGTCATCGACGTCTTCGCGAGAAGGTCCGCGGCGCGATGCGTGAGATGGTCGAGCGCGGTGCCCGCTCGATGCTGGAAGAGGCTCGTGGTCGTCGCAACATGACCGAGCGTCAGCGGACCATCGCCGAACGAATCGAGGAAGCGTTCCGAGAGAGCGTTCACGACGTTCTCAAGGCGGAGGGGTACGCTCCGCTGGATGTGGATCAGATGACGGCCGAGGTTCGTTCGCGCATCCGCGGGATCGCCAACCGGATTGCGGTCGAGAGTGGCAAGCGCAGCATGCGTCCGTTGAGGGACTGATCCATGAAGAGTTTGTTCGAGAGCGCGATGGGCCTCGTCGAAGAGATCGTCGGCGCCAAGTCGATGGACGAGAAGACGCAGCTCGCTGTGCTTCGTGTCGTCGTGTCTCTCCGTGTCGCGTACATGATCCACCAGAACAACCACTGGGTCTCGATGGGTCCGAACTCCTATGGTGACCACCGGCTCTTCGAGCGCCTGTACAAGATGTCTCAGGAGGACGCCGACTCCATGGCAGAGCGACTCGTTGGTCTTGCAGGGACGGAAGCGATTTCGTTCTCGAAGCAGATCAAGATGATCGACAAGGCACTCGAAGGCGCATCGAACGTCGACCCGGCCTCATCGTCGCTGCAAATCGAGAAGCAATGCGTCGATGTCATCGACGATGCGCTCAAGGTCGCAGCGGAGGCGAAGGGCCTGACGACCGGGCTCGACGACCTCTTGCGTGGACTGAGCAGCAACCGAGAGCAGGCGCTCTATCTGCTCAAGCAAAGGAGTCCCGGGTGAGCGCACTCGATGATCTCGCAGAGCTGGAGAAGCTGACGAAGTCGCCGAAGACCTCGCGTCGTCCATGCTCTGCTCGAACGATCGAATCTCGGAGAGCGGCCCGTGCCAAGACGTCGGTGTCTCTGGAGTCGCTCATCGAAGACCTTGATGACAGGGCTGCGCCGATGACGGTCCTGCGCATGGTGGAGGCTGCTGGCGTAAAGTTGTCGAAGCCGCTTACGGAAGCGATTCGTCGAGGCGACACGGACATGGCCCGCGTGCTGAAGAGATTCACCGACAAGATTCGGGAGGCCGTGTCATCGGCCGCCGAAGAGACGATAGACGAGCTGACGAAATGAGCGCGTTCGAGAATCTGCGCGCGAACGACAAGAGCGAGTTCCAGTTCGAAACACTGGCCCTTCGCTATCGACGTCTCGCTCGAGACTATGCGTCGGTGTGCAGGTCGGCCTTGTCCGATGGAGCTATCTGGGACGGGGTCGGCAAAGGTGCGTCGCAGGCGTTCTGGTTGAAGATGCTGGAGCTGGAGCACAAGCGCGAAGGTGTTCGTGTTGGCGTTCTTGGAGACATGCTCAACTCTATCGAGACAGCGAGCGAAGACGACGACCTGGTGGAGCTCGTCATCCGGTTCGCCGAAGACCAGCACCTTGGACCAGAGAATGCGCAGATCGCACTTCAGGCGGAGATGCTTCGGCAGCTTGCTGTCACCGGGATTTCGCTCCTGAAGAAGGAGGCGTACGGGGACGTCATGGGTCCGTACTCGGACCGCGGCCCAAGCGAGAGCGCGCTTCTGAAGGCGAAAGAAGTCCTGCGGAAAGCCGTGGAGCTCGATCAGCGATGAGAATGCCGAAGGGTTTCCATCCGCTTGATGAGTCGACAGCCGGAGCTGTCGATGATCTGTGGGCGCATCCGTACCCGTCCTATACGCCTGATCCACGCAAGAAGCTGGGGCTCGGGAGCGTCGACTGGTTTCAGAATGTCGTCGGATTACCGGGTGGTGTGGGCTTCGCCGCCGAAGACGATGATCCGGTCGAGCGCTTACGAGCCGAGGCCGATGCATGGGGACTTGCGTACGGTCAAGAACCGGAGGACCAAGTTTCTGTTCAGAAACGAGAACGCGAAAACTCGAAGGTTGAGTTACTCCGAAGTAAGGTGAAGAACATCAAGTACAACCAACCGTACTGATCAACCAGGAGAGAGAGCGATCATGAGCACGACAGTCAATTGGATTTCCGGTGACGACATCAAGATGTTTGGATCGACGCTCGGCCTGAGCAACCAGTCCGTCTCGGTGAGCACGGCACGCCTTCAGGCAGCCATCCTCGGTACGTCGAAGAAGGACGCAGAAGACCTCCAGAACCTGAAGGTTCACCTCAACAGGTCTCTGTTGACGGTGACCGTCAACGGTGTGTCGTGCGCCACGAAGGGTGCGTTCCTCGCCGCCATCGCGAATCTCGACCAGGCGGAGGCGACTGACCTCGCGTCCCAGGTCGCAGGCGAGGGCGCGAACAAGGTCGGCGTCGCGAACGTCGACAAGCTGTACGTGTCGATGGAGGTCGAGGATGCGATTGCCGAGGTCGCTCGTCAGAATCGCCTTCGCAACGTGCGCGCCGTGGTCCAGTCGAACGTGGCTTCCCTCGCCGCGTGCTCGACGACCCAGGACGGCATCACCCTCGTCGCGGGCGACACCGTTCTCCTCGTCGGGCAGACCACGGCCGCGGAGAACGGCCCTTACTTGGTCGGTACGCCGACCGCCGGCAACGCTGCGCTGACACGTCCGGGTTGGTGGAAGGCCGGGTACTCGGTTCCGGATGGCTTTGAGTTCATCGTGGCAACGGACGCGACCAGCGCCACCGCGATGGCGAAGTGGAAGGCCACCGGGCACGGCAAGGTCGTTGGCACCAACGATCCGCTGATCTATCCGGTCCAGATCAAGGGCTCGGTTGCGCTGACCTCGGCGACACCGTCGACCGCGTCTGTCGCTTCGCTGTTCATCGCCGCTGGTGCGAAGGCGTACCTCACGGAGACCACGAACCAGGCAAACAGCACCCTCAAGGCGGTTCTCTCGGTTGGTCAGGGCAACGGCTCCCTCGCCATCACCGGCGCCGCGACGAACACGGACACGATCGGCTACCTCATCGTCAACTGAATGCAACTCGCCTCTCTCCTCGTTCTCGAAGCCATGGTGCTTCCGAATCCACCTCCGGACTCGGAAGTGGTCAAGAAGCGCCGTGGCTTCATGGTTGCGCTCGTGGTGCCACCGGAGATGGAGGAGGAGGTTGCTCGTGCAGGCGGATGGGCGGGTGGAGAGCGTACTTGGTCGGATCCTCTCCACTGCACGGTCGCGTACGTCATGGATCCGGATCGAAATCTCGCCGCGACCACGGAGATCGTCCGTCGCGTTGCGAAGCAGATCCCGAGCTTCAGTCTGGTGACGACTCGAGCGGGGTTTTTCCGGAACGAGGAGAAGGATGGCGCCCTCGTTCACTACTGCGGGTGTGCGGCCCCCGAGCTCGATGCGTTCGTCGGGCTTCTCAGGCGAGAGCTTGATGCTGCGCACATCGAGCACGACACGAACCACCCGCTCTACGTTCCACACATCACGCTGGAGTACGTCGAGAGTCCTGATGAGATGGAACTGAGAGAGCGACTCCTTCGCTCTACGCAATCGCTAGCGACTCGGTTCGTCCCGACACTGGCCGTCGTGAACGACGATCAGCGGGACGACATTTCATTCTCGTCTGAAAGTTCGACGCCGAACTGGCAGGGGTCTCCGGACATGGGGTCGTTGGTCACTGGGCTCGGCGAGGCGCTCGATGCTGTTCTGGAGGCGGACCCGGTGACCGGGAGAAGCTCGCTCCACAAGCACATGGTCGCCGCTGTCTACAAGTCGCTGAGGAAGCGCGGATCGGCCACGAAGGATGCCGCCACCGGAGCCTTCAAGATCACGAACTCGAACCTGAAGAAGAACGGCTATCAGGGCAAGGGTGATTCGGGTCGTCTCACCGGAAGTGGTGCGAACCGATCGAAGAATCACGCCGCCGAACCTGCTGGCGAACGCGCGAAGAAGGACAAGGACTACGCAGCGGTCAAGAAGCTCGCGACCGCGTGACGTAGCTACCAGGTAGTGATACTCGTAGATGAGCGGTGGTTCGGTTGCTGGCGTGTACCGAGACTACGGTGGTAGGTTTAGAAAACGCGTTGGCAGTCGCATCAGGAGAGAAAAAAATGAACCTTCGTATCGGTGGAACCCTCTCAAGTCGTTCGAGTCAGGCTCGTGGTCGTCAGACGGTCGCGAAGCGCCGTACGGCACAGGTCGAGAACAGCAGGGTGCCCCACGGCTTCCCGGGCAATGAGGAGCTGTACAACCAGTTCTGTGCGCGCTCCGGGATCTCCGATCAGCGCGTCGAGCAGGCGGAGACAGCTGCGGCCATAAAGCGGCTCACGGCACGAATGGAGCGCCTACACGAGGGCATGGAGGCTGCTCGTAAGTCGGGCAACGTCAAGAAGGCCCAGCACCTCTTCGTCAAGCTCAGCGAGTGCATGGTCGCGTACGGCGCATCTCTGGAGACGATGCTCATAGGTTGAGCCGATGGGTACGCTCATCGGCGACAAGGATGCGGACTTCTTCGACGCGCGAGTCCGAGAGATCAACCGGCTCGCGGGAACGTGTGCGATCACGTACTACGCGCTCAACTTCGAAGCGACCCCGAAGGATCCGCTCTACGGTGAGCCGATTGAAGAGATTCATGTCAGAGACCCGCTGAGAGACACGCTCGGGATCGCCTTCAGTGGGCTCCTGGAGTATCCGGAGCAAAGCGTTCGGACTGGCGAAGAAGGACAGCACGCGGACTACGACGCGTCCCTCTGGCTTGCGCGCAAGGACTTCGAGGAAAAGTTCCCGATCCCCAACGCACCAAAGGGCACGCCCTGCGCACGACAGCCAAAGGTCGGAGACGTCATCCAGGTCCAGGATCGCTACTACGACGTCATGGCGATTGACGCGCAGGGCCAGTTCAACGACACCATCGCGCGACACGCCAACTGGCTATTGAAGTTGAAGCATCGCACGGAGTTTGATGCCCGCCGCCGGCTGGAAGGAAAGTAGTCGTGCCGTCAGATGCCTTCGTCAATATCGTGCCTCGCAAGGCCGATGATCGATCGTCGCAGTCGTTCCAGACTCGCGCGAAGGTGATCTTGTCGCACGTCTCTTGGCTCCTTCAGCAGAAGGGGATCCGCGAAGTCGGAGACGTCGAGTACGGAGAAGACGGGTTTGTTCAGAGGTTCGGAAGCCCTTCAGGCATCGGCATCGAGATTGTATCGACCCCGAAGGAGCCGGCAGAGATTCGCGTAGCGATCAGGACCTCGCCTCCGTCGCGATTTCGTGTCGATACATCTGGCGAAGATGGCAAGACGATGGACGTGTCGCTGCTGTCACAACGCATCGCCGATGGCGTGTTCCACTTGGCTCACGCCATCAAGGCAGACAAGCCGAAGCCGACCTCCCCTGTCGAAGGCGATGGAGACTTTGGATCGACACCCAGGACAGACCTGAATCCTAAGGCGCATCACGGTGGCGCACCGTCGAAGGTGACGCCCACCAAGACCGCTCACGGCAACGTGACCCATCAGGTGAAGGAGCGTTCGCAGGAAACGCAGGTTGGTCACAAGGAACCGAAGGCAAAGGATGAGGACGAGTTCGAACACGCTCTCGTTCCGACTCAGATCATCGCTCAGCTTACTGCGCTTTGGACACGGGTCCGTAATCTGCCTCTGACCACCAAGATTGCTCCGCGGGTCCTGGAAACGATCTACTTCGCGAAGCGCAGCGACTGGAAGAAGCTGAAGTCGTCGCTGAACCAGGTCCAGGACGCCATCGAGCGTCACATGGTCAAGCCGGACGATAAGGTTCTCGTCAATGGGCTGTGGCGCGAGTGCAACTCAATCGAACAGCAGCTACGAGCCGTTCACGACACGCGTGACAAGAGCGCGAAGGGTGGCGAGCTCAACACGGCGATGGATCGTCTTCGTGCTGTATCGAAGCCGGAGTCAGCCAAGGCACCGTTCATGGCCGGCGGGTCCGGACAGAAGTTCATCGGCTCGCGTTCGCGTGGTGCCGTCGATGAGTCCTTGTTGGAGGCGCTTCGTACTACGCTCCCGGATAACGATGGGTTCGTGAACCACTTGTCCGATCGCGAGATGCGTGATTTTCAGGATGTGTTCAAGAAGGCCCTGTCCTTCTATGTGCCGAACCAGCGTTTTGCATTTCGATACGCGCCGCATCTCAAGGCATGGTCGGTAAAGGGTGAGGATTGGGCAGCATCGCTTCGATGCGAGTTCAGGTCCGACGATTCGGTTGTGGGGTACATGGACATGGCCAGGGCTACTCCGCCCACGTTCCTGCGATCTGGAAAGATCGAATACGTCGATCGGTTCGATCTGGTGACGAGTCGGTACGACGACCTCGCAATCAAGGTCGCGCAGAGAATCGCCTCGGTGATCAAAAAGTATAAGCTCGGTCGAGACGACAGGCAGGTTCCGCGTGACCAGCGGTAAGGGCCTACAGATCATCATCCCGAAGAAGAAGCCGCTCTTCAGGGTCATGACGTCGATCGATCCGTCGAAACTGGAGGCGGTGGCTCTCGAGCCTGTGGGCATTGGTCCCATGGATCCGCTGACCGTCGAAGCACACAAGGCGAAGTACAAGCTGTCGATGGTGTGTGCGAACTGCACCCATTGGTACGAGGGCGCGGAACGTCAGTCCAAGGTGTCCAACGGAGATCCAAGATGCTCGGCCACGAGCCCGTGTGGCGGCCTTGCTGTTCGACGCGGCTACCCTGAGTACAAGGGGCCGATGACGGACGAGTATCTGGAGCGTCATTGTGTTGTGTGTGAAGAAGAGGCTCCGAGGTCGGTCTCAACGCCTGATGGAAAGCGTCGCGGCTACTGCACAAGGCACCTCGAATCGGCGATGAAGCTTCTTGGAGGCATGTGATGTCGAACGCGCGCTTTGGACGAATCACCCTTGGTCTCGACTTCGGTACGACGCTCGCGCGATCGCAGAAGCAGTTCTATCGAGACAAGTTTCTGGACGCGCAAATGGTCAACGACTCGCTGGAGTCCGGTGACGTAGCACCGTCGTCGTCGGTTTCGGTCAGTCTTGGCAAGCTCACCACTGTGAACGCGCTGTTCATCGAGGTCTCTGGGCCGCTCGAGGTTCGTCTCAATGGCGCAGGAGCAGGCCCTGTTCTTCAGGCGCTTCCTGGGGCAACGATAGATGGTGCGGTGTCCACCATGGCACGCCTGTACCTGGAGGGAGCGATCACTGGAATCACGTTGGTGAATGCGTCATCGACCGAGCCCGTGGACTTCACCGTCTATATGGCAGGAGGCTGATCATGAACAATCTTCGAGAGACGGCGTTTGCGTTACTGGACGAAGAGATTCGCACGATCTCTCCAGTGCCAAAGAAGCGTGAAGCGGACATGGGCGGGTCTGGCGATGCGCACGAGGTCGACTGGGCCGACGTAAGCGACGTCGTCAAAGAGTCGACCAAGCAGGCATTCGAGAACACCGTACAGGAGTCGCTTTCGAAGCTGGAGATGGATCAAGTCGACGAGGCTCACATGCCGATCAAGGACCTGCCCGAGTACCGATTGGCCCAGGAGGCGTCCGAGGAGCTTGGTAAGGCGGTCACCGCTCTGATCAAGAAGGCGCACGACGAAGGCATGATCACGAAGATGGGACAGACGGAGATCTGAACATGTCCTCGATGGAAGAGTTGAGGCGTCTCAGCGTGTACGAGGGTCCGCTCGACCAGTCGATGACGGCCAAGACCCTGTACCAACAGCTCTCGACCTTTGGTCCGTTCAAGGGCTGGAAGGAGAAGAAGTGGTTCGAGTTCGCTCAGGACGTGAAGTCGAACGACCTCTTGCCCCAGGTCTTCTCGGGGGCGTTTGCTGCATTTGTGAGGTGGATGGGGCCGAACGCAGGGAAGCTGCCGGCTACCACCGCGGTGCTCGCGCAGACGGGTCTTCGCAGCGACAGGTACGATGCCGAGAAGCTGGCGGGAATCATGTCGAGCTCAGAGGTTCTGGAGCCGATGGAGGTCATCGGATCCAAGGTTCTGAAGTACGGCTACTCGACGACGCCCGCAGAGGCGAAGCGAATCGCTGCGGATCCGAAGTTGAAGGTCGTGATCTGGATGCCAGGTGAAGGCGCACGACAGTTCATCGCTCTTCTCAGCAAGTATGGGATCAGCGCTCACCTGAAAGAGGGATCGACTGCGCTCCCGCCGTTCCTGTCGCGATGGGACGAGAGATGAGATGTTCGACGTCAAGGCCACCGGAACTGCGGAGCTGAAGAAGCTGATCAAGGAGTACGAGAAGCGCTCCGAATTCGTGCGTGAGTCGATCGTTCGAGCAATGGCAGAGGACATGCTCGAAAACATCAAGAGAAGTCTTCCGTCGAGCTTGGGTTCAGAGGTGAAGGAGTACGTCAGCTCGCTCGAGATCTGCGAGTACAGAACGAACCCGAATCAGCGAAAGTCGATTGTCTCGATCAGGTCGAATCCAAAGAAGGTGAAGCTGAGCGAGAAGCCGGAAGACAAGACGGCGGTCTATGTGGCTCCGAAGGCAGAAAGCAATGGGCGCGTGTCCGCGGTGACGATGTTCTTGTTCAAGAACGGTCCGTGGACCAAGGACACTCTCCCTATGAAGCCGCCAGCGGATGCCCGTGTCTTCTACATGGTCGCCTCGAAGGAGGAGATCGGACACCTGAGGGAGAGGATCAGGGTCAACGAACCGAGCTGGAGGCCACTGCTGTCCAGAATGGGCGTGAAGATGTCGAAGCCGTCCGACGTCGACAATATCGAAGCGCTTCCGAGCGTCGCGATGGTTGGTCTGCGACTGGAGTTCGGGTTGGCCGGGTATCCGTTCAAGCCCCACTGGCGTCCTGCGATCCGCAAGCTTCAGCAAAACCTGAAGAAACTCTTCGACAAGAACAAGGATCGCAGGAGGTCTTTGACGGATTCGAAGTTCAAGGGATGGAACAAGACCTTCACGAAACTGCCGGTGATAGACCTTAGCGACCGGGCGATGTATTCTGACTTTGCAAAGAAAGTGGTGTCCCAGCAATGAACGCGAACAAGCGAACCGGCGTTATGAACGTAGCTGCAAGCAGACTGCGACGCGGCCTCTTCGAGGACTCGCGCGACAGTGCGGAGCCGATGCCACGTGACATCGTTCAGCAAGTGCTTGCGGACATCGCTCGCGGCGCGACTGCTCCGATCATCGACCAGGACATCAGGGTCGGCCTTGGCGGCGCAGCGTCGGGCACGATGGTGACAGGCGTACCGGGTGGCCTCGACGGTTCAGAAGCCTCGATCGAGGTGAGGGTCGAAGTTGGTGGCGGCAACATCGAGTTCATGGTCAACGGAGCTGTCGTGGCCACGTGCCGCTCGAGCCTCCAGGGGTACAACCGCGCGCTCTCGGATGTGCAGAAGGCCATCGAACTCGCGCGCATCGACGCTACGGACCAGTCGAATCGACTCTCGGCCACCCCGAACTACGGGAACATGTTGCGGGGGCGGCTCGGCGGCTCGTACTGATCGATGCCGAAGCTCTCTCCCGAAACCCCTGACCATCTCGTAGGAGACACGTTCGTTCGTGACTACGACCTCGGGATCGTGCAGAGGCTCGGCGGGGTCGTCACCGGAGAGCATTTCTTCACCAAGGTGACAGGTGTCGAGTATCCGGACTTTCCGGACGACTTTCCTGTAGTCGCTCTGCGCCGGACCATGATGCCGGGCGTTCCTATCACGTTGGCTGCACCGAACGATGCGACCGAGTACTGGGTGAACCCCAGCATCATCGTGCGACGCCAGGATCCTGTACCGGCCATGGAGAGATGGCAGGCCGGTCAGAAGCTGAAGTACGTGCGACCTGCGCCCGGTGCCGCCCCTGTGACCGTTGTGCTCTCCAAGGGCATGGATCGCAAGACGGGCAAGGTTGTTCAGAGGACAGCTACCGGGTACGACGCCTACGAGACGAAGCCGCAGCCGTGGCCGTTCGACATTCCGTACACGATTCTATGTCGCGCAGAAGGAAACAGGGCTGAGTCCCAGGCTCAGAGCCTGCTTAGGCACATCATGAAGCGGTTCCCGCCAAGGGATAATCTGGACGTTACCGATTCACTTGATAGCGTAGACGGATACGGGATGTTCGTGGATGGCCCAACCAGCCTCTCAGAGGCGATGGACATCGCGCATCGAGTACGTGGATGGTCGTGGTCGGTTCGTGTTCTGGGTTATCTTGACATTGACGACCCGACAGTTGAGAAAGCAGTTACGAAGCCTGCGACCGTAAACCCGGCCCAGCAAAAGTGATCGAAGGAGCTGACGATGGCAGACGAGAACCAGGTTGCGGCGCCCAAGACAGACGAGAAGCCGAAGAAAGAGCGTACGGATTGGCCGCGGAAGTTCCGAAACTTCGCGCCCGGCCCTCTTGCTCTGGAGACCGTCACGCATGGCGGCATCTCGCTCGGTGGCAAGCAGACCATCTGGCTCTGGTCGGACGACTACGCGATGGAGCTCGTTCAGCATCACATCAGGCAGGAGCTTCTGGCCCCCTGGGAAGATGGTGAGGAGCAGCCGAAGCGTCCGACCGCGATGCCGTCAAATGGCACCGTCGATCTGTCCAAGCTCGATGCAGTGCCTGGTCTCGTGAAGGGTCCGGATGGAGAAATGGTCCAGGCGTCTCAGACGCTCGGAGCAGTTCTCACGGAGGAGGGCTCGAAGAACGAGCCGCCTCCCGTGAACTTCGCACCTCCGGGCGGTTCCGGTGGTGGTGAGGAAGCCGACAGCGGCCCGACTTCCAAAAAGAAGCGGGGATGACGCGCGGCGAGTTCTGAGAATCCTGGCGGATCACAGGGCGGAGGAGAGTCATGGCTAACAAGAGCGCGAAGGTTACGATCGAAGAGCTGCCGGCGGCACCGGGAGCGATTGAGGGCGTTTCGACGTCCACTGTCATCACTGCTGGGTGGACGAAGCGAGGCCGCACCGACGTCATCGTCAGGGCAGGAAGCTACGCCGAGGTCGAACAGAAGACGGGGACGTTCTGGAAGAACTCGTACATCGCCTATGCGCTGAACGGCTTCTTCAACAACGACGGTCAGAGCGCGTACATCCGTCGCGTGACGCCGTCTGACGCAGTAGCCGCGAACCTTACGTTGGCCGATGCCGCAACTGCGGCCGTGTTCATCGGACGCACCTTCGCGACGACTTCGATCACGACCCTGTCGGCGTCAAAGTACAACATGAAGTTCACGGTGAACGCCTTCACACCGACCACGGTCGACGTGACTTCGAATGCTGGCGTGTCTGGCTCATACCTGTTGTCGGCGATTGTCACGAACATCAACACGGCGATGGCTCTCGTGGACGTGTCGCTCTCCAACTTCGCGTCGCTGATCACGCAGGTCACGAGCGCTGGCGTGCGGTACCGCATCCAGCTCACATCTCCGACGACTGGCGCCGCATCGCAGATCGCATTCACTGCCCCGGTCTCGGGCGGGTGCAGCCTGGAGCTGTTCGGGATCGTCTCGACGGACCTACCGAAGACTGTCCTCGGCCAAGCTGCCGTGGCGAGTCGCTTCACGGTCACTGCGCTCGGCGCAGGTCTTTGGGGCAACGACATCCAGATCCAGATCGTCGGTGACCCGAACTGGAAGACCTCGACTGGTGGCTGGACCAAGTTCGACGCCATCATCAACGAGGAGCTGGACGGCAACAACAAGTTCACCACGCGCGAGACCTATTCGGAAGTCGTCCTCGATGTCGACACCGACCCGGCGTTCATCGCTGGGTACATCGGAGCTCGCTCGAGCTACGTGACGGTGACGGAAGGTGTCGGGTACGGCATCCCACGCACCCTCGTACCCGTGTCGATCACGAAGGAGTTCCTTGGTGACGCAGTCGGCAACGCGTCGCTCACGACCTTTACTGGTCGCCTGATGAACCTGCCGAACCGCAAGAACGTCACCATCACCACGACCCTCACCGGTGCGATCAGCGTGAACGTGACCGACAACGGTACTGGGTCCTTCTCCGGAACGGGCGTGTCGTCTGGCACGGTCGACTACATGACCGGCGAGATCAGTATCACGTTCTCCGCAGCTCCGACTGCTGGAACCCCCGTCTACGTGGCGTACACGACCACGGCTAGCGACACAGTCACGTACGATCTGGCAAGCGGTACGGATGGCACTGGTCCTCTGGGTCGTTCAGACGTCACCGATCCGTCGCTAGCCGCGACGAAGGGTGGCATCTATCTGTTCAACGACATCACGGATGAAGTGCTCAACGTCATCCTGCCTGACTTCGCAGGCGTGCTGTCGGTGCACAACGACCTGATCTCCTGGGCAGAGACGAGGAAGGACATCTTCGTCATCCTGGATCCGGCGGCCGGGCTCGATGCCGCCGGCGTGGTCACGTACCGCAGGGACACGGGCGCGTTCAATACGTCCTACGCCGCGCTGTACTGGCCGTGGATCAAGACCGCAGACAGCCTCGCGAATGGAGCGCCCAAGAACGTGCCGCCCTCTGGACACGTGGCGGGCGTCTACGCACGGACCGACTCTACGCGCAACGTCGCCAAGGCGCCCGCTGGCGTCACGGATGGTCGACTCGTCGGAACCCTCGGGTTCGAGCGAACGATCTCCGAGACCGATCGTGACACGGTCTACCCGACTGGCGTCAACCCAATGATCGGCGAGCGCCAGACGGGCCGAGCTGTCTGGGGCGCCAGGACGCTCTCGCTCGACAAGCGCTGGCGCTACATCCAAGCGCGCAGATTCTTTCTGTTCGTCGAGAAGAGCATCTTCGTCAACTCGTGGTGGACGGTCTTCGAGACGATCGGTCCGGAGCTGTTCAGTCGAATCCAGACGAACGTCCGCGGTTTCCTCCGCGGCCTGCTTGCTCAGGGGTACTTCCCAACCAAGAAGGAGGAGGACGCGTTCGCGGTCGTGGTCGACAACACGAACAACGACGACAACTCCTCGCAGAACGGCGAAGTCATCATCGACACGTTCCTCGCAACCACGACCCCAGGCGAGTTCATTCGCTTCCGGTTCCGTCAGAAGATCGCCCTCGCGGCGTGATGAAGCGGTCGACTGGAGGCGGGTCATAACGGCCCGCCTCTGTTTGATCGACAATGAGGAACGATGAGCAACCTGGAAGCACTGCGTCAGTTCGTGGAGTCGTCGAAGTACTCGAAGTCGTACACGGACTACGCACGCCAGCAAGCGGACAAGGCGATGGAACTCGCCAAGCAGCGCGCCCCAGCACCGTTTCATGGAAAGTCGGCGATCCCAAGTGCGCCGGTCAAAAGCAAGGCGTCGAAGTACGACGTCATCGCGGAGCTCGAAGAGGAGGCTCCCGATCCGTACAAGTTCATCGTAAAGTGTGGGATCAAGAACGGAGGCGCCCGCGGCTGGATCTCGCTGACTATCGTCGGGCACCACGACACGAATCCCAAGGATCTGCTTCAGTGGCTGAAGGAGGTCTACGAACTGAGTGGTGCCGCAACACTTCCCAGCCCCGGCTCTACGATCGCTCTCCCGTACCGTGAGCTGACATCGAAGGGCAAGTACGGCCCCGCCATGAAGGCCGCCAACTGCTCCGAAGTTACGAAGCTGTTCGACGAGGTCGATGCGTTCGTGACCATGATGGAGCGACGACCGGACCTCGCAAAGGAGCTGGCCGACGAAGTCGATGGTGAACTCCTGAACTCTGGGGACCTTCGCTGGACGTTCTTGGGTGTGCTGAACAAGCCGCCGCCGAAGTCAAAGGATCCGTGGTGAGGCGTTATCTGGACCTGATTCGTCTTTCTGAAGTAGATTTGGCTCGTAGGTCACCAGCGGGTAGAATGAACCGGGCTAGGAACCGAGAGGAGTAACGAGGATGGCGCGCAAGAGGCAAGACGACTTCATCCAGAGTTTCCGGTTCCACGTGGTGGAGCCAACGGGGACGTTCCTGACGGCGACTGCTGGGTTCAAGACTGTCACCGTGCCCGACAAGAGCCTCGCTCCTGCCGAGTATCGCGATGGCCTCACGCTCTACACGGTGAAGCAACCGGGTATCCCGACAATTGGTACTGCGACGTTGGCCCAGGGCGCGACCAAGAAGCAGTCCGAGTTCTTCAAGTGGATGAAAGCGTGTGCCGAGGGTGCCGAGTACCGAGCGGACCTCCAGATCGTCGTCCACGACAACTCGAACGTCTCGCCGCCGAACGTCGTCAAGGAGATCGATCTGTTCGAGTGCTTCCCGCTTCGCAACAAGCCGATTGGCGACCTCGACTCCACGAACTCCGAGATCAACGTCCGCGAGCTCGAAGTTGCTGTCGAGCAGTGGGAAGAGAAGACCTAACGGCACTCGTGCCCTGAAAGGGTGACGTGGCCAAGAAACGCGACCTCGATCTCCTCCAGGATTTTCGGTTCCATCTGTTCGATGTGAGTCCGAAGATCCCAAGCCTGTTCCCGTTCGTGCTGAACCCGTCGATCGGGTTCTCGATGGTGACGGCTCCGTTGCTCAGCCTTGACAAGGCGACTATCACGCCAGGCAACGCGTACTACCCGCACAAAGTCATCAAGCGCGGCACGCCGAACACGCTTGTCTGTCAGCGTGGCGCGTACCTCGAAGACGGAGACTTCTGGCGCTGGTACCTGGCAGCGTTGACGGGCGAGAGCGGGTCGCTGAATGCGATTTCGGGGGCGCGCCGAAACCTGCTGCTCGTTCACTTCTCGCTGAAGGGCAACGGGATCCTGTCGTCGTACAACCCGGCACGCGTCGCAAGTACCGCCAACCTGGCTGGCGCGGGCCTGAGCCTCGCCTCGGCGGAAGCGTTCGGCTTCATCGGTCGCATCCCATCGCGAGCCTGGCTACTGTACGACTGCCAGCCGGCCGGGTACCGTCCAGCGAGCGATCTCTCCGCATCGAGTCCGGCCATCTCGCTCCGCGAGCTTCAGCTCGACTACTCTGACATCGACGAGATCGACCTGGGGTTCTGATGAAGATAGATCTGAAAGCGACCGTGCTCGAGGAAACCAAGCGAGCCCTTCGTGATGAGGATGGGTTTGGCGCAGGGACAATGTCCGCCAACGTCGCGCCAGACGTTTTGGTGGCGCCGTCGACCCCGAAGAGTCGCAAGGATGAGGAAGAGGGCAAGAGTCCGATTCTCGGCATCGTTCGTCGCACGTTCCCTGAAGCCATCGACGGAATGGTCGGCGAGGTGGAGTGTCCGAGCTGTCATGCGGTGCAGGGCTTTCCGGACGACACCCAGGACGAGGTGGCTTGCGAGAAGTGTGAGCAGAAGTTCTTCGTGCCCGAGAGTGTGTCTACGCAAGCGATTGCGAGCGTGAAAGAGTCGCTGGGCGACATCGATCTGGCTGGGAAGCTTCCACCGAACACGCTCAAGGTTGACCCGGTACAGCAGACGACCCAGTTCTGTGGCCCGGCTGCCCTCGCATGTCTCCTGAATTTTCTCGGCCTCCACACGACCGAACTGGAAGTGTCGGCCGCTGCCGGCGTGACTGCCGACAAGGGCTGCACACCAGAGGGCCTGGTGGATGCAGCAAAGTCCTTTGGGCTCGATGCTGAGTACAAGCAGAACGGCACGAGCGCCGACGTGGAGCGCTTTGTGGAGCAGGAGCGTCTCCCGCTTCTGTTTTTCTGGTGGGGACATGGCCGGCGTGGCGATGGTCTGCACGTGAGCCTGGTGGTCGGTTGTGATGACAAGAGCGTGATCATTATGGATCCGGAGCCGGGCCTGGTTTTGCCGAAGCTTTGGACGAGCTTCCTGGAGACATGGTTCACCTTTTCGACGCCGACACCATCGGCGGACGGACTTCGTCTCGGCGAGTACCTCGTCATCAAACCGAAGCCATGAAGCAAGCTCACTAGACTTCTGAGCGAGCCTGCGCTCGGATGTACACTGTGAGCGTGAAAGACGACCCGATTACGAACCGCGCATCGAAGATTGCGTCTCGAAGAGTCTCTACGAATGGCGAGGTTCAGGTTCGGCTCGGAGCATGGGTTCGCGAGGAGCTCGTCGACGAGTTCAAGAAGATCGCTGTCGGCAAGCAGATCGACATGAGCGACGTGATCCGCAACGCGATCCAGTCCTTCGTCTCTCAGAGCCGTGAAGAGTCATCTACGGCGCGGGGTGGCAAGGAGAACAAGCTTGCTCGCCGCATCTTCCGCGTCTTGCTCACGACGATGAGTCCAAAGGATGTTCTGGAGGACTGCCTTCGACTCATCCCAGCACACCAGGTCGATCAACTGATCGCAAAGCACCGAGGAGAGAAGTGACACATGGCAATGGACAACAGTGACACGCAGATCATCGTGGATTGGCCGAGGGAGATCTCGCTCCTCAGTGGATACGTGTCGAAGGAGGGCATCCTCTACGACCGCGTCCTTGTGCGAGAGATCGGCGGAGAAGAAGAGGAGCTGATCGCGAAGAAGGATATCCCGCCGCGAGCACGTGTCGAAGGCATCGTCATCAACTGCGTGGAGAAGCTCCTGCCCGCGGTTGGCCAGACGATCGGCGGAGAGCCAGGAGGTCCGATGCCGGAGCCGCTCGAAGATCGTCGCGCGATCCGTCAGGCGGTGATCGAGATGCCGGCCAATGATCGCCCGCACATACTCATCGAGCTGCGGAAGCTCTCACCTGGTCCGATCTTCTGGTACGACGTCGAATGCCCACGCGAGCGCTGTCAGGGGCAGCTGAAGAAGTTCACCGACCTGCGCACGCTCAAGCTGACGCGACCAAAGGATCCGATGCTTCGTACGTACGACGTCGACCTCGGTGGCGGCAATGTCGCGAAGATGAAGATCATGCTCGGCACCGATGAGGCTCTGCTCGAGAAGCTACAGGAAGAGCATGGCGATCAGTTCACGCCTGCGATTGCGGTGAGGACGCTCCTGATCAACGGCAAGCCGGTCGAGTACGATGACATCAAGAAGATGGGCACCAGCAAGCGCATGAAGATGCGCTGGGCGTACGAGCGCAACGAGTGCGATGTCGAGACGGCGGTTCGGCACCGTTGCACCCTGTGCGACAAGGAATTCACCGTGAACCTGTCGATCGGGTCGCCTGATTTTTTCTTCCCGTCGGAGACCTCGAATCCCTGGAGTACGAGCTTGGTCTCTGGCTAGAAGCGTTCGGTGGAGACTACTACGCGGCCAAAAAGGTGCCGTGGGCGCGTCGGGTTCGGATGCTCAACCAGTGGCTGGACAGGCAGCGGAGCAACGACAAGAACTGGTCCGAGTTCTTCGCGAAGCTGATGGGAGCGAGGCTTTCTGGATAGGAACCTCGCTTCCTAAGCTGTGTGCACCACGTGTGTTATAGTCAGGTTTGTAAATGGGCAACGGACTCGCAGGCGCAGGCAGCAACGATCAGGGGACGTTGAACGTCGACCTTCAAGCGCGAGACTCTGGTCTCGTTTCCAAGCTGAAGGAAGTCTTCAAGGCCACCGAGCAGACCGATGCTGCATTCAAGAGGCTGAGCGAGGGCGCGGGGAAGTGGGGCAAGGCCTTCATCGACAAGGTCGGCTCCATGTCGTCGAGGGCGACGGGGCTCATGGGAAACATCGCCGGTCGAGTCGACAGCATGGTCGACCGAGCAATGAACCCTGACATCCCATATGACTCTGCACTGGCCGAGTTCAACAAGTCGTTCGCTGCGATGAACGTTGGCATGAACGTCAACGAGAAGGAGACGAACAAGTGGAAGAACTCGATCATCGCAGCTCACTTCCGTACGGGCGAGTCGCTCGATGGGATGGCCAAGGGCCTGACGGAGATGCGCAAGCAGGGCGTCGACGTCGAGAAGGCCATGGGCACCAAGGGGATGAGCGGAACGATGACGCGCATGGCAAAGGTCATGAGCGTCTTCGAGCTCGATGGCGGAAAGCTCGCCACCACATTCTCGACGCTCAAGAAGACGTTCAACATGGACGAGATGGCCGCCAAGACCCTTGGAGATCGCATCTTCACGATCGGCAAAGTCTTCAACATCGGTCGAGAGGCTGTCCAGGCGTGGCCTGACATTGTCAACGATCTCTCGAAAGAGTTCGCCGACATGGGCAAGAAGGCGAAGCCGGAGGACATCCAGAAGTTCGCCGAATCGATCGTCACCCTCGGCGGTGCCATCACCGAAGGACTTGGCAAGCCGGCCGAGGAGAGCCTGGGCCTCTCGCGTCAGATCTTCTCCGTCCTCGCGGGCGAGAAGAAAGACATCCAGAACATGTTTCGCGGCATGGGTGGCGAGATCGGCAAGCTCGGCATGCAGCTCGCCGAGACGGGCGCGTCTGCCGACGAGATGTTCGCGCTCATCCAGAAGGATCCGCAGAAGTTCATGGAAGGGCTCCAGAACCTCGCCAAGAACGCGGAGGCGTCAGGTGGGCGCATGGGCCCCGCATTCCAGCGCCTTGCCGGAACCGTGAACTCGGTACTCGGTAGCGATGCCACGAATCTGATGCAGGCCAACTGGGGGAAGATCAACGACAAGCTGAAGCAGCTACCCGGTGCCCTTGCGAAGTCGGGCGACGCCATGGGTAAGGCGGCCGAGGCGGCTCACAAGTTCGTGGGTTCCGGAAATCCCGTCCAGGCGATGATCGACCGCTTCCACATGAAGACGTTTTCCCTCGTGCAGACGGACTTCAATGCCTGGTTCGGCAACCTCCAGAAGGGGTTCGAAGGAACGAGCACGAAGCTGTCGGAGCTTGCCGACCCGGCCGTTCATGGAAAATCCGTCGCCGGCCTCACGCACCGCTTGCTCCTCATGCAACGCGTCGGCCTCTCCGGCTTGTTCACACAGACGAGCAAGGCGGGTAACGCATTCGGCGTGTTCGCGACCCAGGCGACCGGAGCGCTCGGCGCGATGTCGAAGCTCGGCATCAGCCTTCGCGATCTGCCGACCCTGATTGGTGCTGGTGGACCCGTTCTTCTCGCAATGGCCCTCTTCGACAAGGGCCTTCGTCAGGACGTCATCGGTAGCGTCAAGAAAGCGTCCGAGTGGTTCAAGGGAGAAGGGCCCAAGGCCTTCAACACGTTCAAGGAGAAGATGGGCGAGGTCTGGACAGACATCGGACCGATGATCGACGACTTCGTCAGCGCAATCGAAGCAGCAGGTCCCAGCATCATGGAAGGCATCGCCGGGATGCTGAGCAAGGTCGACTGGGAGGGAGGAGCGTCGAAGCTGGGCGAGTTCGCAACCCGCGGAGCCACCGCCATCGGCAAGCTCATCGTCGATGCGATTGGCGGGTTCTTCGACAGCGACGGTGTTCACGTCACCCTGGGAGGCTCCATCGGCTCTGCACTGTACAAGTCGGGCAAGGGTGCGCTCGAGGGGCTGTGGAAGGGCATCTGGGACAACAAGGCGACGTTCGGCTCGAACCTACGCACGCTCGGCAAGTTCGCCATCGGCGCACTGGTTATCGCCATGCTCCTGTCATCGTCGGCTCGCGCTATCGTTGGCAAGGCTGCTCTCGGCATGGGCAAGGCGATGTTTGCACCCATCTACAAGGCGGGCGCGGCGGTGGCTTCGAAGCTCGGGAAGAAGTTCGAGACGCTTGCTGGCAAGATCAAGGATTCGTTCGACAAGCACAAGAAGGACATCGGGAACACGGCGATCGCGGTGTTCAGCGCGTACATGTGGCTGAAGGACAACATGGTCGAGGAGAACGCTGAGCTCTCGAAGAGCTGGAACGACACAAACAAGTCGTTCGCAGACAAGTCGACCGACACGTTCGAGTACATCCTCACGGCTGCTGGCAAGTTCGCGGACCAGTTCACCGGCGGCGCGCTGGGGGACATGATCGGGGGCTGGACGAACATGCACAAGAAGTTCTCCATCACGTGGAGAGGCTTCTTGCTCATGGTCACTGAGGGCATGGGCTTCATCGTCAAGCACGTGGACATCGGCTTCACGAAGATGTGGGGCGGAGTGAAGATGGGCGCGTATGCGGCCTCGGGCCTCATCGCTACTGTCGTGAACGCGTTGGTCGCCAAGATCAGCTCCACGCTCGCCGATATGCTCGACAAGATCGGAGCACCGAGCGCTCTTGTCAATTCGCTCAAAGACATGGCGAGAGACAGGCTCAAGGACAACGATGCGATGACGTCAGAGCTTCATCGCATGCAGTGGGAGACCGATCTGGAGGTCGCATCCAAGGAGAAGAGCTACGCCGCAGCGGACAAGGAGATTGATCGTCAGAAGGGTCAGCTCGCGAACGAAGACTATGCGATCAAGATGGACGATCTGACCAAGAAGTACGCGAAGCCCAAGGCGTCCGTTACTCCTGCCGATGCTGCCGATGGTGTCGGGACTCGTTCTCCTGCGGCTGGTGCCAAAGGTCGCAAGCTCCCGAACGTCGACAAGGCATCGCCGGCCGCCCAGGTGGCCAGCGCCTCAGACATCGCTGCCGCGAACGCGATGATGTCCCAGCAGCTCGCTCAGATGAACGCGAACATCGCCTCCATGTCTCAGCGTCCGATGGTCGCTGAGGTCAACCTCGATGGGCGAAAGTTCGGGCAGGCCATGTTCCAGTATCAGCTGAGCGGTGCCGTGCAGACCGCCGGCAACGCCGTTGGACCAAGGTGATCAATGTCTGTTCGAATCCCCCCTCGCAGCCGCCTCCAGTTCGCAAACCTCGTCAGTGTGAGTGACACCGAGTTCTGGGATGTTCCGATCATCCCCGCGATCGATCCGCAGCCGGACGATGAGCTGTACCAATGGGACGAGCTTGATCGCATCGAGGATCTTGCGTTCGAGTACTACAGAGACTCCACGCTTTGGTGGGTGATCGCGAAGCGAAACAACCTCCAAGACCTGCCGTTCAGCATCGCGACAGGTGACAAGATCTACATCCCGTCGCGGACGTTTGTCTTCGAGAAGCTCTTCACGCAGCAGTCGACGGGAGGCTAGCCATGCCGCAACCGTTCGCGTTCCGTGCTGCGTGGGTGAACATCATGGTCTACAACCCCGAGACGGGACAGACTCAGCGCTTCGATGCGGGACAGACCCGCGGTGAAGGGAAGTACCTTCCGTACTTCAGCAGCATGACTGTCAAGACTGGCCTCGCGCACAACTCGGAGGTCGCTGTTGTTCTGTGTCCGCCGCGGTACGAGGACTTCATCGATCTGATCGAGAGCCCATGGGTCCGGCTGTACAACTCGCTCGGCGTGCGCTGGGGCTACACGGACGATCCGTCACACGTATCGCCTTGGTACTGGTCGTTCATGAAGCCGCCGACGATTGGGATCGACGTCGAGAGTTTTTCGATCACGCTGAACGGTACCGGGTTCGAGTTTTCGATGATGCGGAAGGGGTCGGCGAAGGTGTGGGCGTCCGAGGGCGGAACGCCGGGACCACGTTCGTTGATGGACGTTATCAAGGAGATCGTCTCTGTGTACGGAATGCCGATTGTCTTGAACAACGGCAAGCCATTCCCGAAGATCATCGCAGACGCGCTCAACGAGCCTCGCAAGTCGCTCGTACAAAGTGGCGTCAACGACTGGGCCTTCATTCGAAAGTCGATTGAGCCCCTGGGTCTCTGGATGTTCGTCGCGAAGGGCTTCGAGATCCACATCCTGAAGGGCAACGATCCGGAGCCGCCCAGCCGAATCTTCCGCGTCTATGGCAAGTCGAACCCGGCAGATGGCATTTGGCCTGCATGGGGGTACTCGACGGAGACCAATGCGATGTTCCTTCCCGGCCGCGGTGTCGCAGCGACAACCTTCGGTCCCAACGCCGATCGAACGCAGAAGGTTTCGACGGTCGAGGAGAATGTCCTCAAGATCGACTGGAGCAAGGTCAAGACGAAGGGAACGCTTGGCACAATCGTGACCGATGTCGGATCGTCAGGCATCACCATTCCACGCGACGCGAAGGACCAGTCCACGCTGCCGCAGGACATCCCTGCTCATCCGGATGCTGGTGGAGCCAAGGCGAGCGTAGCTGCTGCCGGCAACGAGTCGACAGAGCGCATGCCGCTGTCGAGTCAGCAGGAGGACGGTCAGGCCATTGCGTTCGGCAAGAGCGACAACAACGTCGAGAAGACGGGCCAGACGGCCGAGTTCGAGTCGATCGACGATCCGACGCTGCTACCTGGTGACCTTGTGCGCATGGAGATGACAGGGAAGCCCTTCGAAGGAAACCACCGAGTTCAGTTCATTGAACACCGCATCGGTGGGGGAGAGTTCGGCGTGATGCACCTCACGGTGATGGCCAGCGGCATCATCGGCGCGTTCGCGAATCCGAAGAATGTGACTGACGCAGCGAGCGCTGGCGACAAGCCTGCGACCAACGATGACAGCGACGACAAGTCGGCGGACAAGGGAGCAGGCGTATGAACGATCCCTCCTACAAGGGCATGATCGACCATGGTCTGGAGAAGACCCACGATCGCTGGTACGGCAACTACCGTGGCATCGTCGTCGACAACAAGGATCCGCAGGGCCTTGGTCGTATCAAGGTGCGCGTACCGGTCGTTGCGGGGAACGACACGCTTCCCATCTGGTGCTATCCCGAGTCACTCGGTGCCGGGCAGAAGAGTGGCTTCTTCTGGCCTCCGGATGAGGGCGATGGCGTCAACGTTTGGTTCGAGATGGGCGATACCCGGTTCCCGAACTACACGGGCGGCTGGTTTGGCGACGTAGACGGAGTCTCCGATGTGCCGGACGAGTTTGCGCCTGAGAAGGGCAAGTCACCCACCCGTCGTGGCTTCCGCCTGAAGAACGGCATGTTCATGCTGTTTGAGACCAAGGAGGGAGAGGAGCTCGTTCAGATCGCATGGTCCAACGGCGACACCGCAGATGCCAAGAAGGCCGTGTTCGCGATGGACAAGAACGGGTCCATCTCGATGGTCTCGAAGAGCGGTCGCCGTCTTCAGCTCGACGAAGAAAACAAGCAGTTTTTCTACTCGGACGTGGACGACGGCGGCAACGCCATCAACACGCTCAGCGCAGATCTGTCCAAGGGGTGGGTGATCAGCGCAGCTGGCGGAGGGACCGTGGCATGCACCATTGCCATGGACCCGAGCAGCCAGAAGATCGCACTCCAGGCCCAGGGAGAGGTGAACGTCTCGGCTCCCAGCGCATCGTTCGAGTGCGGTACGGTCGCCATCGGCGGCTCGAAGGCGATCTTCTCTCAGGTGCTTGGTGAGCCGCTGATGCTGATCCTGACCCAGTTCATCACGCAGGTCGCTGCGATCACAGTGAACACCGGAGTCGGGCCCAGCTCGCCACCGAACAATGCCGACCAGATCTCTGCTCTGTCTGCTCAACTCATCACGATGCTCAGCATCGGGCACAAGGTTTCGCCCTGAAAGGTCGCAGTGTCTCTTCCGTGCGTAGTCATCAAGTTCCCAACGATTGCGCTGCCGATCCCGAGCATCAAGTTCCCGGGACTGCCGTCGTTGCCGAGCCTCACGCTGCCGAGCCTCACGCTCATCGGCGTCACGATGCCTTCGCTCAAGCTGCCCGGGTTCTCGTTGCCGATTCCAAGCATCAAGTTTCCTGGGCTTCCGAGCTTGCCCTCGCTCAGTCTGCCGTCGCTCAACCTGATCGGCGTCAAGATGCCATCGGTCAAGTTGCCCGGCTTCAGTCTTCCGATCCCGAGCATCAAGTTCCCGAGCATCCCCAAGCTTCCGAGCTTTCCGCCTCCGATGCCGCTCTGCGTCGGTGCGGGAGAGAATCCGAACCTCGCCGCGAACGACGCGACGGCACTGGCGGCATGAGGTCAGCATGCCCCTGAATCCCATCCAGCTCGGCGCAGACTTCGAGAAGGTGTTCAATTCGAAGCCGCCCACCGCTATGAAGGCGGCCAAGGCGCTTGCTCAGGCGTACGACAAATACGCATCGCAAGCACTTGCGGGAGCGTGCATGCCGACGACACCAGGAAACGTGGCTGCCATGGTGCCCGTCCTGGCAGCGGTCATGGCTCCGTCCCCAGTACCTGGTCTCCTGGAGCTCGGTTGGGCTACCGCTATCGCGCTCTACTGGATGACCGTTGTCTTTGTGGGTCCGCCAGTACCTCCATCGGTCGCGCCCACCGTGAGCGTATCGATCTCGTTCATTCCTCCAGGTCCGCTACTCGCGGTCTTGATGCTGCCTGTCCCTGGTGGAGCTGGGCTGAAACTTGCGATCGCTTGCCACGCATATACCGTCAGTGGTCAGGTAGCTTCTAACGGAGGTCCGCTCACTCTCGTGTGAAGGAACCAGCATGCCCGTAATTGGTACAGGAAAAAGCGTGACTGGTATCGCTTGGCCGTGGGTTCCTTCTTCCGGAGGAATTCCTGCTCAGGTCAGCGACCAAGAAGCCGTGGCAGCGAACCTGCTCATCCTGTATTCGACACAACCTGGTGACGACAAGACGGCACCCACGTTCGGTCTGAACTTGAACAGCTTCGTCTTCGAGACGACGGGGGCCTTGCTTGATAACCTCGTGAAGGTGGAAGTCATCCGGTCTACAGAACTTTGGGAGCCAAGAGTCCAAGTAATCGACGTTGTGACCGTCGCCGACAACACCGATGACGGAACCGTGGTGACGATCACGGTCGACTACTACTTCATCGGCGTCAGCAGCCAGATCACTTTCCAGCGGAGTACGGCATGATCCTCTCGGCACCTGAGCTTGCAGACTTCCCGGTGTCCCCGAGCAACGGAGACATCGTCTTCAACACATCGCTGGATGCTGCTTACGTGTGGGCGCCTGGTGCTCCTGGCGTCGTCAATGGTGGCTGGCTGTTTCTGACCAGCGGGAGCATCTTGCGTTCGTCGGAGCGCGTGACTGACACGCTGACGCGCAGCGCCTACGCTGGGCGCGACTACCAGACTTTCCTCGACGAGGTGTCTGCGAACATCAAGTCGAACTTCGGTTCGGTCTACAACGACTTCCTGACGGCCGCACCTGGCCGCATGCTGATGCGATTCATCAGCGCCGCCCTCGACACCCTCTCGTTCAACATGGACCAGAGATCGGTCGAGGCGTACATGTTCCTGGCAACGCTTCGTTCGAGCATCGCGCGCAACGCGCATCAGCAAGGATACAAGCCCAACAGGGCGACGGCAGCGAGCCTCGATCTCACGCTCACGCTCCCCGATGGACCGTACGCGTTCGACGTTTCGATCAAGGCAGGGTTCCAGTTCGATGGACCGAACGGACTTGTGTTCGAGCAGAGCTCAGACACGGTCATCCCGTCTGGCTCCACTGTCGCCAGCAACGTTGGATACCACCAGGGCGAGACGGTCATCGAGGTCTTCACAAGCAACGGAACCGCCAACCAGCGGTTCAAGCTTCGCCGTGTCGGTGCGGATCGCGAGATCGCACGAGACACCGTCACCTGTCTCGTGAACGGCACGACCTGGAACGAAAACGATTTCCTTCCGTTCGCTCCGGTCAACGAGTTCGAGGTGAGCTACGACACGAGCCCTCCATTCGTGAGGTTCGGCGACAGCGTTCTCGGGAACATTCCTGCTGCTGGTGTCGAGATTCGAATTAAGTACGTCGCAACCAAGGGAGAGCTTGGAAATTCGGTCCCGGTGAACACCGTGACCCAACCGAAGACTGCTCTGGTGGCGAACTTCCAGGACATCACAGTGGTTGGCTCACACACGGGCTCGAGTTCTGGAGGAGCGCCAGCAGAGGATTCGCGTTCGGTGCAGGCAAACTCGCCGCGCTTTTTCTCGACAGCGAATCGCGCGGTGTCCCAGCCAGACTGGGACGCGTTGCTGAACGTATTCTCCGATGGGTTCGTCGGCACGGTGGCCAAGGGCCGTGCGCAGGTTATCCGTGGCGTGAAGAAGGAGCTGACGATTCAGAGCCTACTGGCTGCCATCAAGGCCGCCTCTTCTCCGACCGCCGGTCTTGCCACGATCACGGCTGCCAACGTCACCATTCGTTCGAAGACGAACGCCGTCAGGGCAAAGGTCGTCGACATCGGCGCTCAGCATGATGCTGTGGCCGCCAAAAAGGCGCTCCTGGACACGTCGCTTGCAGGATCGCTCACCGACACGAGCAATGCGAAGACGGTTGTCGCCACGCTGAAGGCGGAGCTTGGCGATCTTCCGTACCAAGAGCTTCTCGGCGTGTCGGACGGCTCGACGACGGTCTTTGCATCCGGGCTGTCCAAGCTGCCGGTTGTACCTGGCACCGTCGCGGTGCTCGTGTCGCCCATGAACACGGTCGCGTCCGATTCGAATGGTGACGCGAACTCGTTTCCTGGACAGATCTCCATCGGAGCGTCGGTTTTCACGTCCGACATGGTCGGTCAGATCATCAAGATTGGAGCCGACTACAGAAGGATCATCGCCTTCGCGAGCGGCACGCTGGTCACGTACAGTGGACCGAAGATTTCGGGAACGACCCTCCATGTCTACGTCTATGGAAAGACCATCCAGGCGTTCGACGATGGAGCCGGCGCGATCGTTGGTGCCGGGATCACAACGGGCACGATCAACTACGCGACTGGGTCCGTCTCGATCACCTTCGCAGCTGCTCCTTCTGGCGATCCGGGATTTGGTGGTCATCCCGTCATGTGCTCGTACCGATACAAGGACGCGCACATGCGCGGAGAGACGGACTCGATCAACACGTACATCGTGGATGCGGAGACCAAGATTGCAACCGCCCAGGCGGACTCCACGGCGATGGCGGCTCTCCTTGCGCTGATCGATGCGGACGAAGCCGCGATCAATGGTCTTTGCACCAACATCGACACGTCGACAGCAACAAGCGACGGAGGAGTCGGAACGGCCCAGCTGGTTCAGGAAGCCGTAGGGATCGCAGCCGACAACCTGGAGTCGTACCTCGACACGGTCATCAGTGGCGAGTGCAAGGCAAACATCGTCCAGTGCAAGATTCTGACGTTGGATGCAAACGACGACTATGCCCCTCCGACCCAGGCGCTCTGTACGGCCGTGAAGGCGTACTTCGATCCGCTAAAGATCATCACGACCACGTGCTCCGTCGTGAGCGGATACAGGGATCTCATCGCCGTGAACATCACGATCAAGATCGAGGTGGAGAGAAACTTCCTGTACGCCAAGGTCCGGCCACTCGTCGATGCTGTCGTGACGCCGCTCCTCAAGAAGCGGGACTACAACGTTCCGCTCTTGGTCTCCACCCTGTACCGCACCATCGTGCCGTTCAACGGCGTGGGTGGCGTGACGGGTGTAGCGAGCGCCATCGTCAAGATCACGGACACGACCTGGAAGGATCCGTCCAACACGGATCCGGTCGTGATGCCGAACGCGGACGGGGACCTCATCCCGCCGGATGGGACCGCCATCGTCCGCGGAACGATCACGTACAGCGAGCTCGTTCGAGCGTCGAGCTAGGAGATCCTATGTCCAAGACACCGCTTTTGCAGTTCGACAAGCCGACCGAGGAACAGGAGCCTTGGTGGGACTTCCGCGACGCCCTCGATGATGCGTTCGACCGAGCCATCTACTCCGTCTTGGAGATGGAAAACACGGTTCTCGTTGGAGGAGGCACGCTGGCGTTCGACGGAACGAACTTCTCCTGGAACGCCGCTCTGGAGCTGCTGAACCTGGTGACAGGCATCGTCATCACGATCCCGGCTGGGTCGATCGCCGTACCGGATGGAACGATTCTCTACGTGTCTGTCGCCAGGCCGCTGACCGCGAACGTGCCGGCGGCCCCCATCCTGACAGCGAACACGCTCAGTGCCGACTTCAGCAAACAGTGGTTCGCCGTCCGTCGTGGAGCACATGTCTACCTGCTTAATGGAACCAAGGTCTGATGGCAAAGGGAGCTGGATATGGGTATGGGAGGTACGGTCATGGACCGTACGGTCATGCCGATTGGACGTACTTCGTTCTTTATAAGGAGCTGCCGCCGCGCATGCAGCAGCAGGACGCGGACTCGGGTGGCTACTACGAGAAGTTTGTTCGCGCGCTCTGCCTTCCGATGAACCGCCTTCGGGTGCTGATAAACAACTTCTCGTCGCTCACGAATCCGCTCGAGGTCCGCCTGGATCTGCTCAGGTACTACAGCGCAAGCTTCGGATTGGAGACCGATACGGTCGAGGCTGAGACGTTCCAGCGTTCAGCCGCGGACATCTACGGGCGCTTTCGTTTCATCAAGGGCGTGTCGCAGAGCTTCGTGGTCCTTGCTCGGGTCCACGGTTTCGAGGCGACCGTGCAAGAGCTTTGGTTCGACGGCACCAGTCTCTCGGCAACGCAGACAGGCGTGGTCGATGAGGTTGTGGGGGAGATCCTGTGACAACGAACACGGTTCCCAACACAAGCGGCCAGTACGGCATCACACCGTATGGAGACGGCGAGTATGGCGGGCACGACTCGTCCATTCCGGCGTTCTCTGGAGCGCTGAACTGTCCACCGATCACCCCAGGCACCGTGGAGATTTTCACGGCGACGAACACGGTCACGGACGACGGAGAAGGCAACCTCATCGGCCAAGGTGCTGGGACGCTCGACTACAGGACAGGCGAGTTTAGCGTGTCTTTCTCCACGCAAGAGATCGGCGCGGTGGTCAAGGCCACGTATATGCCACAAGAAGGCGGGTGCGACTGCGGCTCGTGCAAGACCCACAAGTTCAGGCTCCTCGTCGTACCGGGTACCAACATCGGGCAGAACCAGATCGCGGTCTCCGACGCTTTTGCTCGGCTGATTCACAAGCTGAAGACGATCACGCCGATCCATGCAGTTTGGGAGCCGCTGCTCATCAGCGAAAGTATCGAGATTCAGGTCACGACTCTCTTCGATAGAACGTCCGGCGATGCCGTCAATGTGGACGGAACCGGGCTCAGGGTGGAGGTCACATGAGCATCCAGGGTGTACTGACAGACGCTGGCCGAAAGGCGATGGGTCGAGGCTGGGCTGGACTCATCAAGAACGTGGCCTCGTACTTCGTCGTTGGCGAAGGTGGAGCTAACTCGGTGAACGTTCCATCGGAGACGGGAGCCACCGGCAACGGTGTGCTCAAGAACTTCTCGTTCACGATCTCTCAGGTGCCCATCGTCCGCGGATCGGTGACGATCGTAGCGGGAGCGGTCACGGGTACAGACAACGGAAATGGAAACATCTCCGGTGCAGGCGTGTCTGGATCGATCAACTACAAGACTGGGCTCGTGAACATCACGTACACGGTGGCGGTACCGAACCTGACCGCCATCGTGGTGAGCTACCACTACCGGGCGACACCAAAAGCTCCGGACGTGGCGCTGGTTGCCCTGGAGGCCGAGTCGACGTCCTCAACGCCCGGCGACATTGGATACCTCGCTCGCTACAAGAAGCACTTCGGAGTCGACATCACGACCACGGCTGTCTACACGGACTCGCCGTCGCCTCGCGTGGTTTGCACGTGCTTCTTGGACCTGCCGGAGTTCATCGACGACGGTCGTGGCGACTCGCCGGTGGTCTGGGAGCTCGGCGTCTACGATTCCGAGGACAATCTGATCGCGTACTGTACGCTTACGAAGGAGAACAAGAACGGGTCTACCCAGTTTAGTCACACCGTCTCGCTTCTCTGGTAGGAGTACGTAATGGGTTTCGGTGGCGTAGTTGCATCCCTGGTTGGAAAGAAGTCGTCGGCCGAGGAGCTGGCGCAGGTCTACATCGTGCCCCTGAACTCGGACGGCGGGATCTCGCCAGTCGGTGATTACCCGCTTCAGTACTGGCCTGATTCGATCACCTGGTCGAACTCCCCAGGTTGGGCGTCCAAGACGGTGCACGGAGGATCGCACCCGCTCTACCAGTGGTTCTCTGGCGGCGAGCGCGTTCTCTCGTTCAACGCTGAGTTTTCTCGTGATCTACAGGGAGAGATCGTTGGCAAGTCGCTGATCGTCCCCCCTGGTTCGGTGCCGCGCGATCGGTACAACGTGGACATCGTTGCAGCCGTCCAGTGGCTGGAGTCGCTGGGGATGGGTCGCTACCAGGCGTTTTCTCCGGGTGGTGTGGACCCGCCTCCCACGCTCTATGTCGTGATCCCGAATAGTGGGATCGGTCGCACCAAGGGCGGCGCTCCGAGCGACTACTTTCAGTCGGTCATGGTGGGCTGCAACCCCACGATCGATGCCTGGTTCCCAGATGGTACGCCGAGGCACGCGACCGTCGCACTCTCGTTTGCGGAGGTGGCGCAGTCCTCGGACGGCATCGTCTGGGCAGACCGTAAGAGGTACGAGCGTGGCAAGGCGGGTGGCCAGAAGTACGGGGTACCGATTGCCAAGAAGGTTTGAGCATGGGCAAGCAGGTCGATTTCGAGTCAAAGCCAAACGGGACCATGTCGCTCATGGTCGTGGACTCAACCGTCGTGAACCTCCTCGGGAAGATCGGCGCAGAGAGGGGTCTGCGTGTCGAGGAGGCGCTCAGCGAAGCTGTCACCGATTACCTCGTGAAGAGCGGGTACGACCCGGCAACAGGAGAGAAGATCCGATGAAGAAGGTGCTGTCGTTTCCAGGGTTCATCGTGTTCGGGTTGTTCGTTCTCACGATCTCGCTGTTCGTGCTCACCACGTGCGAGCGCGATGCCCTTGCGCAAGCGAGTGCGCAGTGTGAAGGCCCGAAGGACATGTGCGACAAGATCGCGCAGCTCCAGGGACAGCTTGCTGCCAAGGATCAGGCGACTGTTCCGACAGATCGGATCGCGTGGCTCATTGCCTCGGCAGGGACGATCTCCGTCTTGCTGAAGATGCTCATCAGCGGACTGACGAACTGGTCCAAGTTCTTTCGCTTCTCGGATCGAAGCGGCGCCGTGATTCGTCTCCTCACGATCGCAGCAGGTCTCCTGAGTGGCCTGTTCGCGAACCTCGCGTTCCACATCCCGTGGTGGCAGGCCATCATCGTGATGGCAGGCGGACCCGGTGCGATTGCGTTCCACGAGCTCCTCCAGATCATCCCGGCATTGCGTGGAACCGGACCCCTTCCGGCAGAAGAGGCTGTTGCGGCTGTGAACGTCGCTGACAGCTCGAAGTGAGGCTTCGATGAGCTGCGAAACACCGTACTGCTACGTCGGAACGGCCCAGCCGGAATACGTCACGTTGCAGATCGCGGACGATACTGGCGTCGATCTGACCACTGTCACGGCAGTGAACCTGATGGTGACCCGTGGTGACGCGACGACATCGACATGGGCCTGCGACATCGTCTCGAAGACGAAGAAGCTCATCGTGGTGTCACACACGTTCGCGGCGGATGGCAGCGATGTCCCCGTCGTCGATACACTCTCGCTTGCTCCGATCATGACGGTGTCAGCGGGGTTCATTCATGGCGATCCGGTCCTGTTCGAGGTCCGCTCGCTCGTAGCCAGCAGGGACTAGGAGTTCAGATGCGAAAAGTCATGGCGATGACATGTATTGCGGTTCCTTCTGCGTCGCTCATCGGTCGCCTGGGAGGCATGTACGGCGAGAAGATGGCGCCGGACTCCAGGACGGTCGGCGGCATCCTGGACGACATCGTCAAGACTGATGCTTTCGCCAGGCTCATCTCGGAAGGGTTCACCAAGTACCTCAAGGCTGGCGGCGCCATCGACTGGGTCGACTTCGGCCACTTCGTTCTTGGTCACATGCTGGGAGATGGGGCGACCACCCTGACCGGACGAGCCCTCGCCACGGCGGCAGACGTCATGGCAGCCAGGGAGCTAGGGCAGCTTCTGATGCAGGCTACAGAAGCGGTGCAACATAAGAAAACTGGGAAAGTCGACTCAACCCGGGTTGCAGAGTATGTTCTTCGGAGGATCAAGAAAGCGAGAGAGGGACGATGAAGCGCGAAGAAGTCAAAGCCGCCATCGAAGCTGAGATCGGGAAGTTCTCCGCTTCGCTCAACAAGGTTCCGCTCGAGCAGGTTCGTAGCCTGTATGCGAAGATGGTTTCTGAGAACGGTCCGGGCCGTGTTGCTCTCCAGGGGCTCCGCGTCGAGGTCTCCGCTGCCATTCAGGCGCTGAACCCGCCTCCGCACACGCACGATCCGGAGGACGCCGCCGGCAGCCTGACCGAGGAGGAGCGCGACGCTCTCCACGAAGCGTCGGCCGAAGGGGTCGCGGACCATCACCGCACTCTCGCAGATCGCGCCCGCCGCCTCGATCCGAACCACTCGGACGCACACCACTTCGTTCAAAAGCTCCACGGCACGGCGGTGTGGCGCGAGGTGGACCGTGTCATCGCAGAAGCCGGGATCGGCGCTGGAGGTGCATCATGAGCGGGCAGTTGAACAACACGGCGCAGTCGGACCTGCTGATCCTCGTTTTCCAGAACACGAACTGGGCGAACATCGGTGATGCGACTGGACTGCGTGGAAGCACCACCGCCGGCAGCTTCTACATCCAGCTCCACACGGCTGACCCAACAGCCACGGGCAACCAGACCTCGTTCGAGTCGGCGTACACGAACTACGCTCGTCAGGCCGTGGCGAGGAGCTCGGGCGGTTGGACGGTGACGGGTTCGTCTCCGACCATCGCAGAGAACGCAGCGGCGATCACGTTCCCGCAGTCCGGCTCTTCGGAGACGGAGACGCACTCCAGCCTCGGTCGTGCATCGTCGTCCACCGGAGAGATCCTCTGGTACGGGCCGCTTGGAGCCAGCCTTGCGGTCGCGTCCCTCATCACCCCATCGTTCGCGATCAACGCGTGGCAGGCGAAGATCATCTGAGCCGATTCGGTAGGAGACCAGCATGCCGATTTCATCACTCGCGCAACGTACGACGACGTTCACTACAACCACGGCGGCGAACGTCGAGTACCGAACGCCTGCCACGGGGCGCGTCAGGCTCCTCGAATGGTCGTTCATCAATGCGACCACGGCGACAGCGCAGAGCATTGGCCTGGGGCGTCCTCAGGCCATCGGCTTGACCCCGGTCAACGTCCTGTTCCAGCGCGACGACCCAGGCGAGCCGGCGTCGAACATGAACGGCTCGCTCTCGTGGGCCACCTCGCCCACGGTGCCGCTCATCTTCCATCGTCGCTGGTCGGGAACGAACGTCGTCGGTGTCGGCGTCGTGTGGACCTTCCCTCGCGGTCTCACGATCCCGATCTCGTCCAGCCTCGTGTGCTGGAACATCACGGCCACAGTCGCCGCGGACGTCAACGCAATCGTCGACGAGTAAAGGGGCGATCGCGATATGTCGATCAGCTCCCTTGGTCTCAGGACCGGCAACTTCACCGCGTCTCAGGCGTGTCAGGAGATTCGCTCGGTGGCGGCGGTAGCGCCAAAGCTGATCGAGTTCTCCTTCGTCGTCCAGGGCACTGGTACGGCGTTGTCGATTGGGCTCGGGCGTCCAGCGTCAATCGGCGTGACTCCGGTGAGCACGCTCTTCCAGCGCGACATCCCGACCGATCCTGCTTCGACGACCAACGGGGCTCTGGCGTGGGCTACGTCACCTACGTCACCGGCCATTTTCTTCCGTCGATGGTCATGCGGAGCGTTCTCTGGTGTTGGCGTGGTCTTTGTCTTCCCTCGCGGCGTCGTGATCCCAGTGGCCTCGAGCTTTGTCTGTTTCAACATCACGGCCACGGTTGCCGCAGACACCAACACGATTGTCGACGACTAGGAGAGCTTCATGGGCGAGATCGAGGAGAGCAAGGTGTGTGGCGACTGCCAGGGCACTGGCCTCGATGAGGCCTCGGGCGAGGCCTGTCTCTGCACCTTGTCTCCGCTGGAGCGTGCGCTCGCAGATCGGCGTATCCTGAACGGCGGGTCGTACACGCGACTCGTTGGAGGATCACAGGCATGAGCAAGGAAATCGAAGCCCTCATCGCAAAGAACCAAGAGCTTCAGTCGAGAATGTCGTTTCTCGAGATGGAGAACGAGAACATGGCCGTCCAGCTCAACAAGGGGCCAGCCGTGCCTTCGTTGGATTGCGTCGCCTACATCACGATCAAGCACATGAGCAATGGCGGGCTCCAGTTCTCTGGATGCATCGGCGACACGGATTGGTGCATCCAGGTGCTCACCGAAGCGCTCGACACGGTCAAGCGTCTTGGCAAGAAGACGAACCTCGATGCTCCGCGACTGGTTGGTCCTACTGGTCAGCCGGTCGTCTCCATTCCGGCAAGCGAGACGGACGCAAAGCAGACCATTCCCACCCACGCGTTCGGCGACGCGCCTCCGGGTCAACGTGGAGACATGCCTCCTGCATGAGCGGCTTCATCGGACAGAGCGTGATGGGGGGTCTCTCCTTCGACGGCTGGGCAACCAGGTCGGATGATGATCGCGCTCGTTCCGAGTTTTATCGAGCTGATGTCGAGCTCGTTCCGATAGGATACGAGGAGGCACTTGGTACCTTTCGTTCTCCATGGTGGCCGGGTGCCAGCGGTCTGGGGGCTGTTTTCGACGGCACCGATGTTGTGGTCCCGCCTCCAGCATGGAGTCGCTACGACATCAACACGGGCGCCGTCTCTCGGTACGGGATGACAGGAGTTACCAGGGATCAGTTCGGAACGCCGCTTGGTGGCTGCACCGTGAAGCTGTATCGCACGAACACGGACGAAGTGGTCTCGTCGATGACGAGCGACTCCGCCGGGAACTACCTGGTGACGACTCCGTACTACCCCGACCGTCACTACATCGTGATCTACAGGGCCGGGTTTCCGGACGTGTACGGGACGACTGTCAACACCATCATCGGAGCGTAACGCCCGATGGGTATCGACGTTGGCCTTTCAATCCCGGGAGTCAATGCCGGTGACGTAGTCGCCAGCAGCAATGGCTTTTCGGCGGTCGCCAATACGCTCGATGTGCCCGCTGGACAGGACATCGGCACTGCTGCCACGTGGAATATCCCTGCCTACGATGCAACGATCTTTGGCGCGAACATACAACGTTGGTATCGAGCTATTGATATTGACGGCAACACGATCACTTCGGGTATCTGGCGAGACTCCGCGCACAACTTCGATTCGATCATCGGTGGCGGCCTCGTTCTTCCGACGCTTGCGCTGATCAGTGGGAACGCGGCCCTCGAGTTTGTTGGTGGCACGACCGCACCGTTGGTCATTTCCTACGGTGGTAGTGGTAGCGGATCACTGACTACGCCACCCATTGGTCAGACGTTCGGTGGCGTCATGACCGTTGGCTTCGTGATTGAAACCACGACGTACAGTAGCGGGACTGGACCACAGGTCGTGGTCGGACAAAGTTACTACGGCAACGAGTTTGTTTTCGCCGTGGACTGGATCAGCAGCGCTGACGGAAAGCTGTACTTTGTCTACGGCGACGCGGGTTCGGTGTGGATCGCAAGTGACGCGCCTATCGCGGATGGCCATCCGCATACGGTCGTAGGCACGTGTGATGGGGCCTTCATCCGCCTCTACATTGATGGCGTCTTGCAATCATCGGTCGTCGCCATCAAGCCACCGGACCTGATCAACGGAACTCGATACGACGCTGACGACGTGAGTGTCGGCGGCACGTCCTTCTTCGGAAACGCAAGCAACAGCGCCTCGACCCTGTTCGTAGGTCGCGTCACTGAGATCGTTCTCGCGGACACCGCACTCGAGGGCGGTGGCCTTGCCCTGTTCCAAGCGAAGCTTGCGACGCTCACGACGACGCCGAGCACGCCTGTCCACGCGATCTTCGGTAACAACGTCCGGCACTGGTTCGCGTCTGAATCCACGTACTCAAGCGGCATCTGGTACGACCTCGCGCTTCAGCGGGACGCAGACCAGGGCATCTTCGGCATGTCCGCACCGTCCCCCGCGACGATCAACGGCAACCGCTGGTACTCATTCAATGGAACCTCGAACGGGTTCGTGGTTCGCCCATCGACGACTGTCAATCCGTCGAATGCACAGGTCGTCCGCAACAACGCGACGGTCGCGTGTGTATTTCAGACCTCGGTCGTTGGGTACCAGACACTCGTCGCGCAGCAGTTCTACGTTGCCGGGTTCTGGATCTACATCGACACGAGCGGCTTTCTTACCGCGACCTTCACTACTGCTGCCGGCTCTGCGCGGTCGAACGCAACTGTTAATGATGGGCTCCCCCACGCGCTCGTCGTCACGTGGGATGGCACGCTCGGCATCGTCACCATCTATCTCGATGGCGTTGTGCAGACGCAGACGCAGACGGGCGCGACCGGCCCGATGGTCATCGGAACATCAGATGATCTGAACATCGGCTGCGTGACTGCAACCAACGGTAACGCGGGCGCGTACTTCTGGAACGGCTACCTCGGTGAGGTGCTGATCGTCGACACGGTAGCGACCACAGCGCAGCGCACCGCTCTCACGACGTACCTGACGAGCTGGTTCTCGGCTTCCGGAAGCACGATCAACGGAACGATCGCGGCTCAGGCAACAACGTCTGTTGTTGCAAACTTGCTCGGCAATGGTGCGGAGACTGAGCAAGCTACCGCTACAGCTTCTGTCGTCGCGAACCTATTGGGCACCGGAGCTCCGTCCGAGCAGGCAACGGCCACCAGCTCCCTTGTCGCGAGCTTGCTTGGTAATGGGGCTGAGACGGAACAGGCCACGGCCACAGCGTCCGTCGTTGCCAGCGCGACTGGGGCCGGAGCTCTCTCTGAACAAGCCACAGCCCTTGGCTCGCTTGTCGCGAACGCGGTCGTCATCATTACTGAGCAGGCAACGGTCACTGGCTCCGTGGTCGCGAACGCAACGGCCTCGGGCGCCTTGACGGAGACCTCGCAGGCCACCGCTTCTCTGCAAGCGAACATTGTCGCTGCCCTTTCGGAGCAAGCTTCCGCCGCCGCGTCCCTCGTTGCGAATGCGGCAGGGTCCAGTGCATTGAGCGAACAGGCTACGGCAACAGGTTCGGCTACCCTCGACCTTCGTGGAGCAGTACCAGGTACCGAACAAGCCACCGCCGCCGGGTCGTTGGTCGCCAACCTGCTCGGAGCTGGAGCCCTCACTGAGCAAGCTACTGCTATAGCTTCGTTCGTCGGCTCGGCGGCCGCTACGCTGTCTGGTGGTGAGCAGGCCACCGCCACATCGTCGCTTGTCGCGAACCTGCTGGGGACAGATGCGGCCTCGGAACAAGCCGTGGCAACGACGTCCCTCGTCGCCAGCGCTCTAGGAAGCGGCCCGGAGACCGAACAAGCCACTGCTACGACGTCCCTTGCCGCGAGCGCTACAGGCGCGGGTGCGCTGACGGAGCAAGCGACAGCCACCGGAACGCTGCAAGCGAACATCGTTGCTGCGCTTACCGAGCAGGCGACAGCCACGGGTTCGGTGGTTGCGAATTCTACTGGTGCGGGTGCTCTCACAGAGCAGACCGCCGCGACTACGTCAGTGACGGCGACCACTGGAGTTATCGTCACCGAGCAGGCGACCGCAAATACGTCGTTGGTTACCAACGGTGTGGGCGCCGCTGCGGGGTCCGAGACATCGCAGGCAACGGCATCGGCCGTTCTGGACCTTCGTGGGACCGGAAGTCTGAGTGAACAAGCTGCCGCCACCAGTTCTGTTGTAGCAGGCGCAACAGGAGCCGAAGCTGGGTCCGAGCAGGCCACTGCGATAACGTCGTTGGTTGCGAGCCTTCTCGGTACTGATGCTGCTTCGGAGCAGGCCACGGCCACGAGCTCCATGGTCGCGAATGCTCTTGGCAAGGGCGCCATCATGGAGGCGGCCCAGGCAACAGGCTCTCTCCAGGCCACGATTGTCGCCGCGGTGACGGAACAAGCCCAGGCGACCGGATCCGCTGTCCTCAATGCAACAGGCAGCGGCGTCCTGACCGATCAGTCCCAGGCCACGACGTCCGTTCAGGCCAGCATCGTGGCCGCGGTGAGTGAGACGACTCAGGCGAACGCATCCGTCCTTGCGAACGCAGTGGGCGCAGGGGCTCTCACGGTCGCCGCTTCGTCCACGACCTCGGTCGTTGCGTCCTCCACGGGATCTCTTGCGGCTACGCAAGCGTCTCAGGCAACAGGATCGACGGTGCTGAGCGCCCTCGCCAAAGGGGCCGTTACGGAACAGGCTTTGGCGGCAGCCTCTCTCGTCGCCAACCCGTCTGGAGCTGGCGTGCTCACCGAGCAGGCAACTGCTGCGGCATCGACCGATCTGACGGGTCAGGCAATCGCCAGCGGCACAGGTGCCATCCAGGCCCAGGCGAACGCTTCGCTCATCGCCAACATGACAGGATTGATTCCTGGAACGATGGCGGCCACTGCTACGGCTTCAGTCTCTGTGGTAGACGTCGGTACTGGATTCATGTCTGCCCAGGAGCAGGCCACAACGTCGCTCATCGTGAACGTCCTTGGCAAGGGAGGTCCGACTTCCGCTTCGCAAGCGCTTGCGTCGATGTCTGGATCGATCTCTGGATCCGATGCGGCCACGATGCAGTCTCTGGTCGCCGCGTCTCTCCTTGCAACCGGGACAGACACTCTTGCCGGAACGTTCGCAGGGTCTGCCACCAGCTCGGTGATCGCTACCGCCCTCGGTACTGGATCTCCGTCGATGAGCACCCAGGCATCGGCGTCCGTGGTGCTCGGGCTGGCTGGCGTTGACTCTTCGTTCATCGGGGTGACGGTGACGTCATCGGCAACGATGAATATCGGCGGTCTTCGCTCCGGAACGCTTCAAGCGCAGGTCACAACGTCAGCAGCAATGCCGCTTGGTGGTATCACGCAAATGACAGCCCAGCTCAACGCAGCTGGATTCGTGACTCTCGACATGATCGCGATGGGTGCTCCATCGTTTGCCGCTTCTTCGATCACGGACCTCGTCGCGCTCATCGGAGCCACGCTCGGCACATCGGTCTCGATTGATGTCATGGCATCTGGCTCGTTCACCATCCACGGCATCGTCGTGTCGAAAGTGAAGAGTGTGGCAGTATTGCTCAGCTCGGTGCATCGCAATCCGATCCTCTTCACGCAGACTCGGTCCGCACTAGCCAAGATTGGCTATACGAGAACTCGCAAGAAGCCTGGTTCGTAGACTGGCTTCAGACACATGGTATGCTCCGAGCGTGATCACAACGCTCGCGGTCCTTCGTTGGTTGAGGGCGAACTTCAAGATCCTGCTCTGGTCTCTCATTGCGATCTTGGCGTTCCTGTTCGCCGGATGGGTCGTTCTCACCAGGAAGAAAACGAAAGATGACGGCGCCTCACCGTCACCAGGTACTCACGACCTCGGCCCGCTACAGAACCTCGCACAAGAACGAATCGCTGACGCGGAAACGGAATCGCACATCGAGTCCGAGATCGCCAAGGCCCACTCTGAAGAGCAGCGCGCGCAGCTCACGGAGATCAAAAAGGTCCCTGATCCGAACGAACGGAGAAAGGCGCTCGCATCATGGCTCAACTCGAATCTCTAACTACGATGGTGGCTGAAGGAGCAGGAGGTGGGTTCACTGAACCCGTCAGCAACGCAGCCAACGAGCTCGTAAAGACTGGCATTCTCGGAGCCATGCTTGTGCTCGTGGGTGCGTTCGCCGTCTACTTGCTCATCAAGTTGAACAAGGCTCACGAGTCTCGTATCGAAGACCAGAAAGCAACGACGAAGGCAATCCTGGACCTCTCAGTGTCAATGAAGGATGCTGTAAAGGAAATGACTCAGGCAATGGGTAAGGTTTGCGAGGCGTCCGACGACTCCAAGGTCGCGCTGGATCGCCTAGACCGCACCATCGACAACGTCGTCCGTGACGCGGTTCGTTGGGGCTATCGCAAACCGACACCTCCGTCTGGTCTACCCCGAGGAGGCTGAATCATGGCTCTGCTGCAATTTCTGTTTGGACGTGGGCGCACGGAAGCGAAGCTTCGCGAAGCAGAGTTCTCAAGTGCCCTCGAAGAGGCTCGCAAGTCGAACGATGAGATCGGGTCGCTGCGGGACCAACTTCGCTCCGTACAGAAGAGCACTCGTGCAGCCGCACACGTCGACATGCCGATCCCGGTCTTCGACTCCGATCCGCCGACAGAGATGGATCCGATGCCGGAGCCGACGCTCAAGCTGATTTCGTCACGAGAGCTGGGAGGAGAATATGGGAGAGAAGCAGTCGTTCGAAAGCGGTGAGAATCAGGACGAGTCTCGAGCGACACCGGAAGGCATCGTTCGAGCGCTCGATGGACTGGTAACGCCACTGGACAAGATCCTGAAGCTGTTCCAGCGTGCCGCAAAGTTCGGTCATGCCCTCTTGGTCGTACTCGTACTTTTGACCTTGGGGCATTTGCATGCCATCTGGAAGCTGGACGTTCTGGAGAATCGCATGAGCGAGCTCGTGCAGCGTTCGGAGGCAGCTCGTGAAGCCGCGACCCAGGCGAAGCTGACGGCAGAGGACACGAATCAGAAGGTGACGTCTGTCGAGAAGAAGTCCGAGAACGAGCCATCGTTCACCGTGCAAGCCAGCACGGACTCGTCTGGAAAGCCGACCGCCGTTCTCGTGATCAAGCCATCGTCAGACAAGGTGACGCATGATGCGGCAGCCTCGAATGCGATCGTGCTTCCTGTGCCGCTTCCCTCCACGGCACGAGTCGTGAAAGATGGTGGGCCATGGAACGCCGATGGAGGCGCCCCGAAGCAGGAGTGAGGTCACCATGTCCGAGAAAGTGCCCGTTGCGACCCGTCGAACCGTAGACCCGAAGCAGGCGGAGGCGGCCATGGGCATCACCCGGCCCAGGCGCCCTTTCTCCAGCGCCCCCGAGTCGGAGACGGCTGGACCTGCCCCCGCGGAGTTCGTCATCCCTGTGGGCCGCCTGGGTGAGCTGCGTGGCATCGCAAAGGACATCAGCGAGGACCATATCGCCATCGGTCAGCTCGAGGAGCAGATCTTTGCACTCCAGACCCAGAAGGGGACGCTGCTCGGTCGCGTCCAGTCCTCACGGAGGAAGTTCGACGAGGTCCAGAACCTCGCCCTCCTCGATGCTGGCGTCCCGTCCGAGGCCGAGGTGCTATCACTCGATCTCCAGGAGGGTCGATACCTGGTGAACGCGCAAACGATTGCGAAGGAGTAGGACGATGAGCAGGATCGGCTGGAACCAGTACTTCTTGAACATCGCCAACACGGTGGCGACGTGAGCCACGATCTGCGTGACCTGTACGCCGTGCCGACTGTGCGCGAAGCTGATCGCGTCCGCCGGCATCAGTCGCATTTGTTATGGCGAACCATACCGAGGTGACCCGAACGTGGTCTCCGAGCTCATCGCTGCCGGGGTCGAGTTCTTCGACCTCGGTGATCCGAACGTGGAGCCACCGATCCTGAAGACATGAAGACGACGTCGTCCACAGAAGCACTACGGCGAGTCATACGAGCACTCCCGCGGTGCTGCTCGTGTGCGGTCGAGCATGCCGTCGTCTGGAACTCGGATCGATGGGGCCTGTGTGAGAAGTGCTTCAAGCAGGTACCGTGCGGTGACTTTGCACCGACGCACGACATGAGGAACGAGATCTACCAAGCGCTGACGGTGCTGGCGCAGGAAGAGGCTAAAGACAATGTGTTCGTATCGCTTGACGTCATTCGTGACCTGCATCGCGCTCACAGCGTGCACGACGACTCCGCAACCGAAACCAGAGATTCCGATCCGGACCTGGGAGGAGAGAGCGGCTGACGCATCGAAGCTTCCTGACGTTTTGCCGAAGAAGGCGTACCCACCGGGCACGATTGTGGGCTTGTCGAAGGGAGACCCGGTACCGTTCGATGGGATCCTCATGAACGAGGACAGGGCCAACGACGTCGCGCAGCTTCGAATCAGTTACGACGAGCTCGTCACCGTAGCCGCGACCAACCAGCGACTCTTCGTGGCGACTGCACGCATCTCGGACGAGGAGCTGAGGGCTGCGGACGCGAGGGCCAAGTCCCTGGAACCGACGTGGTGGGATCGTCACGCGCTCGCGGTCGGCTTCATTGGTGGCCTGGTACTGAGCGGAGCGTTCACGGTCGCTGTGCTGGGTGCGACCCAGGGCGTGCGCTAAATCTCTGCCCTACGGGACGTATACATTCTGCCGTTTGCGGATCACTTACTATGCCTCCAACGGCAAACCTTGGGATACACCTACTCTCTCCCCATCACACCCACTGAGGGTACGAAGAGAGGTCCAAGGACATGGCGACGAAGAGGATGACGTTCCGACAGATGCTTGAGCAAGAGGTTCAGAACACGAAGATCAAGGTTGACTCCAGAAAGACGCTGCCGTGGGATGTGGAGCCGTTCGTTCGCATCCCCATCGCATTCTTGCTGCTGAAAGCGCGCCCCGAATGCATGGTTCTGTACGCCGCACTCTGTTACCGATGGTGGCGTGGACGAGATACCAGGTACGCCGGGATCACCGTAGCCTCGCGCCAGGAACTGGCAGAGGAGTCCGGACTCACCTTGAAGCAGGTTCGCAGCGCCGCCGAGGGGCTCGAATCCAATGGCTGGCTCAAGAGAGTGCCGCGAGGGACGAAGAGGTGCGTCTACGTCGTGAAGAAGATCCCGCCACAGATGATCGCCGAGTCCATCGTGCTGTCGAAACAGGACAGGGAGCACGCGAAGACCATGTACGTCACGGACGTAGAAGTCTTACTTCGAGGCAAGTAAATCTCTGCCCACCATGGCAATACTACTGCCGCTTCAGACCCTACACTCTGCCCTCTATGGGTATAATTTCGACTTTGCTCCTTATAAGAGAGATCAGAGAGATCAGAGAAGGCCGATTCACTACGTTCATCGGCTCGTTTCTTGTGGTACCTCTCTGTGGCTGATCGGATGAAAGAAAAGCAAACTGGAATTCGAATCGTGGAAACGTCGCTCGTGAGAGTGACGAACTTTGCTGTGTGGTCGTGGACCATGGATGTCGAAGACGCTGAAGTCCGCGGCCTTGCAGGCCGAGAACCGTTGCCGCCGTTGGCTCCTGACTACGCAGCCGAGATTGAGCAACTCGACGCCTTGGGCGAGCGACGAAGTCCCAAGGTCCGGAAGTACAACCCGGCACCCACGCCATGCTCGAAGAAGGCAGGGCTCCCGCACCTCGCCAGGCTGGAGATTCCGGAGAACGCGTCGAACGACGCGACGGGCGCCCTGTCCAGAAAGGCAGTGTGCCTGTACTGCGGCGAGCAGGTTCCGCCGATGCGTTCGCAGGGTCGGATCGTGAGAGACTGGCTCGTGGCCTCGGACGACGGTCTCTGTGTGCCGGGGATGATGATGTATCTGGAGCGTCGCGAGGCCGATGGCCCCCCAAGTCCGCAAGCACTTACGTGGAGCTTCATGGCCAAGAGTCACGTCCTCGTGGTCATGCTTCCGGATGAGTCGAAGTGGGACCTGTTCTCCGAGGTCGACGAAGGCGAGGGCTGGACCATCACGGGCATGGCTCCGAACATCACCACGACGCCGCTCGTCGACACGGGAAAGTGGAAGGGTCGCATCCTGGACGGCGAGCTGGTGCAAGTGGTTTGATGCTGAGTGTTCCTCATGGTCTACCACTGGAAAGTCTCGACGGGTGGCGTTCACGGCATGGAGAAGTCTCCACACGTTCACGTCCACTTCCTGAACGGCGTGAGACTGAAGGTCAGAGGTGCCTGGGTAGAGCTTTGCTGCCATGGGTGCGGCGTAGGACAGATCGTTCTCTACGACTCGCCGTCGACGCTCATGGACAACGACCAAGTCCTTCCAGTGTCAGCGGTGCCCGAGTTCGTTCGATTCCGAGATGCGTTCGAAGAGATCCATCGGGCCTGTGGCTCAGACGCAGTGGCGGAGGAGTGCGCCCTGGTACGCGGTATCGTCACGACGATGGACCTTCGGGAGCACGGAGGGCCAGGCGGCCTGTTCGGCGAGTGCGACTGCGCGTGTCACTTCGCGCCGATCGTGCATGACGACGAATGCTGCAAGCCGTGCAGGTTCTGTCACCAGGACATCGCGCTCTCGTGCTTCGAGGAGCACTGTCAGGGATGCGAATCGTTGCCGGCCACGCTTCCTGAGCTACCCGTGTTCGAGCCAGACGCAGGAGACGACGACTGATGAAAGACTCGGAGAGGCAGTGTTTCCTGATCTCGTACTCTGGGGATGTCGTTGAGCGAGTGGTAGATGCGAGGCGCGTCCCAAAGATGATTCGTCACGAGAAGGTGAACTACGACCTGATCAGCGACGGCGGCAGCTACGAGCTGCTCTACGTCGAGAGGCAGAACCCAAGCCTTCGGTTGCCGGCTGGTCGCCCACCGGCCGCCACGGGCTGATTCGGCACGTCGGGGGAGACGTCACCACGGCCATTCCACGGGCTCACGTCATCGCTCCCACGTTCACCACACGGGGCCACGCTAGACGTCACCACGGCCACCCACGGCTCCCACGCCACCACCCATGGGGAAAGCCCGCCAACCGACCTGTCTACGGGCTGTCCACGGCTGGTCTTGGATGCATCCTTGGCACCCACGTCACCACGGCCTTCCATGTCATCCACGTCACAAGGCCTGGTCCACGAAGCCCAAAACCGATTACTTTCCACACACTTACGTGTGGCCTAAAACCGACCTTGTCGGTCCTGGTTAGTCCACGGTCCTATGCCCTTTTCTTAAAACCGATATCTTTTCAACCACTTACGTTGCCACATTTCTTTGGACTCATGACACACGGTTGGTAGATTCATTACTCCTCTTTCCTTCTCCAAAAAAAAACGTCCCCCTTGTTTCCACACGGGACGAAATGAGACGGAAAAGAACGAATCGACAGCGAAAAGGACGTACGACATGAGCAAGGTTGACGACATGGAGTGGCTCAAAGGAACGATGTGCAACGCCTCGTTCAAGAAGGTCAAGGATGCACTACTGGCAGGGTCCATCGAATCGTTTCGACAAGCCGTGGCTGATGGAATCGGAATCGACAAGGACAAGGCGCGCGTCGCCAAGGCAAGGGCAAGGCTCAAGCGTCGACTCAGGGGTGAGGCCCTTGAGGAAGCCAAGGATGAACTGAAGTGTGCCATCGACGACATGGTCGAGCATGAGAAGCAGTTCCGACAAGCGGTCGCCTCCTTCCTCCCTGACGATGAGGCTGAGACGGATGACTCGATCTACGAGTCACAACCACACGAAGTGGTTCGCAAGAAGGAGTTCGAGAAGCAGTTGGGTCGCGACATCGAATGGAAGGAGTACTGGAAGCTCCTGAACGAGCACTACAAGGAGAAGCTCTCGGTCGAGCAAGAGCGGTACGAGGAATCGGTCGTGGAGTACGTCCACCGATTCGATTGCTCCTCCGACCTCGGGGGCAAGTACGACAGCGACAAGCATGGGGAGCCGCTTATCACCGACTCGACCTTCATCGACCCCAAGAAGGCGGCGATGCGGCTACTGGCAGCCGACAAGGCAGCCAAGGGGTGAACCCGGTACCCACCGGATGCACCGGCACGACAACGACATCTGAAAGGACGTGAGACATGAGCAAGATTGATTCGAAGATGGTGGACATGCGCGCTCTCCTTGCAACCTGCATGAAGACGGAGGATCCGACCGATAGGCTCGACGGCCGCCTCGGACCCACGACGACGGTTCGGTACTATCGGGAGGGACGCCTCATCGCCACGGCCAAGCGCCACCTGGTTCCGCCTGGCAGCGAGGCCGAGGAGATGTGCAGGGACGTCGACGGCTTCGTCGAGGCCGGATGCACGCTCAGGTTCAACGGTGACGTTGCGACCAAGTACGAGGAGGAGGACGCCTGGTACCTGATGAGCGAGTTCGAGTGGCCCAAAGGTCACTGCGCCGAGTGCGGCACGAAGGATGGCGGGTCGAACCACAGGACCTGCATTGCGTGCAATGCCTACGCGAACGCTGAAGCCGCCGCCGCCGAGAACAAGGCTTGGAGTCGGTACGCGTGAAGACGAAGCTCAGGGCCTGCAACTGCGGTCACGACTTCGACTTCTGGTTGCAGCCGTTCCTCGGACTCATGAACAGCGGCACTGACGGCATCAGGCTCGACGTTCGCAACTGCCCGAACTGCGGGACGACCGTCTCGGAGCCGGTAAAGGATTCGCAGATCGTAAAGCAAGACTCAGCTCGGTGATCGCGGTCTGCCTCGATGTACACGCATCGGGGCAGGACGCGGCAACTAAGCCGCGATGTGGAACGGTTCCACTCGAACAACGGAGATTGAACATCATGAACACGACCAGCAGCAAGTCCCAGTCCGCCTCGACCACCGCCAAGAAGCAGCCGACTGCTCCGCCGAAGTCCGACAAGAACCTCGCGGCGGCAGCGAAGTCCGACAATGGTGTCGCCGACAAGGCGAGTGACTCGTCCAAGGATCTGGCAGCGGCGGCGAAGAAGAAGGAGTCGGCGCCGAAGGGCTTCAAGGTCGCCGAGAACCCGGACCTCGTTTTGTCCCCGAAGCAGGAGAAGATCCGGCTGGCGATGGAGAAGGCTCTCTACGTCTTCCGGAAGGCGAGCAAGGAGGGCATCGCGAGGAAGAAGGCGTTCATCGAGGCGCTGGGCACCGTCGCGGCCGACAAGGAGATCGACGCGATGATCAAGGAGGCGGTCCACTTCAACAAGGACGTGGACCAGCCGGGCGCCGACGTCTGGACGGACGCGGAGGACATCCGCGCCTCGTTCATCAAGGCGTACTGCTGAGCGACGCTGACCGCGACGTAGCGTAAGGAGAAGGCCCTGGGTCGGATTGAACATCCGGTCTCAGGGCCTCACGCTTTGATTGACCATGGATCTGGATGCATCCACCGGCATGAAGAAAGGTCACGGATAAGAAGATGAAGAAGTACCTGGTAGCGATCATGATGCTCGTTTCTGCAACCGCCCACGCGAGCGACGTTCCGCAAGCGCTTGCGCCGAAGTTCGAGTGGAAAACCTCTATGGAGGTGGTCGCCACCGGGGCGAAGGTCGAGCAGGTCGTAGATGACAACGGTAGAACGCTCGGTGGCCGCATGTACACGAATGCGCCCGAGTGGTACTGCCGATACTCGCCAGTCAGGGTCGGTGGAGACTCGGAGACGGTCTCTGTCTCCTGTTACCTGGTGCTTGCTGGTCGGCCGTCGATGTACGGAATGACGACGCGGGCCACGTGCTCGAAGGATGCGCCGCGTGCGCAGGCCGAGCTGATCGTCGAGAGCTCGATGGCTCCGCAGACGTTGCGCATGACGTGTTGGAAGAAGTGACTCGAACAACTGAAAGGACGTGGACGATGAAGACGAAGACGTTTCAAGAGATTCTGCAACAGGCTGGGTACAAGGTTCGCGAGTACTCGGGTCGCACCATGGGAAGAGAGACGTGTCTCTCGGTCGCCGGAGACAACGTCAGCCAAGCGACGCTGCTCGGTGATCTCATCGACTCGGTCGAACATCTGTCGCGCAACGACTGGTGCGATCACGTCGCTGTCATCGTTGAAGCACTACGCGAAACGAAGGAGGACGCAATGGGCAAAGGCACAGTGACCTACTGGCCCAGGATCAAGTTCGATAAGAAGATGTATGTCGACTCCATCAACGACTCGTTTTGCAAAGGCTGAACATCATGAGCGAACATCATGAGTGCGAGTTCGAAGCGATGGTCGACGGTCAGGACGTCTACGTCTTTGGGTTCATGGAGCGATACCAGACGTTGGCGCCATGGCACGTGCTGGCCAACGCAGACATGGAAGACCATCTGATCACGCACGAGTCGTACTGGTTCGACGTGTGTGATCCGAACGAAGTCGATGACGCTTACGGGGACTTCCCGAGGATGTCGATTCCGATTGCGTGGGGCAAGGTGCTGGTCGAGCGAATCAAGGACAAGTTCTGCGCTCGATTCGAAGCCATGGCAGAGGAAGTAGCCGAGAGGAGGCTGTCACGATGAAGCCGAAGAAGTACACGATCGACATGGAGATCGAGCGAGATGGTGAGACCTTCGAGGTCCAGGTCACGGGGGAATGCACCCTGGGTACGCCAGAACGAATTCCGCCAGCCAATCGTCCAGAGGACTACGACCCCGGCGCCGATCCCGAGTTCGAGGTCACTCACGTGAAGCGTGTCATGGCTGGCACGAGCATTCGACTCGATCTGGAAGGATGTCTGACGGAGAAAGAAGAGAAGCTCGCAGGCGACATGCTGCTTCAGAGAGCGGCCGACGAGTTTGCCGACGACGATTCAGGTCCAGACATGGACGACCGAGACGACCGCGACGATGCTTGGGACGCGGAAGACTGCGATCTCTGAAAGGAGAAGGCATGAGAGGCACGAAGGGCGACTACTACGACTATTCGTTCATGACGAAGGAGGCCGTAGGTGGATGGGTGGCGGATTGGGCCAGGCAGATCCGCGACAAGCGCAACGAGGGAGATACCAGGTACATCGAGCTGGTGGATGCGTACAACGCGCTCGTCGAGCTCGACAACCTCAAGATCGTTCCGGTCACCCCAGAAGCGATGGACACAGTGCTGAAGTTGGTGAACACGAAGATCGAAGCCGTCTACGACGAGCTGGAGTCATCGGTCCACTGGGGTCAGCGACCGCACAGACACATTGGCAAGATGGTTTGGTAACGAAAGGACGTAGATCATGACGAAGAGCAAGAAGGCAACGAAGAGCAAGTCGAAGCAGTGTTCATCATGGACAGGGCTGGCGTGTGATGTTTGTCGCATCGAATCGAAGGTGGTGCACAAGAGACGGCGAGCAAAGGGCAAGCGGCAGCTTCCTGATGCTGATGAGACCCAGCGATGATCGTAAGGCCAAGATTCGAGGCATCGTGCGTCACGTGAAGATGCACCAGATCGGTCACTTCATGATGGGCACGATGATCGTCGCTGGTCACAAGATCACGCTCAGCGGAACGTACGGATCGGACGGACTCGCGTGTGACGTGCCGCATGAGGTCTATGAGCTCGGCGTGGATCTGCCTGACGAGCTGTACGAGGCTTGGAACAAAGGGGAAGGTTGGAACGAAGCTGGGAAGGAAGGTCTGGCCATGTTCGATTGGGGCAAGATCAAGGTCATGAAGCAGCGGAAAGGACGCAAGTGATGGCCGAAGTCATTGTCGTTCGAATGAGAGAAGGAAGCGCTGAAGCGTACATGGAGAAAGCCAGGCGAGTCATCGCTCTCGGCAACGAGACGATGCTCGCTCTTCTCTTTGGAAAGAACCCGATCTCAGACGCCGAGCTTCGGGCGCTGATCAGGAAGCGTCCAGAAGTGTACGGACGATTCTCAGGATACGTAGGGAAGCAACGGAAAGGACGTGGACGATGAGTACATGGAAAGACGTGGAGTGTGGCGAGTGTGAGGGTACTGGGCACGTCGCAGGCGACGAGGAGTGCGCCAAGTGCAGCGGTCGTGGGTTCGTCTTCCCGTGGGGTCTGACATGCGGCGTGAGGAAGACGGTTGCCTTGGGCGCTCGTGCCATCTTCCAGGGCTTCGACCAGATCGACATCGTCTGGAATCGCCAGGCCCTGATCGGAGGCACCGAGGAGCAGCGGAACATCCTCGCCAACTGGCTCGTGGATTGGGGCATCCCACTGCTCAAGAAGCTGTGCAAGGAGGAGAGCCTCCTGACCAGCGACCATCGGCTCGTCAGCACCCAAGTCCACGACTGGTGCATCATGGCGAACCCGCGCAAGTCCCTCGGCTACCTGTACATCGGCGTCTGCCCGGTTGACGGGGTCGATATGCCGAAAGCGGTTCCGCCACCGCCGCGGGGCAAGGTCGACAACGCGCGCCGATTGATCGACCGAGCAGACCGGGCTGGTGAGCGTACGGGGCTTCGCAAGCTCCGAGGGAGGCTGTGATGCATCGTACGAAGAAGATCTGGCTCATCGACAAAGAGCCGCAGCCGGAGGGTGACAAGGTCTCCTGTTTCGACAACAGCGACAAGGTGCCCAAGGGCTGGTTCAAGGAAGCTCCGGCCTATGCCGCCGAGCTGTTTGCGCTCGAGCATCACGGTTCCGCTGAATCGTCGAAAGAGTACAAGATCCGAGTGATCGACGAAGCGGACCAGATCTACGACTTCGTCGTTCGGTGTCGTCGCGAAACCACGGCGAGCGTCTACGACAAGAAAGGCAAGTTCGTCAGTGGAGGCACAGATTAATGGCCCCGTTCAAAGATACCGGGTCCAAGACCGGCCTCGTACTCGACAGCTCGCTCGCGGAGTATGTCTCGGCCGAAGAGCACTTCGGACACGCCAACTATGCTCGCTGGGTCAGCACGTACCACGAGCTGAAGGGGCATGCGGTTCAGCATCGTCTTGCAGGTGACATCACAGAAGCCGTGAAGTACGAAGCTCAGTGTGATGAGATCGCCAAGACGATCGAAGAGTACGAGAACAACAACCAGTAGCGGGGCGGGAAACATGTACATCACGAAGGGAACATCGGCCGGAGCGTTGCAGCAGATCCTCAAGGACAGTGGCGTCAAGGAGATGCGCGTCAGGGTCCGAGAGGGTCACTGGCACGTCTCCATGAGCGAGAGCGGTGCAGCATTCTTGAGCGCAACGAGCGCCGATCTGATCGAAGCAGCCAACAAGGCCCTGAAGTTGGTGCTGCCTGTTGCGGAGGACGAGGATGCACAGTTGGTACGCGCAATGAACTGGTAGAAAGGACGTGGACGATGAGCGAAGATGACAAGAAGCGTAAGTGTGGACTGGCACCGAACCTCGAACACGGTCACGATCACTGCCCGGTCGCGAAGTCGATCGCGCAGGCTCTGATCGGAGAGCGTGAGCTCGTTTCGAACTCAACGAGCTCGGGACCAGCGAAGGTCAACTTGGAGGCGTACCGTACGAACTTCGAGACCATCTTCGGAGCGAAGCAGAAAGTCTGGACGTCCTGACGGGCGACAACTACGGCGGCAGGACCGTGCCTGGACGCGAGTCGATCTACGGAGAGACGAGCGTTGGTGCATACGATCACGAAATCATCAAAGGACTTCGAGAGGAGAAGAAGGACATGGGCGGACGACTCGAAGGATGCAACGCGGGGTTCTCGCGTACGGAAGCGAAGGAGGTCGCGGACGCTGTCGAGGCGATCCTGGCCAAGTTCGAAGCATGCGAGACCGTGATCATGGCGGGCTCGTACCGGAGGTCCAGGCCAATGGTGAACGATCTCGATCTCGTCGTGGTCATCACGAACCTGAAGCACGAGAAGGGCCTCGCGGAAGCGATGAAGACCTTCGGCATCGAGGGATGGAGTGACAAACGAACGAACGCCTCGATCGCCTGGGGCTTGTCGGACAAGAAGCGGAAGATGCAGGTCGACTTCTTCGTCGTCCGAAGCCCAGCATCACTGTCTGCTGAGATCATGTGCTGGACCGGGCCTTTTGAGGCGAACATTGCCATGCGAATGCGCGCCAGGAAAATGGGTCTCAAGCTTTCGCAGCGAGGCCTGTCGAAGGATGGCAACATGTTGTCGTTGCGATCAGAAGAGGAGATCTACAAGAAGCTCGGGTTGCCGTTCATTCCGCCAGAGAAACGTGACGACTTCACTAGCGAACGAGCATTTGACGAGCTGGTGGAGCAAGTCAAGTCCGGCTCGTATGACGCTGGGTAAGTCGAAGCTTTGCGCGATCTGTCATCGCGCCCATCACAGTCAGAGCTACTGATCATATGGGTGGTCCCACGGAGCCACCTTGGTACTCTCTTTCTCTCACCTCAATTCAACGACAAGGAGCAAGGACATGGACGACGATGACAAGGCGACGTGCATCGAAGAAGGCAGCAACTGCAAGGGACCGGTCGAGTTCCACTCGTACGGAGGACGCATGAAAGCGTTCCCGCGGTGCGAGGCTCACCACGAGACGCGGCTCGCGGCCGAGCGTGGCATCCAGGAGAGGTACCCGGTGCACGCTCCGTCTGACTTCAGCGGGTCGGACGCGGGCGAACAGTGGGAAGAGGATCTCTGAGGCGACCGTGAAGCACGATCGGCTGTCTCCCTGTAAGAGCTGTCCGTATCGGAAGGACGCGAAGCTCGGCTTCTGGGACAAGGAACACTTCGTCAAGCTGCTGGCCGATGATCGCGATCCGATGCATGGAGCGATGTATCAGTGCCACGAAGACGGGAAGAAGCCGGACAAGGATCGTGACTTCTGCATCGGTTGGTTGCTGAGCCAACAGGAAAGAGGCACGCCGTCGATTCAGCTTCGCTTGAAGCTGATGAGCGACCAGGAGGCTTGTAATCAGTACAAGTCGATCACGAACAACGGGTTGGAGATGTACGAGTCGATTGTCGACATGTGCGATTCCAACCTGGAAGCGACCCAGGACATGAAGAGCAAGGCCAAGAAGACGAGGAGCAGGACATGCAAGAGCAAAAAGGACGTGGCGCGCTGACGACGAGACTTGGTGACATGGTGAAGCTCCCGGAGCTCGCCACCGTCGTCAACGACAAGAAGGACATGAGCCGTGTGGTTGACACGGCAACCCGCGCCAGGAAGAAGGCAAATAGTCAGGATGAGGTCCTGACGGTGAAGCTCGGCGACGTCGTAAGTCTGACGGTTCCGAACACTGGCGCGTCGCTCGAACCGGCCATCACGGCGCTGAAGCAGATCATCGCGTCGTGGAAGCGCAAGGTTCGCCAAGCGCTCGCTCGGTCGGTGGAGAAGGCGAAGAAGGAGGCCGCCGAAGCGGAGGTGCTCGCCGAAGCGAACGAGACGGCTCGTCGTTCAGAGCGCGAAGCGCTCCAGGGCAAAGCGCAAGCGCTTGCGGAGATGGCAGTCGATCTGGAGACACGGACGGGCTGGATCTGGCAGGACGAGGTCGAGGACTTGCTCACTCCCGCCGAACGCGTTTTCATCGGTCAAGCCATCGAGAACGGCGATTGGGTTGGTGGCTACTGGCGTGGAGACTACGAGACCAGGTCGACCTACAAGGCCAAGGAGAAGGTCGATCGTCGGTACGTCGACTACGAGCTGATCGATTCGCTCGCGGCTCGCAAGATGTTCGAGATCGAGAGCGAGACCGAGAACCTCAGCGCGAAGGATCTGAAACGCGTCGTCGAGGAGTACGTTGCCGAGCTGACCATCGGTCGCAAGAGAGACGTGAAGGACGACGATGAATGACCCAGCACGAAAAGGAACGGCTAACGCAGCTCCTGGATTCGACGCTATCCTGCGCCAAGTGGACGCTGGCGTACCGCGACCACGTGAAGGTGCCTGATGGTCACCCGACACGTGAAGCGCTCATGGGAACCATCGCGGAGCTGGAGTCAGCACTCCAGCACATGACCGAGAAAGAGAGTTCGTAGTCATGGCTGACAATCTGTTCGTGGGTAAGAGGGTCGTCGAGTTCATGTCGATGACGAAGCTGGAGGAGGAGGGCTGGAACAGCTATCGACCGAACGATCGCATCCCGGCCATCGCCTTCGATGATGGCTCCAAGATCTACCCGTCGATGGACGATGAGGGGAACGGTCCCGGTGCACCCTTCGGCGTCGACCAGGCCGGCGCGACGGTTTGCTACCTCGGTCCGCCATCGGGTCAGCCCATCAAGCTGAACCCGAAGAAGGCGGTCGGCTGATGCGTTACACGACTTCGCAGAAGCTCGCGGCCCTCAAGGAAGGGAAGGAGCTACCGGTCGATCCGGGTCACATGCACGAGCCCGGAACGTATCTCGCCACGGATGAGAAGCTCGTTCGCGATCTGGCCATCGCGTATCAGTTCCGTGACGATCCGGACTACGCGTCCGTCTCGTGGGAGAACCAGGTGAAGGCGGCCAAGCACTTCAACGAGCACGGGCTCAACGACACGCTCGACCACATGCTGATGCTCGAACGTGAGAACGAAGAGAGCAGGGCTCGACGGAGAGGGACCTGACGATGGTCGCGATCTCGATCTGGTTCAGGTCACAAGGAAAGAAGCCGGAGAAGGTAGACGAGGCTTCGTCCAGGAAGGAAGCGTCCATCCTGCTCCGCGAGTACAGGATGGCCTTTGGGGTGATGAACGGAGGTCATCGGGTCCAGAAGGACAAGATGTGGATGGGAAGAAGGAAGGACGAGCCGAATGATCCATGACAAGCGCGTGTACCGGGTAGCGGATCGAGTCCATGGAGAGCTGTTCTCCACGCCTCACGAGCTTGCCCAGATCCTCGTGAACTACTCGTGGTGCATGTGCAACGGTTTCCGGCTCAAGCACCTCGTCTTTCTGAACGATGCGTTCTCGGCAGACGGCGCGCAGGAGTACGCGGTCTTCGACGAGAGGACTGGAAGGCAGATCGAATCGCTTACGTGCTCCTGGATGACGGTCGTCGCCCTGGAAGAGACCATCGAGCAGTTGCTTGCGGAACCAGAAGGCAGCGAGTGTGGCGTCGGAATGAAGTCGAAGATGCCAAGTTTCGATCATCCGGAAGGGAGCTGTCACCACTGTGCCTGATCTAGAAACCAGGCTCGATAGGGCCATGCGTCCACTCCAGTGGAAGTTCTGGACCACGTGCGTCGAAAGCGATGGTCCATCCATCAACGACATGCAGCGCGCAGCGAAGAGCGTCAGCTACAGCACGCTGCGCAGGGTCCTTGGCGACGAGCTCGTCAAGGTCGAGAAGAAGCTCGGGTACGACACGGGCCGGTCGAAAGAGACCGGCTTGCGCATGAAGAACGACTGGGCGGTCTCGTGCTTCAAGAGCATGTACAGGGGGATGCCCTGCTACTACTTCGTGTGGTCGCACATTGAGCACATCTTCGTTCAGGGCAGGGAAGTCTGGGGAACAAGAAACAAGGAGGAAGGTCATGGACACGTGTGAGAGAGAGATCGAGAGCGTCGTGAGCGCGGTCACCGGCGGACAGATGATCAGTGGCTACGGTGGTGGGCCAAGCAAGTCCAGGTTCCACCAGGAAGCGATGGTGATCGCGAAAGTGATTGCCAAGAAGCTCGGCCTGTCGCCCAAGGACTTCAACATTCGCTCGAACAAGGCGGGTCCGGCTGTATGCGGCGAGGTCGTTCTCCACACGATCAACGTGTACGTGCAGTTCAGTCAGTTCTACTGCGGGCCCGATCAGCCCGGCATCTTGTACCGCATGTGCAATGGCCTCCGCGACTACAGTGGCGGCATGAACCAGTACTGGAAGTGGGACAAGCTCAAGGACCTCGACGCGTTTGTGTCGAGACTGAAGACGATCTCGGAAAAGAGTTGACCACATGGGCAACCTGAAAGGATTCCAGGTTCGACTTTCGGCCGCCACGAAAAAAGATGTGAGGCTGTTCTACTCTAGAGGCATGCCTCTAGCTGAGATCCGGGAGCAGTTTGGAATCAGTCAACGACAGCTGATGTACATCGTGGAAGGGTTAGCTCTGAAACGAGACAACTGGATCTGGAGTGCAGCTGTCGCGCGCTTGCGACTTTGTTCTGATTTGCAGCTCGGATGGATAGCCGGGATCGTCGATGGTGAGGGTTGGATTGGATTGAACTCGTCAACATCCAGCAAGACCTATGTAGACGTAAGGATTGCTGTGACATCGACAACCGTTGCAATGCAGAACGCGCTTTTGAAACTGACTGGCCTTGGAACGGTTCACGATCAGAAGCCAGCCAAGCCGAATCATCGACCTCAGTTTACGTGGCGAGTTCAGTCTGCACTAAACGTCGGAGCGTTTCTTGAGGTTGTGTCTCCGTATCTCTTGATCAAGAGAGCGGTCGCAAAGGTCGTGCTGGATGTTTGCGTCAAGCGAATACGACCGCACGAAGGTCCGGTAAATGTGAGTGACGTTCGAACTAAGGTTCGAGCTTTGAACAAAAAGGGACGACCATGACGACGAAGAGCAAGGCTCGTGGCAAGAAAAAGATGTCTGTTGAAACGGTGGAGTTGACCGTATCGGTTGATTACGTGTCGAATTGGTCGACACGTCATGGGGTTAGAGAAATCTTTCAGAATGCGATCGATGCCGAGAAGGTCATGGGAAACCGGATGGAGGTCGTCTACGAAAGAGACCTCCTTCGACTGCGTATCGTCACGCACGACGCGAAGCTGGAGATGAAGACGCTCCTCCTGGGCGTAAGCGAGAAGGGTGGCGAGGGTGCCATCGGTCGGTATGGCGAAGGCTACAAGGTCGGCGTGCTCGCCATGATCCGCGACGGCAAGCGGGTCGAGATCAGGACCGGCACGCAGCTCTGGAAGCCGAGGCTCGATCGTTCGGCATCGTTCGGCGTTCCCACGCTCCACTTCGACATCGAGAGCGGCCACGACGACTTCAGTGGCATCGAGGTCTGCATTCACGGCATCATGCAGAAGGAGTGGGACGAGTACCGTCTCATGTTCAGGCACACCTCGGACTGGAGCGACTCGATCCTGACGAAGCTCCTTCCGTACTGGGAGGGCGACCCGCGGAGAGATGAATGCCGCGTCTTGCTCGGCGAGGAGCAGAAGGGACGTCTCTACGTCGGCGGCATCTTCGTCACCATGGACGAGGAGCTGGAGCACGGGTACGACCTGCCGCCCGAATCTTTCTGCCTCGACCGCGATCGCGACGTGATCCGCCGGCACGAGCTCGACGCGTGCATGGGGACGTTCTGGCAGTCCGTCTTCGTCGATGCCTGGGAAGCCAAGGACTCGGTGCGCATGTCGTTCGTCGTCGACAAGATCAAGAACGACGACCGCGACGCGCAGTCGATCAAGACCGGCTCCATCCGAAGCCAGTTCCATCGCGCACTGGTCGCCTGGATCCGTCAGCAGCACGGTGAGAACGTCTACCCGGTTCCCGACACCTCAACGGCGCACCAGGCCAAGGAGGCTGGTGTCGTAGCGACCGTCATCCCGGCCAAGGTCCACGCGCTCGTCTCGAACCAGTTCCCGTCGCTGGCGGACCTGAGGAAGCGTCGCGAGAGCGAGGTCGTACGATCGTGGTCGGTCGATACGCTCGAGAAGACGGACAACGTCACGCTTCGCTGGGCGTGGGACATGGTCGTGAAGGCGGGCAAGAAGCGGCTCACGTGGCTCGAGCCCAAGAATCTACCGATGCCACAGATCGCTGAGTTTCGCAGCGAGAACGTCGAAGGCGTCAACGCAGGCGGCCTGATCTTCGTGAAGAAGGACATGCTCAAGCAGAAGGGTCGGCTCATCGTGACCCTGGTGCATGAGTACATCCATCAGGTGACAGGCAAGCACGACGAGGCGATGCTGTCCTTGAGCGAGCAGATCTACGAGGAGATCATCGGAGACATGGTGAGCGACGTCGACCACGACGCCGTTGCCTGCGATGCAGCGGAGACGGAGGAGTTGACGGAGAAGACGACGGTCGATCGTGCCAAGACCACGTTCATCCAGCCGGAGTCCGGATCGTGCGTACCTGGTTCCGATCCTGGAACGAACATGGATCCGATCGAGAGCAAGGACGACTCGGAGATTCCGTTCTGATGGCTGCACCCACTGGCATGGCGCGATCATGAACACGATGGCCTACGGCGACGGACTTGATCACGTAAAGAACGACGACATCAAGCACTTTCATCGCATCGCGATGATGATGGCGTTCATGGACCGAGCCGACTGGATGGCTCTCCAGCACGCCTTCTTGGAGCTGGAGACGGATTGAACACGTATCGCATCATCAAGCAGCCCTCCGGGTTCACCTATGTGTGCATCCCAGATCTGTTCCCAGGCCACCCTCGTGAAAACGAAGAGACGGTTTGGGAGGGAGAAGCGGAGGACATGAAAGGCGCGTGGGCAAAAGCTGCGTCCGAGAAACTTCAAACGCTCGACTTGCGCAGCGGATTTCTGGGTACGACCAAGCCAAAGCCTCTACGTCCGAAGACGATGTCGACGGACGAGGTGAAGCACGTTCTTCCGCCGCCAGCGGCGCAGGCTATCCTGGAGGCAGGGCTGATACCGGCTACGGTAGGCATCAAGAAGCAACCGCCGAAGAAGAAGATCTAAGAGGAACCAGTGGACAACGTTATTCGGCTCGTTGATGCGAGAACACGCAAGCACTTGCGAAAGGCTCTCGGTGGCTACGAAAAGACAGCAAACGTGGGCACGCTCATCAGCGTGCTCGGCAACGAAGACCTGAACCTGAAGGTCCGAAAAGCTGCGATGGCTGAGATCACCAGGAGGTACCTGGTATCGGTGAAAGACCTCGCTGGCCAGCTCATCGGCCGCCGGTTCACGGTCGAGGAGAAGCTCTTCGAGAATCCAGTCGAGGCCATGTCCCAGAGGAACGGAGAAATCTTCGCTGAGAAGCATGCCAAGCGCGCAGACCTTTGGATTCGTCTCTTCGTCCAATCGTCGATGAAGTCCGAGGCAGCCACGTCTTGGCTCGCTCTGTCGCTGCACCATCGTCAGCTCTCGATCGACTTCGAAAGCGTGAAGGCGCTCGTGGCCGCCAGTCCAAAGGAGGCGAAGGTACCGTTCCTCAAGGAGGCGATGTACGGCTTCGGCGAGAACACTGTCTGGGTCGGGCTCAAGTGGCCGTTCGATGGAGTCAGAGTGAACGTACCGCCGTCGAGCCCAGCTTTCACTAACGTGACGAAGTGGGTCGTCACTCCGTTTTTTGCAGATTGCACCATCTGCAAGAATCGGATCGAGACCATGAGCGACGGCCGCCTTCGTTGCCCAGGCACGGACTACCCGCGCCCGCCTAGTGTGGTCATGGCCAACGTTGCCGAGAATGGGTGCGCTTCATTCGAGAATGAGAACGAGCCAGTCAGACGCCTTCATCTGGAGGCAGTAGCAAAGGAGCAACGACAATGAGCCAGAAAGCAAGCAAGAGTGAAGATCCAACGCCACGCTGCGTGACGTGCGGCGAAACGCATGACGTAAGAGTGGAACCAGTACCGCCGTTCGGCGCGTTTCAGAAGTACAAGGAAGGCTTGTACTCATGTCCGGTGCCGCCAATGCCAAGCGGTCGGTGGACGGAGGATTCGTGGGTTCGATGGATCACGAACCACGGAGTGTGGCTGTGAGCTCGGTCGCTAGCGCTCCGGCTACAGATCGAGCAGAGACGTACGAGGACCTCTCATACTTGCTCGATGAAGAGTGCAAAACGACGGGCGCGGAACGACGCGAGCTTGTCGAGAAGACCACGAGGATAAACGCAGAGGCTTGGCTCTACTCTGATCGATACGGTAGCTACCGATACGTATTGAGGGTCGATAACGCGATCGTCTGTGCGCTTCAGTTCATGAGCAAGGACGAACAGAACGCCACCCTCACGAACGCGTACACGCACATGAGCCATCGTCGTCGCGGGTACGCAAGGTACTTGCTCGAAGTTGCGATGAAGAAGTTTCGGCAGCCCGGGACAACGCTCGCCAGCATCAACTTCTCGAAAGATCGTTCACTTGTCGGAGAGGCGTGGGTCACGAAGATGAGCGACACCTTCTGGCCGTGCCGTGTTCGACGGTAATGACATGGATCCCAACTTTTGCAGAAGGCACTGGTGACATCATGGACGATGACAAGATCAAGATCGACGCTGGCGAATGGGAGAAAACGAAGCGCGTCTTCGATGAGATCAAGGCAATGTGTAAGCGCCACCAGATCGTCGTGATCGTGGGGTCGCCGTCGCATGCGAATCGTCAGATCAATGAGCTGAAAGATCTTCCGTTCGGAGACTTCTCCGAGATCGTGTCAGAGATTCCGAGTGTGTATGTCTCTCTGATCTTGCTCGACGAGCCGAAGGGCGAGATGACCATGAAGGTCCTCAAGAAGCGTCGCGTCACCAACGTGAAGGAGATGACGCGAGAGGATCTGGAGTCTGTCGTCACCGACGTTCAGGCAGTCCTGTGGCCGTTCAATGACGAACGAGATCAGGAGTACGAGTGGGGTGCCGACACGATCGAATATGTTGCGAGGGCACTCGATGATCATGGGCTCGGTCCGGGTACCGTGGTGCCAGTTCCAGAGGAGGCAAAGTGCACCTGCGCAGCTCGTCTCGGATTGCCGCATTCTCAACCGTGCGAGATTCACGGTTGATGCCATGAGTAACCCTACAAGACAGAACTGGGCAAAGCTAAGCAAAGAGGCAGCCGCCGAGATCGAGCGTCGTGCTCGAACAATGAGCAAGGCCGAAGCAGCCAAGTCCTTGAACATGGGCGTCTACACGCTCTATGGTTTGCTGAGCGGCGGTACGGCTCGACCAGACACGATCAGGCGCCTCGAAGAGACGGTCCGAAAGCAGGCCGAAGAAGCGAGGAAGCATGACGAAGAGCAGGGCGGAAGCGACCAAGACGTGTGCCTATGTAGTGAAGTGCGACTACAAGGGGAGGACTCCGCCTCGACAGTGCAAGGCAGATGCGAAGAAGGGGTCATGAGCACTGCGGTACCCACCTCTACGTGTTGTCCAAGTACGCTACGAGCGAACGGCTCGATGGAGGATTCTGTATCTGGTGCTCGCAGCCAGCGAAGAGGTATGTGAGGGATGGAGTGACAATCGCTCTATGCCAGAAGTGCGGCAAGAGCTTGGCAAGCTTCTGATGGGAGAGACCTATGGTCGCAGAACGTAGAGCAAGGATCGATTTGTACTGTGGGCCGCTAAACAGCATCGAGCGGCGCCAGATACCTGGGATCGACATGAAGGGCGGATATGTCGCCGAGCGAAAGTACGACGGCATGTGGTGCGCCTGGCATGTCGATCACGCCGGGAGCAGCGATCACAGGTTCGAGTCTCGTACCGGCCTCGACTGCGATGGGTCAGACATCGACGGTCTCCAAGGGATCGACATGGGGCCTGTTGGCAGGGGCACGGTCCTCATCGGTGAACTGGAGGCCGCCTCCGAGCTTGCGACGAAGTCGTACAAGCAGCTCGGACATCGGAGGTTCTTTGTTTACGACGTGGCCATCTACCAGGGCATCGACCTCCGTGGTCGTCCGTACAGGGAGCGCCAGGCAGTCCTGCGAAAGCAGATCTGGTACGCGATCCCAAGAACGCACCAGAGGAAGGTCGTGCTCGCAGAGCAGGTGTTCGACGGGTTCTTGCCATTCTACGATCGCATCCTGTCCGAAGGTGGCGAAGGCATAGTGCTGAAGCCCCTGGATCTGGCGGCCCGACCGACGAGAGCTGATGGGAAGACCCCGGAGTGGCTCAGGGTCAAGCCATGGAGAACGGTCGACTACATCGTCGTTGGTCCGGCCCGAACAGAGAAGGGGGAGCTGAGCGCGAAGCTTGGCCTGTGGGGGAACGGAAAGCCGCGTGTTGTCCTTCAGTGCTCGCTCCCAGATCTCGAGCTGGACGAGTCAGGAGAGAAGCTTGTCCAGGAGGGGCAGGTCGTCGAGCTCTATGGGCGCGAGCTATTCGATTCAGGTGCGATTCGTCATGCTGTATTCCGGAGGTGGCGCAAGGACAAGACCCCGGAGATGTGCACTGGTGAGCCGGTTGTCCTTGGCGAGGTCTAGTCACGAAGGGAAGAGCGATGATGGTTCCGGTCAAGCGTCAGGTCTGTGTGAACGGCAAGTCTCTGGGTTGGTTCGTTCGCGATGAGAATGGGGACTGCAAGATCGTTGGAGGCGGTGACCTCTCACAGGTCGAAAGAAAGCTGCTCAACTTGTGTTTCGAGGTGCTGAAGCACTCGGTCTGTCGCAACGGACACTTCCCGAGCGAAGAGCAGATGCATGCGAACGCCGTGCGGCTTGCGGTACCGACGTATGTCATCGGGCCACTGTTTGCTCATTCGAACGAGAGCCTCGCCAGGCTTCTCGGTGTACCTCCGTCACTTGTCATGACACGACGCGAGCAGATCCTTGCCTACCAAGGTCACGGTCGCATCCCGATCAACATCCTTGGTGGTGGCGATGCGTGATGAAGGCGCTCGTGCCAGAGCGGCCAAGGCCAGCCTGGAGCGCCTTCACACTGTCCTGGCAAGGAAAGGCCAAGGACAGACGCTGAGAGACAACAGCATCACGATTCGCTCGATCAACGAGATGATCGGATTCTGGAAGACGATTCGAGCACTCAGAAGCAAGGTTGCCCTGCTGAAGGGTGAGCTGGTCGAGTACGGGTGGGCATGCGGCTGCAATGCGCTAGCCAGCAACGGAGCGGTCACGCAGTTGGTGAAGTGCAAGGAGCACGGAGGCGTAGACGACTTTGAGTTCGATTCTTTCGACGAAGAGCAGCTCTGAGATGACCAGGCGAGATTCGCCGCTGCGCGTCTCCACCATGTTGATGGGGACGGGAACGGAAAAGAGGCAGACGAGGTTGAAGAAGGTATACGGGCTCGACCAAGCCTTCTCGATGAAGAGGTCTGGAACCAGGTACCTCGTGTACGTGGAGGACCACTGGGTCGGCGAACTGCCGACGCTGGCTGCTCAAGCATGCTGCGCGGCCGACGATAGCGGTGTGGAGGTCGGGCTCAAGATGGCGAAGGTGGTCCAGGTTCCGTACGCCCTGGCAGATGCGAGACGAGCAGCGTTCGAGTTGTTCGATCGTCATGAGAGTGATGCGCCGAAGAAGGTCTTTGGCGTGTTGGTGGTGGTGGAGATCGGAAAGGCGAACGAGGTCCGAGGGCTTCTTCGATAGGTCGAACATGAGTCTGGAAGATGACACGAAGGCGCTGCAAGCGTCAGCGCAGAAGGCAGGACAGTTGGCGGAGATCATCGGCACGCTCGCGGCGCGCGTCATCCCTCAAGATGGCGAGTTCGTGCTCGTGTTCGCGGTGGTGAGGCAGGAGGACAAGGCTTTCGCGGTCGGCTCGACACCACGACTGAAAGACCCAGCCAAGGACATGGAGGACATCTTCCGTACGGTCTTGAAGACGATGGAGGGCTCGAAACCACAGGCGGTCGTACAAGGAGATGTGCCGAAGGACCCAGCGCTCCACTGATCGCACGGGCGAAACCAAATCCTGGCCACACGAGGCCCTCAATGCCATCATCCTATCCCCTCCACAACCCCCTCAGGCCCAAGCCATACGGAAGCACACGGACAGCTTCACGCATGCCCACGGCCAGTCACCTCAACACTCTCGGAGACACGACATGGTTTGGACTCTGCCCCCGATCTTCTGTGGTTGGGTCGTCACACGCGTCAGAGACCTGAAGCTGCCGGACCCGGCCACCTTCGACGTGCAAGCGTATGTGAAGGAAGCGTCGAACGGAGACCTCGTCAACGACATTGGACGTCCGCACATAGTTGCTCACATGGATCACGACACAGCTCTCAAGGTTGCCGCGGATCACTTCGGGATCATTAAGTCGACAGACGAACTGACGCTTGTTGCGCTGCGGGTCCCGGAGGTTAGCAAGGGTACGGTAGTCCTTCGGTACCACAAGGACAAGGTCATCGCCGACGAGGTTTGAGCGCAAGCGCTTGCGGAGACAGATGAGCAACAAGAACGCAGCAAAGATCGTCGAAGTCCTGGATGGAGTGCGAGTTGCTCACAGCCCACCATGGGACATGAGAGCGAACATGTTCTGTGTGTCTCCAGGGACGCCTGTAGTGGATGGTGTCCACATGCACGTTCGTCGAACGTGGGCGGATGCCGATGAGATCGACATCGTCGTCGCTGTCGATACCGGGTACCTCGACTGTGGATGCAACGGAGAGCGACGCATGCGCGGGCATAAGGCTCACGTGAATGGACACCTCTCGGAGCAGGCTTGGTACATGGAGCTGTGTGCGATCCATGTGCAGAAGCAAACGGCTCGCAAGCAGAGAGTGATGATGGGTGGGCAAGGAGCCAACGGCACCATGCTGCTCCTTGCATTCAGCGACGAAGAGCTAAGGGAAGAACTGCGACGAAGAGGAAAGGGCAATGACCATGAGCAAGAGCGAAGAGACGAAGAAGCGAAACCCACCACTGACTGACGGCGATCGCGCGAACATCCTGGCGATGGCCATAGGTTTCTGTGAAGACCTTGGCGACGACATCGAGATCATGAGCGACTCGAAGATCGATGAGACCCCCGGATGGTTCTGGGTTCATGCCCGCGTGTGGGTGAAAGGACCTACGTCGTGAGCGGCGAGCAGGGTCCGGCACTAACGCAGATGGAGTTCAAGGGCGATGACTTCGATGTCGCGGAGAAGATAGCTCGCCGGCTTGGGTTCAAGCAGACGGCCTACACATCGTCGTCGGCTCTCTGGGGTCTGTTCTGTCTTCCAGATCGACCGACCCAGAACAGAGGGTGCATCATCAAGACGAAGGAGCTCGGCATGCTCTTCGTCCAAGATGTCGAAGACATGCTGCTCGATCCACAGTCCCTCAAGCCGGCAGAGGTCGAAGTGGTCAGGCACGAGAAGCCTCAGTCACTTCCCATGTTCGATGGCCCTGGGAAAAAGTACGAGTACTGACATGGACAAGAAATACAAGGAGTGGATCGCGGCCTACCTGGCTCGCGAGAAGTACGCCGTTCTTGGAAAGTGTCGCCCTGCCGTCGAAGAAATGGTGAAGGTCTTCCCCGAGCTGAAGATCGTCAAGGGACACGTAGACGTGCCGCTTTGGCCAAAAGACTCGCGTCGTGGCCACTGGTGGCTGGAGACAGAAGCGGGGACGATTGTCGATCCGACAGAGTCGCAGTTTCTGTCCATCGGTCGGTACATCCCATGGGTGCCCGGTGAGAAGGTTCGCGTCGGGCGGTGCATGTACTGCGGAGATCAGATCTGGGCAGCAATGATGTCTTTGGACACGGCTCCTCCGCACCAGAGCTTCTGTGACAACAACGGCAAGTGCTTCAAGGCGTTTGCTGAAGACATGGGCGAGAGCGTAACGGAGTAAGGAGAGCGAACATGAGGATCGAGACGAACGGAATCAGCGTGTGGAAAGCCGGGAACCATCGGGTCAAGGTGGAGCTGGTGGAGAACAAGAGTCCGACCGAGGACTACTCGGGACCGAACGCCAGAATCATGGACCAGAAGGGTGAGATCGACGCCTTCGTCTACAACTGCACGGCGCTCCAGGGTCGATTCGTGAAGGGCGAGAAGGTCGCGTTCTTCTTGATGTCGGTCGATCCTCACGGAGTCATCGAGATCGGCGACAAGATCCCGAAGGCGGCCTGGTAACCAAGGAGAGCGTCGATGAGAAGGCTACCAGTCCTCATGGATGAGGAAATGCTTGCGGTGAACACCGACGACATGAAGCGTCTGATCGAAGTGGTCGACAGCTTCTTGAGGACGACCGCGAAGAAGTGGTCGGACAAGGAGCGCTGGCCGTATATGCGGATCCTTCAGACCCTGAAGAGGACGAGCGGAGATGGTTGATTTCAACAAGCTGCTCCGGGAGAAGCTCGGCCCCGAGAAGTACGCTCAGATGGAGCGCAAGAAGGAGTATCTCGCCAAGGAGAAGAAGAGTCACCGTGACATGAGCGATGACGAGTTGATCGTCACTGCTTTGCACGACTGGCACAACTGCTCCTGTACGTGCGACGTTGGAGCTGCCACCGAGTATCCAGAAGGAACGAAGAGAGGGCATGTCAACGGCTACAACAAGTACGACTGCGTGTACGAGGCAGCCTTGGTCTTCAGGCTGTTGCCTGAGTTGATCATCCGACTCATGCGCGACTCGGATCACTTCAAGCACTTCGTCGACCAGCTCGCCGCGGGCGAGACTATCAAGTGTCCAATGACGAACTGCACCGGCTATGTGGAGCTGCCGTGAAGCCGTTCGAAAAGATGCTGCGGCTCACCTTGGATCTCTATGAGCTCGAAAAGAACGGCAAGAGCGACGGGCCCGAAGGAGACGCCATCAGAGATCAAATGGACGGACCTTGTGGTTGGGGCGGCCCAGCGTCGAAAGACGGTCTGCTGACCGACCGAGAGAAGGAGCTGCTGTCGAAGGTATCGTCAGCGCTTCGTCGAATCGTAGATGGCGACACGTGCCCATGCAAAGAAGGAACGGTTCGACAGTGCAAGATGTTCAGCTGTGGCTGCTTGCACTGCGACAAGTGCGAAAGATCGTTTGGTTGAGCAAGACAAGGAGAAGACGATGAGCAAGGACAAGAAGACGGAAGAGAAGAGCGACGAGGCGGTCCGCATTGTGGCGCTGTCCGCAGTGGTGGACGTCACCCGCGAGGACCTCGAAAAGGCGCCGAGCGATAGAGCGCTCACGCTCGTAGAGAAGTCGAAGAACCTCGTCTTCCACGGCAGTGTGAAGGACATGAGCCCGGTGGAGAAGGTGCGCGCATTCGTTCTGGTGACGCGTCTTGCCAACGCTCTCGATCGTCGCAAGAAGGTTCTCCGCAAGGAAGTCGACGAGATGCTCGCCGAGAACGCTCCCACACTGAGTGATCGCGAGGTTCGACTGGAGGCTGGCGAAGGCTTCGCCGCGGTCAGCAAGAACGGCAGCTACGGAAAGAAGGTCCTCAATAGGGACCGAGCCATTGCTCTCCTCAAGAAGAAGGAAGAGGAGACGGGGAAGCCGCTCGTCGGCACGTGCATGGTTATCCCGGAGCCACCGCCTCCGTACTTCTCACAGGAGAAGTTCGAGGCGCTCGTCACACTCGGCATCCTCAAGGCTGATGATGTCAGTGAGTGCATGGACGACGTTCCCGTCTCGACAACGGTGACGGTCGACTGCGACGAGATCTATGATGTGGCGATCGCCGGGGCAATCCTCGGGCCCGACCTCGCCGTGAAGAAGGCGCTGAAGAAGGGCAAGAAAGAGTCGCTGTGAGCCAGCAACCGAGCAGAGTCGACAGGGAGCCGTTGGTGCATGTCCTCTTTGAGGCATGTCCGACGCGCGAGATCACGCAGGTTCCCTGTCCGAACTTCGGCGCCACCGGAGATTGTGACTCGTGCATGTTCGCGTGGGACTCGCTCGCGATCACTCTCTACGATGCGTGCGTCGAGCTCGAAAAGAGGCGCTCGAAACATCGACGCCTCGCACTCGCAGCAAGTAGACACGCGAAGGCAGCCGTCGAGCAAGACAATCCATCCAAGGAAGTCCTGGCGGAGTTGAACAAGAAGCCAGATGGCGAAGACGGTTCGTAGTTGGTACTACTGTGTGGAACGGAGAAGATCATCATGGATGCAAACCAGCTCGAATCGGTCTCGTGCACGAACTGTGGCAAGCACTTCAAGTTTCCGGTGGGAACGCTCACGGCCGCCGGCAAGTCGAACTTTCGGTGCACTGGATGCGCAACGTCCACGCTCGAGGCCAACGTGCAGACGCACGCGCAATCTGGAAAAAAGCTCCTCACCGAAGGATGACCTGGAATGACAGCCAAGTCGTGCAAGCACTGCGGTACCGTCCTCTTGATGTGCGACTACTCGTCCACCGAGTGTTCTGACTGTCGAAAGGAGGCCAAGAACGCCGGGGTCGCATGTGGAAAGTGCAACGTTGTCTTTACGGCCAAGAACATGTCTACGGTCACGGTGCGTGCCCAGTCAGCAAGTTCTGCCAGCCACAGAACGCACAAGGTTCGGTACTGTTCTGAGTGCTTCACAAAGGTCGAGGCCGGACTCTCGAAGCAGTCGTCGAGCCAAGAGAAGGTCATCGCAGATGCGGTGAAAGCAAGGGCCGACCGAGTCAAGCAGGTCAGGCGCGACAAGAGAAAGTCGAAAGCAGAGTCGGAAGGAGTGCCGCCAGTCCAGCCAGACATGCCAAGGCGTAGACACACCGAGTCAGCTTCGACTAGCAATGGAGACGATGAGCTTGGGGCATGTGATCGAAGGCAATAAGAACTGGGAAGTGGTGAAGGCAGACAGCACTGTCTTCCTGAAGACACTTCCCAATGACACGTTCGACGCGTGCATCACGGATCCTCCGTACGACAAGAAGACGCACAAGGGCGCTCGCAGCGTTGCGAAGAAAGGCAAAGGTACGCGCGTTCACGCCATCGACTTCGATTCGCTGAAGAACGTCCAGTTCGTACACGAGCTGCTGCGCGTCACGCGTCGATGGGTCTTGGTGTTCTGCCCACTGGAGATGTTCGGTCTCTACCAGCAGGCGGTTGGAGAGAAGCAGTGGATCCGAGCTGGTGTCTGGGACCGTGTCGATGGAGCACCACAGCTATCCAGCGACCGACCGGCCCAGGCCGCAGAAGGTATCGCCATCATGCACAAGCGCGTAAAAGGTGGCGGCTCCATGCACTGGAACGCGCACGGTAAGCGTGGCATCTGGCGTCATGGAGTGGAGCGCGTCGAGAGGCTGCATGAGACGCCGAAGCCAGTGTCGTTAATGCGCGAGCTCGTTCAGGACTTCACCGACCAGGGAGAGCTGGTCTTGGATGCGTACGCCGGTTCGTCGAGCACTGGTGTGGCCTGCCTCCAGCGTGGACGTCGGTTCTTCGGCATCGAGCGGGATGCTGAGGGTAAAGACTACGTGCAGACGTCACGAACGCGGCTCCAGGGCATCGACGAGGGCCTGTCGTTCAGCCAGAAAATGGCTGGATGCCGTTCGGTGAAGCAGCAGCTGCTCTTCCAAGAATGAGTGCAATTCTGACGCGGTGACGCAGTTTTGTGCGCGCAGTTCGCGCAGTCTGGGCCGGAAGGGCACGGTAGCGGGACACCGCGTGCTTGCGCACGAGTCGCTGGCGCGGTACCTTACTGCAAGCACTGGCGCACTTATGGGTGTACCTACGAACTTTCTTCCGGCACCCTCTCTCCTCACCTTCCCTCAACGGGGCCCCCAAGAACATGACGACGAGCACGGGAGAGATGGATGCAGTGGAAAGTCCGAAGGCCAGAGGAACGAATTGTGCCAACCCATGAAACGCTTCGAGATTCGAACGTACTCGACGGAGCGTTTCGCACGTATGTGTGGCTCCTCACGGAGCAAGAGAATGGGAGCATCGACTTCGAGGGTCACGCAGTAGCAAGAGGTATCGGCCTCTCCAAGCTGCGCGATCAGGTAGAGCAGCTAGAGAGAGCAGGTCTTGTCGTGTTGAATCGAGTCGACAGCGTGATGGAAGTGCAGCTCACCAATCCGGTGGCGCTGTATCAGTCGCGTCCACCGACTGTGTTCAATGACACCCGCGATGAGCTCTTGGCATCGCTCTCGCAAAGTAGTGCCGAGCGGTCCAAGGCCGTGGATGAGCGAAGAGCTGCCAAGCCGTTTCGGAAAGGAATGGACAGGGAGGACGAAGAGAGGCCGAGGAAGGACCCGAAGTTCAGCTCACATACGCTCTACGGTCACTGGAAGGATGCATGGAGTCGTTCGTTCCCGACCGTCGAGATCGTCAAGTGGGACATCCAGAGCATGTCCATCGCGAAGAACCTGATCGCGAGGATCGGTCCTGACAGAGCTACGAAGCTGGTGGAGCTGACTATCGAGAACTGGACGTCCATCACTCGACGACACAACTTTCGAGGGTACCCCACGATTGGCTGGTGCTTGAAGTTCCTGGACTCGATCGGTCAGGAGCTTCTCTCGGGTCAGAAGATCGGAACAGACAGAGTTTCCAACGATTCCAGAACGAGGGCCCTCAACAAGGGCGAATATGATGAACGCGGTGCGACAGGAGAAAAAGACGTTGGGTGGGGTGACGGCTGAGCGACCGGTGGTCGTGCGCCCGGCTCGTCCTCTGACCCAAGAGGACCTGGTGCTCATGCGGCTACCGGAACGCTACTGGTCCGCCTCGTTCGACGGCATCTCCGAAGGGAAACACAAGCGAATCGTCGGCAAGTACGTTCAGCGCATCCAGGACGCCATGAGTCGTGGCTTCGGCCTCTTGCTCTGGGGTGCGAACGGCACCGGGAAGACCAGTGCGGCCGTCGTGTGCGCAAAGCATGCCCGTCGCAATGGCTTCACGACCCTGTTCATTCGAGCTGCGGACCTTCTGCGTTCGGATGTGAACAAGACCTACTTCGACGCTACTCGCACGCAGACAATCCTTGATCGAGCTAAGGCTGTGGACCTACTGATCGTGGATGACCTCGGTAAGGAAGGTCACCCCGGTACCGGGTACATGGCCGGCTATGCTACCGACCTGTTCGAGGATCTTGTCAGGGATCGTTCGAGTCGACTTCGGTCGACGATCTTCACGACCAACATGACTCCCGCTGACATTCAGAAAGGGGGCGAGGACGGCATCTACAAGAAGTCGATGGCCCACGTCCTGAAGGCCTCCACCCTTGCAGTAAAGGTTGAAGGTGACGACCGCCGCAAGACGGAGGTCGACGAGCTGTCGGCCGCACTGTCTGGCGACGAATAGTCTCAAAGAGAGGGTCTCAATGGCCTCGTGGTTCGCTCCACGGGGGCCATTGATTTTTGGTACTGTGAGCGACCCTCACTGACGCAGAGCAATGGACGAAAAGGCAAAGACACATGGATCTCGATAGGGGCACCGTGGCAGCAGCGCTGAAGGAAGGCGCGGACTCGGTGAAATTCGTCAAGCGGTACCAGCTTGGCGGGAAGTACTTGAAGGGGGACGCTTCGCTTGCTTGGCGAATTGTCGAGCGGCACGTTTCTGAGTTCAACGACATTCCTACGTTGCAGGTCATCCAGAAAGAGGTTCCCAGCTTCCAGCTACCGGAAGAAGAGATCGACAAGCTGGAGTACTACGTTTCTGAGCTTCGCTACCGCGACCGTCAGGAGAGCTGGAACAGGCTCGGACCAGACATTGGGAACCTGGTGGTGAAGCAGAAGGATTTCGAGAAGGCGACCCATCGAATCAAGTCCTTCTTGCGTGAACAGGAAGAGAAAGAGCTGGTTGATCGCCAGATGGTCCGATCGCTCTTCGATATGACGCCGCTGGTGCGACAGAAGTACTTGGACATGAAGGAAGGGAAGATGGGCGTTCCGTTTCCCTGGTCCAGGATGAACAACATCACGCTTGGTGCGGAGCCTGGCGACAACACCGGATTCTTCGGACGACTGGGGATGGGCAAGACCCACGCTCTACTGCTTTCATGTCATCACGCATGGAAGTATGCCGGGTCCAAGACCCTCTTCGTCTCGCCAGAGATGAAGCAGATCTCGCTTGCGCAACGAATGTTTGCTTATGACCTTCGCCTTCCACATGGACTCGTTCGTCGTGGCAAGCTCGATGAGTTCACGGAGACGAAGTTCTTCGAGGAGCTCGACAAGTTTGCCTCGATGGATGGCATTTACATCGTCGACGACTCGTTCAGGATCACGCTCGACCTGCTCGAGGCCGCCATCGATCATGTGCGACCAGACATCGTCTATGTCGACGGTGTCTACATGGTTCTCGCGGAGCGCGGTCTCAATCAGAAGGAGAACGCGGACGCCGTAGCTGTTGGCCTGAAGATGATTGCCAAGAAGAAGGCAGTGCCGATTGTTTACTCGTCACAGTTCAATCGGACAGTGCAGAAGAACGATCCGTCAACGTTCACGGCAGAGGGTGTCGGCATCTCGGATCATTTCGGCTGGTTCGCCGACAACATGTTTGCACTGATCCAGACGGACGATATGAAGGCAGACCGAGAGATGGTCTTCAAGGCCATCAAAGCTCGCGAGGCAAGCGGAGACGATGAGGTTCGCGTGAAGTGGGATTGGGAGCACCAAGACTTTTCGCAGTGCGGAGACGAAGAGAAGGGCAAGTTCCAGGATGCGGACTACCAGGCTTACGGTGGCCAGGGAGCGCCGACCAACGACCAGCCAGGACCAGATGACGATCTACCCTTCTGAGGTAGCGACAGGAGCAAGGAGCAAGGACATGGCACTGATCACGATCGACTTCGTAGCAATGAACGACGATAGGGGAGAAACGGAACTCCTTGCCAGAGTGCGTTGGCCGTTCCTTCCTCGAACTGGCGAGACAGTCGTTCTGAGAAGTCTTCGTGTGAAGGCTGACGAAGAGAAGGAGCTCGACGAGCAGAGAACGGAAGACGTCATGTTCGTGGTCGAAGACATTCAGTACAGCGCCGACGCGCATTGGACGATTGGTCGTACCAAGGAAGGTGTCGAAGCGGAGCCGCAGGAGGAGTACGACGTCGAAATTTTCCTGGTGTTGCCACCGGAGTCGCGCAGCTGGACTGGGCTTCAGCGTACGGAGACGACGTGATGAGTCGCGAATCGTATGTGTACAAGGACGAGATCATCTGCGGCATGTGTGCCCGTGATGTCTTTGCGAAGCTAGATCCTAAGGGATGCGCAGATGACACTGGTGACTCTGACACGTATCCACAGGAGATGCCCACCCCGCTCGGAGCCTCAGACTGGCTTATGCATTGCGAGTGGTACTGTTACTTCTTCGGCAATGCGTTGACCGAACGGGGCCGTCAGATCGCCATCCAATCCATGTGTCGGCGGCTGAAGGAGGCTCAAGCAGCAACAGCGCGTCATCGACGCATAACGAATCAAGGATGGCTCTCCGATGGCCCGGATTCCTGAGGAGGTCATCCGGCGCGTCAGGTCCGAAACAGACCTGGTGGAGTTGATTAGCCTGAGCGTGCGACTTCGTCGCGCGGGGCAGAACTTTGTCGGGTTGTGTCCGTTCCATCAGGAGAAGTCGCCCAGTTTCAACGTCAGCAAGAAGAAGAATTTCTACCATTGCTACGGATGCAAAGAGAGTGGAGATGCCATCGACTGGGTGATCCATCAGGAAGACGCGTCCTTCAAAGATGCGGTCCTTATGCTCGCCAAGGATCTCGGGATCGACGTTCAGGGAGGCATCGAAGGCGAGTGGAACTGGACGCTGAAGGATCCGCCGCCGCCGCCACCACGACCTCTGCTTCACACGTGGCCAGAGTCATCGATCGCTCGGTTCGCCAACAGGATGCCAAAGTACATGATCGAACGCGGCATCATGATCGACACGGCGAAGGCGTACGAGATCGGGTACGACCGAGAGGAGAAGAGGGCCACCTTTCCTGTTCGAAAGCCGACCGGTGAGCTGGTGGGCATGTCCGGACGCTCCACCATCGGCGCCAAGCTGAAGTACATGCACTACCGAATCGACCAGCAGGAGTGGCGCGCGATCGCTCGAATTCCACGCCACCTCTACGACTCGATGGACGAAGACGAGATCGAGGCAAGGTTCGCTCGGTGGCCAAAAGCTCGCACGCTGTACGGCGCCCACGTAGTCGCTTCGCAAGCGCTTGCGCCAGCAGGCGGATGGAGAGACGGCAACCTGTACCTGGTAGAGGGGCACATTGACGTGCACGCCTTCTATCAGCGTCGACTACGTGCAGTGGCGTCCATGGGCTCGTCAGTCAGTGCGGAGCAAGGAGACATGCTTGCCGAGCTCGTTCCTGTTCGTGGCAACCTCGTCATATGCCCCGACCCGGACATGCTCTACAAGAAGCCGAGAGGAAGCGAAAAGACACTGTTCGAACTGTACGTGCTGAACATCAAGGAGGTGATCTACGAGCGACACCCCATCTGGCACTTGCTCTTGCCGGGCATCCGTGTTCCAGAGGGGCGTGACGTAGCGATGATGATGGACGAAGAGTTGGACGCCTGTGTTAGGGTTGATCCAGCAAACGTCAACGATGACGAGTTCGAGACCGCGTACGCAAAGCTGACGCGGCTCGCCTAGGGGACGAACCCCACCACCACATGGAGAAGAAGAAATGGCAGACACGAACGATACGGAAGCGGATTGGTTCCAGGACACCTCGCCTGAGACGATCAAGAAGGAGCGCGAGGATCGCTCTTCGTCATTCGCCAGGAAGAACCAGCGCCGCGTTTGGCTTCCGCCTCCTGGGCCACGCGGCCCCGGCGGTGAGTTCGAGGGGGTGTTCCTCGACGACAATCCGCGTGCGATCCACGAGCACAGCTTGTTCTTGAACGGTTCCCGCAAGGGGAACTGGTTCACGTGCATCAAGAAGCTCGACAACCGCGACAAGCCTGCGCTCAAGCCATTCTGGGGCGGATGTCCGCTCTGCCAGAGCGGTGACGAGGCGTACTACATCGCGTTCCTCACGGTCCTCGACACCACCGGCTTCGTCATCTCAAGAGGCAAGGATCGCGGTAAGGAGGTGAAGAACTTCCGGAAGCTGCTCCCGCTCAAGCTCGACGGCGTCGAGTGGCTGAACAAGGAGAAGAAGATCCGCAAGAGCCTCATCGGCGCGAAGTACCACTTCTCGCGCACGAAGAAGCAGCAGGCGGTCTACGGCGAGGCGTCGTACATGGACAAGGTCGACCTCAATGCCGACGAGTTCAAGTACACGTCCGATAAGGACGGGAAGGTCTACGAGCCGACTCCGTACGAGTACGGCAAGATTCTCGCTCCGCTCAGCCGCAACGAGCTTCTCTCGATCGTTCAGCAGATGAAGCAGCAGTCGGAAGCGGAGAAGCACGGCGCCAGACCGAAGGGCGGCGCTCCCGTCGACGAAGAAGAGGGATACGCCAACGGCGCCGACGACGAAATCCCGTTTGCCTTGAATGGAGACGTTGTCAGCTACAGGCACGAGCGCCGAAAGGGATTGGCTTTCAAGTTCTAGGACATGAAGGTCTGTTTCAATTGACTTGAACAACGACCCGGCTCCAGCCTCCTGAAGATTCAGGGGCCGGGCCGTTGTTCACCTACGAAGAGCCACACATGCCCAAAGTCTACGTCAGCGGCCTCGCTTGGCTGGACGTCAGCAGTTATGACTTGACGCGCATCGCGTCTGTCAAAGCTGCCTGCACGCTCAATCCACGAAGGACCAGCAAGCATCAGACAGAGAAAGATCTCGAACCCATCGAGCTGTTTCAGCAGAGGGAGAGCCTGCTCGGAGTTCCGCGCGAGTACTTCATGAAGCACCGTACGATGGACCACGAACCGGTGTACCGGGTAACCCCTGGTCGCAAGTGGGCGAAGCAGTACGCGAGCGCCTTCACTCTACGAGACGACCAGCCTGATGCGGTCGAAGCTGTCATGCTCAGAATGACAGAGCCTTTTGGTGGAGCCGTGGTTCAGGCTCCAACCGGATGGGGGAAGTGTCTAGGGATTGGTACGCCGGTTCTCAGATACGACGGAAAGATTGTCTTGGTAGAGACGCTGAAGGTTGGCGATCTTCTGATGGGGCCAGACAGTAGGCCAAGGAAGATCTTGTCGACGTGCCGCGATCACGGACCGCTCTATCGGATCGTTCCGACAAAGGGTGGAGATCCGTGGGTATGCAATGACGTCCATGTGCTGACGCTCGTTCACACGGAGGACGGCAGGATCGTTGATGTACCGCTCAACGAGTACCTACGGAAAAGTGCGAACTGGAAGCGGGTCTACAAGCAGTTCGCACCAGAGAACGGTGTCGAATTTGTTCCGAGGAAAGATCCGGAGGTCGATCCGTACTTCCTTGGAGTCTGGTTCGGTGACGGCACCAAGAGCCTGAAGGCCGTGTCGGTGACGACCATGGATGCGGAGATCGTGCAGATGCTACGAGACGTAGCTGCGTCGTACCGACTCAAGGTTCGGAAGGAAGATAATGACGGCACCAAGTGCCCGACCTACTTTCTGACCCACAACGGTCGAGTAAAAAATGACTGGAACGAACTGCTGAAGAGGATGAGGCACATCCTTGGAAAGGATGTCCGGATCCCGGACTCGATCCGATTCGGATCGAAGAAGATGAGAAGCGAGTTCCTTGCTGGATTCATCGACTCCGATGGGCACAACAACGATGGCTGTTACGAGATTGCGCAGAAGAGAAAGGATTACGCAGAAGCCATCATGTTCATCGCAAGGTCTCTTGGGTTCTTTGCCCGAATGAGGCCGAAAGTTGTCAATGGAACGACGTACTGGAGGATTCATCTGCACGGAGACTTCAGAAAAATTCCGATTCGGATCCCAAGGAAGATCCATAGTGGCAAGCTCCGGCACGGAGTTGAAGGTGGAACCAGGAACAAGCTCGCAACGAGGACCGGCTTCACGGTCGAACCGTTGGACGACGGAGAGTACTTCGGGTTCGAGCTGGACGGTGACGGACGGTTCCTGATGGGTAACTTCGTGGTTACTCACAACACCGTCTTCGCGGTCGAGGTAGCTCGGCGCCTCGGGGTGTTTACCGCGGTGCTTGTGGAGAAGGAGAAGCTCAGAGATCAGTGGATCGAGCGCATCAAGCAGCAGATCCCAGGGATCCGGGTTGGCATCCTTCAAGAGAACAGATGTGACATGGACTCGGATGTCATCGTCTGCATGCTGGACTCGATGACAGGTCGCGAACACAAAGACCTGTACGAACAAGTTGGCTTCGTCATCGCTGACGAAGTGCATCACATGGGTGCTCGTACAAGAGCGCCGATCCTCGCGCGGTTCTCGGGTCCATGGAGACTCGGGCTCAGCGCAAAGCCAAGCCGCATCGACGGGTGCGAAAGGGCGTTCTACGACAACATCGGACCCAAGGCATACATCGCTAGTGTCCGCCGTCTCACCGCCCGCGTCTTCTTCAGGAAGACGTACTGGCGTCCGATTACGACACGAGACTTCAACCCGGAGAAGGTTAGCGACCAGACGCTTCTGAACATCATGTGCGCAAGCGTCCCACGCAATGAGCTGATCGTCTCTGACTTGATCAAGGCCGTTATCGCTGGGCGCAAGGTCATCGTGTTCAGTGCGCGCAGGAAGCACCTGGACACGTTGCGAGACATGTTTGCCAGGCAGAGGCCAGCAGGGAAGACGGACGGCTTCCTGAGGGGTGGCATGTCAAAGAAAGACCTTCAGCGCACCGATCGGTGTGATGTGCTCTGGGCCACGTACGAGTTCGCAAAGGAGGCGTACGACAACCCGGACATAGACACCGTGTTACTCGCCACGCCTGTTTCCGATCCAGAGCAGCCGGTCGGTCGTGGCACCAGGTGGAAGCCAGACAAGAAAGAACCGTACGTGCTCGATTACGTGGACAGCGGACCCACGATCTTCGAGAAGCGACACGACCGACGCAAGTCGGTCTACAAGGCGATCAAAGCATCCATCGGCAAAGACTGAACAAGGAGCCCGGACATGGCGACGACGAGAAAGAAAGCGACACCAGTTTCGCAATCAGAGCCGGAGGAGATGCCCATCGAGTCGAGAGACATGTTGCCTCGCAATCCGGATGGAAGGATCAACAACTGCGCAATCGCTTGCGTGACAATCGAGAGCGAGTGCCAGATGTGCAAGGGTATCTGCCCAGACAAGCAGAAGTTCGAATCGGGTGGAGCGTTTTCGACAACACCGATCATAGGTCGTCGGACCGAAGAGTCCGGGTCCGACATCGAAGCTGATGGTGAACGCGTCATCGTTCAAGAGCAAAGCGTCACGCAGGAGGTCGCCAACGGTGACGTGAAGCGCGGAACAGTCGTCGTGCGTAGTCAGCTCGACAAGCTGGATCCCACTTTCAGGTCACGAGAGATCGAGGTAGAGGCGTTCGTCACACAGCCCGCGATTGTCTCGAGATCGTTCGAGGCTGTCATTCTCGGGGTCGATGGATACCCTAGGGGCAAGACCAGCGTCTTCGTCTCATGGCCTTGCTATCGAGAAGAGTTCCAGGATGCGATGACTCTCGTGAGGAAGGTCGCGAAAGAGGAGCTACGCGTCGAGCTTGCCTCCGCCAAGGAGAAGCTCGACCGCGTTAAGTCGAAACCGAACAGCGGTCGCCTGTAGGCGAAGGAGACAGACAAGATGGCTTTGATTCCGAGGGCGGACAGTCAAGACGTAGAGAAGACAGCGGCAGACGCGGAGAAGAAGCGAAGACTCAACGAAGCTGTGCGAAAAGCGCAGGACGCCAAGGCGATCAAGAACCTTGCGGAACGCAAGAAGGGCGTCGACATCGTCGTCGACAAGATGCAGAAGGACTACGGGAAGGGTGCGCTCACGTTGATGAGCGATCACGCGCTCGACATCCCTCGCATCTCGACCGGCCTGCTCTCGATGGATGTGCACACGGGCGGAGGCGTACCGAAGGGCCGCATCACCGAGTTCTTCGGACCCGAAGAGAGCGGAAAGACAACGCGCATGGCTGCCACCATCGCGCAAGCCCAGCGAACCTGCGTTCACTGCGGCAAGCGTGGGCGCTTCATAGTTTATGGCACGGTGAAGGTGCCGCTGCCTGGTGACATGAGCCTGGAGGTGCCGAACCACGTTCTCGTCGAATGTCCGTGCGGCAACCCGCGTCAGTTCATGGCTGCGCACTTCGACATCGAGGGTTCGTACGATCCAGTCTGGTTCATGGCCCAGGGCGTTTGGCTAGAGCACTGCTTCCTGTCTCGCCCCATCGTTCTCGAAGAAGCGGTGGACGTCGTGCAGGGCGTGCTCGAGTCCGGGAAGTTCGACATGGTGTCGTTCGACTCGGTGGCCCAGGGAACGTCGAAGCAAGAGGTGGAGAAGTCGGCGGCCGACGCCACCGTTGGCCTTGCGGCCCGTCTCTACAACAGCGCCATGCGTCGATGGCAGGTCATGCAGAACCAGACCTATCGCCGCGCGTTCGACAAGGGTGACATGGTCGCCGTGAACTGCATTCCGACCATTCTGCTCATCAATCAGGTGCGCATGAAGGTCGGTGGCTACGGCAATCCTGAGACGACTCCAGGAGGAAACGGGATCCGCTTCTCTGCATCGCTTCGCATTCGATTCCAGGGTGCAGAGGCCGCAAAAGAGGGCGGAGGTGACGCAAGCAAGGGAATCAGCGTTGGCGAGAAGCAGACCGGCGGCTACCTGAAGACGCACGTGATGAAGTTCAAGATCGCGAAGTCGAAGGTCAGTCCGAAGGGCTACGGCGGCGAATACCTGCTCGTTCAGGAAGACACGCCATTCTACAGGCTCGGCGAGATCGACCAGTCCAACGATCTTGTCGAGTTCGGCCTCAAGTCTGGTGTCATCTACGGTGAGCCGAACTCGTATCGGATAGAGGGGGTCGTCGAAGACCCGAAGAACGTGTCGAAGAAGGAGTTGGACAAGCTCGAAGGCGTACTCCCGCTGAAGCGATTCCGCGGCAAGAGTGAGATGGAGCTGTTCATGTCGGAGAATCGCGACGAGGCCCGACGCATCTACGATCTCATTGTCTTCAAGATGACTGGCACGTCCTACGACGGAACGCTCGGCGGACCCGTCCCGTCGAACGTTGTGGAGGATGACGTCGAGTCTGATGGAGACGAAGACGAAGAGAAGGACGAAGCGTCCGACGACGAGTAAGGAGGTCGACATGGTCGATATAGAAAAGCAGAAGCCGAAGACGATAGACATTCGTCTCCTGTTTGTTGGTCGTGCAGAGCTTTCTGATGGAAAGCTCGGGCGGAAGTACTACCGAGTACCGGATGGCCGGAAGGATGCTCCGCGCCAGAGCTTCAACAACAACATGGTGTCCGTGTACTCGAAGCAGGTTGGTCGAAGACGGCCTGGAAATTACGTCATCGAGAGGCTGGAGCCGCTACGTAATGCGTACTGGAACCTCGAAGGCAGAGCCCGCGCCGCGTTTCTGGCACGCGTCGTTGCAAGCATCACCAGCCATTCGTCGTTGAAGAAGAAATGAAGTACGAGGTTAGATCGATCGCACTTCGTACCGACAAAGCTCCTAAGCTCCGCAAGCAAAAGAAGCGAGCCATGGCGATGGAGAAGAAAACGGCCGAGACGTTCGGCGGTCGGCGTCAGCCCAGGTCTGGAGGAGGTATGTTCAACAAGGGCGACGTGAAGTGCCCGAGCGTCCTCTTCGACGACAAGTACACCGATCAGAAGAGCTACTCGCTCACGCAGAAGGACGTCGCCAAGTTGTGCTCGGAGGCGATGCAGGAGAGAAACAGAAACCCAGCCTTCAAGATTCGGTTCGACAGTCCGATCGAAGGGATGGAGATGTTTCCAAAGGAGTGGGTCGTCATCCCTGCCTCGTTCTTCAAGGAGCTGATGGCAGCATTCGAGAAGCGCGATGAGTGAAGACGAGATCGAGTCGCTCATCGACAAGATCCTCGTCGAGTGGGACAGGAAGTCGAAGCGCTGGGGTCGTGAGGTCGTTCATGGAACACTGATCGACGACGAGAAAGCACCAGGGGGATTCAGGGATCCGTTCGAAGAGCTGAACGAGAAGCACCACGGGATCATCGACGAGTGGTTGAGGGCTGCCTGTATGGAGCTCACCAAGAAGAAGGTGGAGGATCCCATGTCGAGGATCTGCACCAGAATGCTGAACACGAACAAGCCGCAGAACAGTCCAGGAGGAAACCTGGCCATGCACCTCATCACGGTGAGGGCCATGCGCAGCGTCCACTGGATGAAGCGGTTCAAGGAGAAGGACTGGGACTTCGAGATCGCGAAGACAGAGCTGATAGCTCGTGGAATCATGAAGAAGAGAGGGTAGAGACGATGAGTATGGGAATGGCCAACGAAGAGCAGATGGTGACGGTTTCACTTGGTGGCGAATCGCGCCGAGTGTCCAAGTCAAAGGCCATGGACGTCGCAGACGAGCTTCACAACAAGTACGGAGGCGCTCCGCAGATCGTGGAAGATGGCGTCCCTGATGCCGTGACCGATATCAACGACAATCCGTACATGAACGATCTGAAGAAGCAGATCGACGACGGGGGCAACAAGAGGACGCTCGTGGTAAAGAAACCGGTCGGAGCTGACCGAGACACCAGCGAAGGCGAGATGTCCTGGGAAGGCAAGCTGCGATCGCTCATGGACAAGGCGGCGGCCGAGGAGGCTGGGTTCGCACCGGCTCAGACGGTCTACGAGCGCGGCCGACTGGTGAAAAGTATCGGTGTCGAGAACGCAACGAGGGGCCGTGTCGAACACAAGAAGAAGCCAACGGTGAAGGAGTACTGCGAGAGCTTTATCAAGCAGATCGAGACCGAGGACCGAGAGGACATGATCGTCACCTCTACGGACCTCCGCATGCAACCCAATGGGATGATCTACTGCCCGAAGGACAAGAGCGTCGAGCTTGCCCTGGCCGCCCCGGCGTTCGGCAGCTTCCTCGCGCGGTCGAAGATCACCGGCGGCGACTACCTGAAGCGGTGTTGGCCAGAGCTTCGCGCTCACAACGTGAACGAGTGGCTGGCCTTCATGGAGGAGATGGGCGTTGTCGACGATGACGACGTCGAGCTCGGGCCCGTCGAGCTGAAGATGCGCACGCGCAAGAACGGCAACCTGATCGGAACGGACCGCGAGGTCTTCGGCGTGGTGAGTCCCGGCTACCAGGACTACGACGTCGACATCATTGCAGAGGCTCTCGCGAAGGCTGCTCCGAAGGACGCCCGCGGCACTGTCACGTACGACGGCTACCGAGCAAGGTTCGAGGTCATGTTTCATTCGAACGTGAAGCCAAAGGACTACGTCGCTGGAGAGTTCTTCAAGTCGGGCGTCATCATCGGAACGGACGACACGGGCAAGGGCGGCATCATCGGCAACGCAGCCGTCTGGCAGAACCTCTGCTTGAACCTCATCGTCATCGACACGCAAGAGCAGAACCTCTTTCGCATCAAGCATGTCGGCGATGTGGATGAGATCGCCGAGAAGTTCGAAGTCGGGTTCGTCGCATGCCTGAAGAAGATCGAGTACTTCATGACGGCATGGGGGTACGCGGTACACGAGAAGCTCACCGACAGCGGCAAGGTCGTCGCCATCGACGAGGACCAGGAGATTCCGATCAAGCTTTCGGATCTCATGCCCGGCATCTTCAGCGGCATCATGGAGCGCGAGCTCGTTCCGGTGAGGGCTCGCAAGGAGGAGGCCGTCCCGAAGCTGATGCAGATGTGGGAGAAGGACACGTCCGCCGCCGCAGGGCCGACGCGAGCAGCCGTAGTGAACGCGTTCACCAGGTACGCTCACGAGGTCCAGCAGCCGACCCCGTGGCTAGAGGATGACATCCAGCGTGCCGCTGGCCAGCTGCTCTATGGAAAGAGGAAGTCGGACGGATCCAGAACGAGCCCGGCCCCGCTTCCGTTTGAAGAGTTCGTTCCAGCCTGAGGAGAGGCATGTCTGAGATCACCAACTTTGGCGCAAGCATCGACCTCATGAAGTCAGTGGAGTCGTACGTGCTCGGAAGGCTGAGTTGGTGGTCTCGGGTGTTTTTCTGGATTGCTCGCCGACACCAGCGAATGGGTCGCGCCGCCGTCGAAGTGTGGATGACGGGTCGTACCAAGGAGAAGGTCGACGAGACGACTTTGAACGACCTGCACAACGGGTACTGGCAAAAGTACCCATGGATGTCGTCGCTCTACCTCGCGCTGAGAGAGAGCGGCGCAATTGGACGCTCCGCCTCCGAAGATCCCTTGCGAGTGCACGGGACGAACGGTACGGTGCAGAACCTACGACGATAAGCCAGGGCAGGTGACGACGTGGACGTGTACTTCGACATGAAAAGCGGTGAGTTTGTCCTTGATCCGGACGAAGAGGACATCGCCAAGACGAACAGGGATCGGTTCGTTGTTCTGAACAGATCCGCTCGAGATCTGTGGCCGATCCTGCCAGGGCACATCGTCAAGGATGGCAGCACCTTCAATGGTCAGCCGTACACGCACCTGATTTCTGTGGACGACACGGAGGGTCATGTGACGTCGACATTGCCTCCAGAAGCTACCCAGAAGGTGCTCTTGGCAGTGGCCACGCAAGCGCTTGCGGATTCGAAGGGCGAAGAGCATCGAGAAGACGAGGCTGCCAATCGGTTCACGGAGGAGACGGACGACTTCGTGATCGAGCCACGGCTGGACGATTACTCGTCCTACCCGGACGAGGACCCTGATGTCTGATCTGCTCGATCTCTTGAACCCGTCTTCGGTCATCATGACGGACGATGCCGGGGAAACGTTCGGCAAGCGCCTCTTCAAGTCGCTGAAAATGGAGAAGAAGGTCGAACCCATTACGGCGAAAGGATGGCTTCGAGGGAGCGCCATCGGTGACATGTGCGCCCGCGAGGAGGTCCTCGTTCATCGTCTCCAGAAGACGCGGATCAGGGAGGAGTCCGGCGGCGGAGCGATGGTCTACGGCATCGGTTCGAACTTTCATTCATGGGTGCAGAAGAACGCACACCCGTTTCTTGTGGGCACGTGGAAGTGCATGAACAGGATTCGGATGCCGGATTGGCCGAAGGGCGCTTACCGATTCTGTGGCTACAGGACAGACTCTGACGAACACCCGCGCGTTCCTTTGCCCAAGACGGCGTGTCCACGCTGCCTGGGCGAAGACAAGTGGAAGTATATCGAGCGGATGTACGTCAACAGGGAGTACCGGGTACGCGGCCATCCTGACGGGTTTCGTCGGATCACGGATGATCCGGATGACGACGAGATCCTGGAGTTCAAGACCCAGGCTGAGTGGGGATGGAAGACCAAGGTCGAACCGTTCGCCGCCTACATGAAACAGGTACAAGTCTACCTGTGGCTCACCGGACTGAAGAGAGCTCGCATCGTTCTTGTGAACAAGAACGGCGGCGGCGACAGCCCGAATGGATGGTTCAAGGAGCACGTGTACGGTCGGGACGAAAACGAGATCGAGATGATCAAGCGGAACGCGCGGAACGTCTGGAACGGCATCAGCGAGAACAAGCTTCCAGAGCGCGTCTGCTCCACGCGATCTTGCAAGAGAGCTGAAAACTGTCAGCTCATGAACCACTGTTTCGCAACGAATGAAGGTGTTGTCTATGGACACGCAGCAGAGTTCTGAGACCAAGCAGACGATCGAGGAGAAGTACCAGTTCATCTTGCCGATGACTGGCCGAGTGCTCGTCGAGCTGGAGAAGGTGGTGGCGGAGAAGAAGGTCGGGTCCGTATGGATCGTCGACACGACCGCCAAGAACCACAAGTACCGGAAGGGCGTCGTCGTCAGTGTGAGCAAGGACGGCGTTCTTTGCGTGGGCGGCAAGCTGAGCCCGCACCTTCTCAAGTCTGGCGATGCGGTGCTGGTGCTTCGAACCGCTGGCCGTGACGTCTCGGGAGGTGCTGGACTGAAGCCTGGCACGCTGTGTTCGATCTGGGAGAACTACGTTCTTGCGATTGTGCAGAACGACGAAGGAGGAGAGAAGATCATGGAACTCAAGCCGATGTATGACCGCGTGGTGCTGAAGCGAATCGAGGGCAGTGACAAGACGCCCGGCGGGATCTTCATTCCGTCTACGGCTCAGGAGAAGAGCGACAAGGGGGAGGTTATTGCAGTTGGAGAAGGCCGACTGATGCAAGACGGAACGGTTCGCAAGATGGCCGTCGAGATCGGAGACCAGGTCTTGTTCAGCAAGTTCGCCGGCACCGAGGTGAAGATCAACGTTCCGAAGAAGGTGCAGGTCGGCAAGGACTCGAACGACGCACCGATCTACGAGGATCGCGTGGGCGAGGAGGAGCGCGTTATCGTCAAGGAGGACGACATTCTGGCCGTCATGCCCAAGGCCAAGGTCTCGTAGCAGTCGTGTCGGTCGTCCTTGGACTCGATTTGTCGCTCACGAGCGCCGGAGCAGTCATCCTGTCGCAAGCACTTGCGAAGCCGCTTTCGATGACGACCGGGTACGCGTTGCCGAAGAAAGGGATCAAGGGACAGAGGAAAGAGCCGCTACCGGAGCGCGCTCGTCTCGATCGTCTCATTCAGATCGCGACGCATCTGGTCACGTTTGCGAAGGCGAACGGAGTGACCGCAGGCTTCGTCGAGAACTACGCATTCAATAGGCCGTACCAGGCCGCCCACTGCGGCGAGCTTGGAGGGGTCGTCAAGTGTCAGTTCTTTGTGAACCTCGGGATTGTGCTACAGCCAGTGACCGTGTCTTCGGCGCGCAAGTTCATGTGCGGGAAGATCCCTGCTTCAGCGAACAAGAAGACATGGGTGCAAAAGTTCCTGGCAAACAGGAACATCGAGTTCGATTCGCTGGACGAATCAGATGCGTACGTGATTGCTAACTGGGGAATGAACGCGGTCGGGCTTCCGGCCATTTCTAGTGAGGAAGAATGAGTCGAGGAGGCAGTATCGTCGCGACAACAGGCAATGTCGGAGACCCGATCGTTTTCGGAAAGACGCCGAAGAACGAGGACTGTTGCTCGTTCATGCTGGCTCTCGAAGAGCGAAACCAGACGTTTCCGACGTGGGTGAAGGTCAACATCTACGACGCGGGCAACGTCACTATGTGTAGGGAGCGCCTACTCAAGGGGGCCAGCGTCACCGTGTACGGGAAACTTATGAACCGAAGACGTTCGAGCAACGAGCTCGCGGTCGAAGTGAAGGCGAGCGAGATCATCTTCAACGGCTCGACCGTCCGCAACAATGTGAATCAGGAGCAAGGTCGATGACGACAGAAGACACCGCAGAGTTGAATGGTCAGAAGCTCGTGAAGAAGAACAAGCCCAAGAAGGACGAGAAGGCTGCCAAGGCAAAGAAGCCGAAGAAAGCAGACGACGCTGACCTCGAAGCCTCTGGCAAAGAGTCCGGAGAAGAGGAGGAGGTTCGTTCGATCATCCTGACGCCAGAAGAGAAGGAGAAACTCAGGTCCGAAGTTCGCTCCTACAGCGACAAGATCGAGAACCACTACTTCGATCTTGCCGCTCTGGTGTACCAGGTATACGACTCGGCCTCGTACCTCGACTGGGAAGGCCCGATCCACGACGACGAGACAGACAAGACCGAAGTCCGGAAGTACCTCACGTTCGCGGAGTACGTCGAGAACGAGCTTGGTATGGGTCAGCGCACCGCCGACTACTTCGTCTCGATGAGCCGGTTCTTCCTGATCGATATGCAGGACCACCCCGAGGTAACGACCAAGGTCAAGAAGCTCGGCTGGTCGAAGACCAAGGAGCTGGTCGGCGTCGTCAACGCGGAGAACGTCGATGAGTGGGTGGAGAAGGCCCAGAAGATGACGGTCTCCCAGCTCGCCGCAGCTTGTCGATCTGCCCTTCGTGGAGACGATGACAAGGACGACAAGAACGACGTGAAGCGAAAGTCGTTCACGTTCGTGGACGATCAGATCGATGTCGTCGAGAACGCGCTCGATCACGCCAAGGAGACGTCCGGCAGCGACAAGGATGGGTTCGCCATGACGCTCATCTGCCAGGACTATCTGGCTGGCGCCGTTCGTCCGAAGGAAGGTTCGCAGCAGCTTGCGTACATCAAGCGCATGGAGTCGATCTTGGGTGGCATCAAGCTCATCGCGGTCGATGCTGATGCCAAGAAGGTCGTGTACGGCAAGCGTACCTTCAGCAGCTTGAGCGAGGACTGATAGTGGAGGCGAAAGCTGTTATCGGATGGGATCCGTCTGCGTTCGCGGTCATCGCATCGCGAATTCAGATGGCCCTTCAGACAGGACATGTGTCCCTCGGCGACAGTACGAAGCTGGTCGAGGGACTGTGGCCTGGTGAGGGTGGAGATAGGCATAGCGTCGTCGTCTCGAATGGGACCACGGCGCTGGAGCTTGTCTGGCACTTGTTCAGGCCAAGGGTCGTGATTGCTCCAGAGATGACAGTGCCGATGGTGCACTGGTCCGCAAAGAACAGCCCAAGCCGCCCAACCCTGATCAAGGTTGATGTCGACGACACCCTCTGCGCCGACATCACCAAGATCGATGAAGCGATCGAACTCGCGAAGCTGAATGGATCAGACCTCTCGGATGTGGCCGTGTGCTACGTCATGACCGCAGGACTCGTAAGTCCGGGACTGGCTGCCGCAGCCGTAAGGTGGCGCTCGCTCGGCGTCAAGGTCGTGCTCGACATGAGTCACGCGCACGGCGCCACGTACAACGGATACGCTCCGTACACGTGGGCTGACGCAGCTACTTGGTCCTTCTACGCTACGAAGGTGCTGACCAGTGGCGAAGGCGGCATTGCATGGTTCAGTGACCCTCAGCACGCGGAGGATGCGAAGATCGTCGCGAACCAAGGAAAGAAGCGCGGTACCGGCAAGTTCATGGTGGAAGGCCGAGGGTATCGGCTCAGCGAGTTCGCGGCAGCCGTCATGGCCTACGAAGTCACCATGGCCCGCACGGTCTACCAGAAGCGACAGAGTGTCGCGAAGTCGTACGAAGGTTTCGGGATTCCTGGGTTGCACCAGTTCGTCCCTCAGCTTCAGACCTCGTTCTACAAGTACGTGGTACCCGTCAGTGCCACCAAGTTCGCTCCAGATTCAGCCGATGCTGTGGAAGAGGCTTTCGCTTCTCTTGGTGTTCGCTGTACTGGTCGCGTTCATGGGTTCTCCGAAAACGGAGGCCGCCCATGGTCAATGCCCAGAGCAAAGTTCTGGGCTCAGAATCACGTCTGTCTCCCGGTGGGTCGTCTCATGCATCCGATGATGCTGGAGACGATCGAAGAAGCCTGGAAACAGATTCGCAAGTAAACGCTCCGGCATTCAAACAAGAAAGAGACAGGTCATGGCGACAACGTATGTGAGCATCGACAAGATCGAGACGAAGCCCCAGGTCCGGACGGTTTGGGAGCAGTCTGCTCTCGAAGAGCTGTCCGCCAGCGTGAAGGAATACGGCATCCTGGAGCCCCTGGTCGTTCGCTCGAAGAGCGGCAAGGACTCTGGGTACATCCTGGAGATCGGACGCCGGCGCCTTGAAGCTGCCAAGATGGCCGGACTGAAGAAGGTCCCCGTCACGGTCACCAAGGAGCCGGTCGCGAACACGCCGGTCATCCAGCTCATCGAGAACCTCCAGCGCGAGGACATGAACGACATGGACCTCGCGAATGCGTTCAAGGGAGTCATGGAGACCCAGAGCCTCACGTTAGACCAGCTCGCCGAGAAGATCTCGAAGACGAAGGGCTTTGTGAAGCAGCGTCTCACGCTGACGAAGGCTGCCCCTGAGGTTCAGGAAGCCGTCCGTCGTGGCGACATCGAGTTCAGCGGAGCTCGCGCGTTGTGCGGTTTGCCGAAGGAGGAGCAGGCCAATGCACTCCAGGAAGCTGTCGCTGAGGAGGCGGAGGCGCGCAAGGATCGCGACGAGCGGAAGGCCAAGATGCTCGACCTCCCGGGCGTCGTTCGTGCAGAGTCGGGGGAGACCTCCGACGAGGAAGAGAAGGGAGAGGCGAAGGGTGAGGCGAATGCCGATTCCGAGGACAAGCAGCGCAAGCAGCGTGTGTCCAAGAAGAAGACGGAGCCGAAGGCGAAGACGTCCACGGTCAAGCGCATCACGCGCCGCCGCAAACGCGACAAGGCCGGCGCCCAGACCACCGCACGTCCGGTCGCCGAGCGCCTGGAAGAGAAGACGAAGGAGTGGGTGGCTGGCTTCATCGACGAGGACACCAAGGGCAAGGGCCTCGACGAGCAGCTCAGCGCCCAGAGCGCCAGGAACCTGCTGAAGCGGTTCACGGCGTACTTGCTCGAACAGCGCGCCCTCATGGTTCGCTGAGGTTACGTAGGGGGCCCATCAAGGCTCCCTACCACCCCACCCTCAGGAGCCAAAACGAGGCCACGGGAGGCTTCGGTAGCCATCATGCACGGAGCCACCATGGGCATCCTCGTCAGCGTCCATCAGCCCCAAGTCTTCCATTCGATTCATCTGCTCAGTCGCATCATCAGATCCAACGTTCACGTGGTCATGGATCTGGCCCAGATCAACCGAAAGGTGGGGATGGCCACCTACCTGCTAGGCAGACGCGACGAAGATCCGGATCGTTCGCCCATTTCCATGAAGGTGCCGGTAAGCGGCGGAAACAGGGTCTCCTGTCTTGAGGCGAAAATCGGCGTTGATGACGGATGGGTCGACAAGCATCTCGGAATGTTCGATCACTTGTACTCACGAGCGACGCACTACCAAAGCACGAGACGACAGCTGGCTCTTTGTCTGACCGAATGGAGAGGGGCCAGTTTCGCATCGTTCGGGACCATGTGCCTTCGGTTTGCCTTTGGAGCCATGGGTCTCGAAAACCCGCCGACAGTCTTCAAGGAAAGCAGCCTACGAATGCCTGTCGTCGGCGAAGATGGTACTGACCGCATCGCAGGTCTTGTGCAGACGGTCTACGGAACCGGGTACTACTGCGGAAGGCCAGAAGACAGGCCGTATCTGGACGAGGATCGCCTCCGAGCTCGCGGAATCAAGACTCACGCTCAAGACTTCGTTCCACCGCCGGATGGAAACCTATCTTGGGTCCATGTGCTCGCGAAAGAAGGCCGCCAAGGACTACAGGCTGCCTTGATTGCAGGTCCACGCGACAAAGCAACGGACAGGGTGCTGCACTTTGCGCCGTAACTTCCTCAAGACCTACGGCACCCTCTTGATAGAATCACTACTCCCACTTCCCACTCCCAACGGAGAGCAAGGTCATCGACATGAACGAGAAGCAGACTGGTTTCTTCGAAGCGCTGGGCGAAAAGCCACCTGAGCCAAAGAAGGCGAAAGAAGAAAAGCGCACTCATCCGACCATCAGGTACGTAGAGGTAGAAGCGCAGACGTCGGCCGGGAAGTACAAGGTCGACCTATTCGAAGGAGTGTGCTCCTGCTCGGCTCCAGTCGGGGAGGGGTGCTTCCACCTAAGGAAGGCCCGCGACGTCCATCTGAACAAGTGTGCCAAGACGCGGCACGAAGCCGTCAGTGCGATGCACAAGGAGATTCGACGCGGAGATGTTCAAGCCTCCCTGTACTGGGCGGACATCCTGTCAAGGCACTCCGACTACTACGTAAAGCGGTACGTTCGTCAGATCGTGGGCGAGGAGACGAGGAACTGGAACCTGTACTGGATGGCCCTTCGTCCAGGCGAGCACTCGTACCGAGACATGGTCGGAGCGATCGCCAGCTCGAGGAAGAAGTGGGAACACAAGAACGTCTGCCGTCCGTTCAAGGAGCAGCTGAAGGCGTTCTGGGACCTCAACGAGAGCAACTACGACTTCAAGCCCGGCGAGGAGCTGATCGAAGAAACGCGCGCCGCTCTGAAGCGTGACGACATGCCATTGATCTTCAAGCTCTTCGCGGCCATCGAATGCAAGGAAGAAGACGAGACGACCTTGGCTTTCGAACATGTCCTGTGTGAAGAGGTTGAGCATCGGTTCGAAGACATGAAGAATCTCAAGTTCTTCATGGAGAAGTACCCGGGGTGGACGGGGCGCGACAATTGGGAGAATCGTCTCACCATGATCGAGATGCTCACCGGCGCATGGGACAAGACCATGAACGAGTTCATCCACGATCCAGAAGGGGCCTACGAGTACGATGACGGTGCGCTTCTGAAGAAGTTCCCAGACTACGTTTACGACAAGCATCTGATTCAGGGGCAACGTCGCCTGGAGAAGTACTTCGACAAAATTGGTCCGATGAAACCTATGCCAGACAAGCTCGACATGCGCTGGTCAGGTCAATTTATGGGCGTCTCTTGGAGGTATGCTGCGTACGTCCAGTTCGGCGACAACTACGTCAACGCCAGGTGGGAGGACGTGAAGTGGTCGAAGGAGTTCTGGGAGTACACGCTGTCCATGCAGAAGGCTTGTGAGGGGTAAAGAATGGAACGCGTTCACGGTCTTGTCATGGTGCAGCAGCCCCAGGTCTACCCGAAGTTGCACCGAATTCATCGGTGGCTTCGAGTAGAGCGATACGTCTGCATGGACGACGCGCAAGTTGATCGTCCTGGTGGTATGGCTCGCTTCAGCTTCGTGCACAACAACGAGCCGCATCGAATCTCGATTCCGATTACGGGCGGCAAGCGGGTCGCATGCAACCAGGCTAAGGTTTATCTGGACATCGGCCACATGCGAACGATCAAGGAGCACGTTCGAGTCACCCTCGGCAAGATGAAGTACGGTCAGGAGGTGAGCGAGTTCGTTGCCAAAACGCTAGACATGGCTCCACACTCGCTGTCGTTCGCCGAATGGACGGAAGCATGCATGACGTATCTGACGATCTTGCTGTGCGAGCTGCCTGGATTCCAGGGGCCAGCCCGGTTCCTGGAGTCGAGGATTCCGTCCGTAAAGACGTCCGGTCCATCGAATCGGATCCTGAGCGTCGTGAAGCTTGTTGGGGGTACCGCGTACTACACAGGCAGTCGCGGCTCGCCCAGCCGTGACTACCTTGACGAGGTGACCTTCGCCGCTGAGGGGATCAAGATCCTGGAGCAGCAGTTTTACACGAACGACTTTCCAGTTGGTCTTGGCGACCGGACGTTTCTGGAGACCTGGGCAAGGTATGGTCTGACAGGAATGCTGGACATCCTGAATCGCGGAACGCTCGACAACAAGGAAGTCACCTGATGCAACGACGCGTTCTCCTTGTGCCGCAGCTCGGACTTTCTCGCGCTCGGAGCGATTCTTCCTATCAGTTCATGATGGATCTGATTCGCTCATCGAGAGAGATGGATCGGAAGTTCTTCTTCTACATGATCCTGCCAGAGTGGGCCCAGGACCCGTGGCCTGATGAGCCGAACCAGTTCACGATCACGGTGCCGATGAACAAGGACTTCTGGATGAACGAGATGATCGGCGTTCCGGCTGAGCCTCTCGCAGAAGCCTTTTGTCGTCGTGGCGGCAAGTACATCGTCGACATGCTCTACACGGAGATGGTTCGACCAAGCTGGTACATGGGGCAGGTGATCAGTGACTATCGGTCGCGTCACAGTTTGCCAGTGTTCATCACTGATCCGATCACCATCGGCGGCTGGGTAAATCGAACATGGGAGCACCGGGTGGCGAACGCATACTCGTACCTGCACGGGTACCCGCTTGCCACGTCGACGTTCGAGGAGAATGGCTACCGAGAGCTGGTCACTGACTTCTTCAGGCCCGCGTACATCGACAAGTTCAACCAGCGCATCCACCGGGTGCCGGTCGCGATCGACATCGCCTCGTACCAGAAGGTTAGAGACGAGGAACAAGGCAACAAGCACGAGAAGGTCTCGCTCTTCTGCGGCATGCGATTCAACGAAGACAAAGGCATCAAGTTCATCATGGATGTCTTCCGTACGCTCTACGCCAGCGGCCGTGACATCTACGTGTGCTCGACGACGGGGACCGATCAGATCAAGGGCACTCAGCAGATCCCGGACAAGGACATGTCGATGCTCAAGACGATGAAGTTCGGATGCCCTCGCGACGAGTACGTTCAAGAAGCTGCCAGGTGCCACGTCTTCTTGTCCGCGTCGAAAGTCGAGTCGTTCGCGATGCATATCGTTGAGCAACTCACGCTCGGCCTCATCGGAGTCCTGCCAAATGCTCAGTGGGTATGGGACTGGATCCCGAAGGAGTATCCGTTCGTCTACGAGCCTGGCGATCGCGTCGAGGCGTACACGATGATCTCATGGGTCATGGATAACTACGAGCGGGCCTACGAGATGGCCCGACCGTTCATGGACTATGTCGCGAAGGCTTACGACTCGAAAGAATCCTCTAAAGCGATCTTTGATGCGTTCAACCAGAGGATCGACGAGCGATTCGTTGACTACACGAAGAAGCCCCTGCGCTTCTCGAAAGGTGGCAAGTTCCGGTACCCGTTCCGCCTTGAGGTCTGTGACGCAGCAGATTCACTGGGCGAGAGCTTCTCGATGCCGCAGCTGCTCCAGGTGCTCAAGGCGCGGATGAAGGGCACAGACGTCGGCGTCTTCACCAAGCTCGGAGGACCGAGACTGGGCGTGCCTACGCTCTACGACATTCGGATGATGTTGGAGTCGTACGGTTGGACGGATGCGTGCGACGGACCCAAGGTCAGGTTCGTGCGCGGGGACAACGTCATCGTTCCGAGCCACGCCTACGCAGATCAGATCGCTGCTGCCAAAGCAGGAAAGATTGCCCACGCCGCTGAAGCTGCTGCCGACGAAGAGGAGGATCTCGATGTATAAGCTCGGGGAGAGAAAGCTGACCAGTACGCAGTACGAGACGTTGAAAGCGATTGATCAGTACATCAAGACGATGGGGCATGCGCCCACGCATCATGAGCTCGCCGAGGTCATGAGGCTTCCGAATGCGCGGGCCGTAGCGAATCGTATCGACGCGCTCGTCAACAAGGGTTACCTGGATCAGACGAAGTTTCAGCCACGAGGGATTCGACCCTCGAAGAAGGCAACGTCCGAGTATCCAGAGCTGGGAAGAATTGCATCATGAGACCGAGTCGCAGTGACATCGAGCAGATCTTCGAAGGACGTCGCACCGTTCTGTACGCGCACGACCTCCGAGAGAGCCTGCTCATGGACAACGTGTCCCCATTGAGCTGCGACTTCACGCTTTCGGATGCTTGCCAGCACAAGTGCCACTTCTGCGTCGACGATCGCAACGAGGTTTCTGGCCCGATCATGTCCGAGGAGGACGCCTTTCGGATCTTGACGCAGCTTCGCAAGCTTGGCGTGATGAGCGTGAACTTCGAAGGCGGAGGCGAGCCAACCATCGCTCCCGCTTTCGTGGCGGCCATGCGCCATGCTCACGGCAGCGGGATGCACGTCGGGCTCATCACGAACGGCGGCATGCTTCACAAAGAGGAGATTGCAAACACGCTCCTCGACTGCGCACGCTACGTGCGCATCAGTCTCGATGCGGTGTCCCCGGAGACTCACGAGACGAGTCACGGCGTGAAGGGGCAGTTCAACAAGATCGTCGAGTCCATCAAGGAGCTCGTTCGACGTCGAGACGCGAAGACCTCGTCGCGGTCACCGTACGAAAAGCTTCCGGTGATCGGACTTGGCTACCTCATCGACGAGAACACGTTCCAGGGCATGCACCACGCCTTGGCACTTGGGGAGCATACGGGTGTCGACTACGTGTCGTATCGACCCATGCACAGCGACAAGAAGTATGGTGGGTACTACCTTCGAGACGACATGAACTTCGCGCACTCGCAGGCGTTGAAGAGGGTCTCCGAAGTGGAGGGTGGTTCGCGAGTCTACGCAGCGATCGACTGGCCCACCTCGAAGTATGTGCCCACCAAGAAGTGTTTTGCTCACCGAGGCAAGATCACGGTAGGAGCGACGGGCGACGTCTACACGTGCTGTAACAAGCGGTACAACCAGGACTACAGCTTCGGTCAGCTCAGGCCTGACGTGCCGCTCGAGCGCCTATGGAGCGGGCCGAAGCGCAAGGACGTCATCAAGCGCCTGGAGAACGCCCTTCAGGACATGAGCCAACACTGCTCCTCTTGCAACAGCGACGATCTGAATCGAACGTATGTGGAGATGAAGCGTCCGAACCTGCATCACCGCTTCATGGGTTGAAGATGGAGAAGCAGACGTCGTTGAACCTGGACTCGCAAGAGTCGATCGACATCATGACTCGCGAGGAGTTTGGGTACGCGAGAGCAGCGCTGCATACCCAACGGAGCTTCCGCTCTCAATGAACGGAGCGGTCTTCTCGGAGTCCGAGCACTATCGGTACCGATTGTGGCGTGTCTGGTCGAAGACGAAGGGTCGAGTCCTGTTCGTCATGCTCAATCCGAGCACGGCAGACTTCAAGAAGAACGACCCTACGGTTCGAAAGTGCATCATGTACGCCCAAAAGTGGGGCTATGGATCGGCCGAGGTCGTGAACATCTTCGCCTGGAGGTCTACGGACCCGAAGGCTCTCTACGACGCCAAGGACCCGGTCGGACCTGAAAACGATCGTCACATCCTCCAGGCCGCGGGCAACGCGCAGAAGATCATCTGTGCCTGGGGTGCTCACGGCGCCCTCAAAGGCCGAGGTCACAACGTGCTGCGCATGCTTCGTGATGACGGGTACCAGGTACAGGCTCTCCATCGAACGAAGGATGGACAGCCCGGACATCCCTTGTATCTCGCTGGAAGTGCGGTACCTGTCGACTTTCTATGAAAGCTGACCAGGTCGTCTGTCCACGCTGTCTCGCGAACCACGGCCACAAAGCACTCGGATGCGCTACGCCACACACGCATGCCCACATGATCTGTGGGACGTGCAACTGGTCGTGGACGACCTACGACGTCTCATACCTGAAGCTGGAGAACGTGTTCGAGAGGTTCAGGAACGGACTCGATCCGGAGCCTGTCTTCGAGAAAAACGACGGAACGAAAGACGAGTCGAAGTGGTGGGTGAACGACGACGGTTCGCATAGAGCGAACCCCGACGTGAGGTAAGGACGAAGAGCCATGGCAAGATGGAACGTTGGCGAGAAAAACGGCCAATGGAAGGGTGGTCGAACCGTAACCAAGGACGGGTACGTCTTGATCATGGTCGGAAAAGACCATCACCTCGCAGACGTTCGTGGATACGCGTACGAACATCGCCTCGTTGCGGAGAGAAAGCTTGGAAGAAGACTTCGTCGCGATGAAGAGGTTCATCACGACGATGAAAATAAGTCGAACAACAGTCCTGGCAACCTAGTCGTGACACGCGGCACCAAGAGACGACTTCGACATTTTGTTCATCATCGCACCAAGCCTTCTGTGCTGAAGAGACCAGAACAAAGAAATCGCACTGTGCTCTGCGCTTGCGGTTGCAAGACGGAGATGAAGAGGTTCGACAAGTACGGTCGACCAAGACGATTCATGCCAAGTCACAACATGAGAGTGAGGGCACGATGGGCCAAAAAACGTCCATAGAGTGGTGCGACCATACGTTCAACCCGTGGGCTGGATGTGCGAAGATCAGTCCAGCTTGTAAGTCATGTTATGCGGAAAACATCTCGCATAGGTTCGGCTGGAATGTATGGGGCACCGAGTCCCCTCGAAGGTTCTTCGGCGATAAGCACTGGAACGAACCGGTGAAGTGGGACCGCGCCGTCAAGGATCCCAACAAAAGACCCAAGGTCTTCTGCGCGTCGATGGCTGATGTATTCGAGCTGCGGAGCGATCTTGATGTCCACCGCGATCGCCTGTGGAAGCTGATCGAAGCTACGCCTGGCCTCGTTTGGCTGCTGCTCACGAAGCGTCCAGAGAACGTGAAGAAGATCTATGGAGAGACGCTACGAGCCAACATGTGGCTCGGTACGACGGTCGAGAACCAGAAGTACACGTCACGCATCGAGAGCCTGTTGAGAATCAACGCTCCGGTGAGGTTTCTGTCATGTGAGCCGATGCTGGGCCCGATCGACTTCAACACGTGCGGCATTTGGCATCCGGGAATGCATGACATGTACCTGGAGGGCGTTCACTGGGTCATAGCAGGAGGAGAGTCTGGGCCAGGAGCTCGTCAGCCAAGCCTCGACTGGTATCGAACGATCCGCGATCAGTGTGGGTACGCCAAAGTGCCGTTCTTCTTCAAGCAGCACGGTAACTGGGCGCCTGGAGCGAACGGGCTTGTGCGGCTCCGGAGTAAGAAAGACGGAGGCCGCCTACTGGATGGCGTCGAACACAACGGCGTCCCCCTCGACCAGAACGGGAATCCGCGATGAACCGCAACGGCATGGAGGAGTGGGAGGTCAACGTTCAGCAACGTCCGGCCCGCGAGAACCACCACCTTGTCTGTCCTGAGTGCGGCGCGAAGCTCGTTCTTCGTTCTCGTAGGGACGGGAAGTGGTTCTACGGATGCGAGATGTGGATGGACACGAAGTGCGACGGCGGGATCGGGGCGCATCCAGACGGCACACCGCTCGGGATCCCGGCGAACAAGGAGACGAAGAAGGCGAGGGTCGAGGCCCATCGATCCTTCGATCGCCTTTGCACCGAAGGGAAGATGTCGAAAGGCAAAGCCTACAAGTGGATGAAGAAGACGTTGCAGCTCGCGAACGGCATGAGCCACATCGCGATGATGACGAAGAGTCAGTGCGAGGCACTGGTGGCGGCAGTAGACACGAAGCTCGGGAAGAAGGAACAGCATGTCGACGACAGATGAAAAGGTGTACACGCTCCTCTGCCCATTCGGAGGGATTGGCGCAGGAGCCTTGGGATTCCTTCGTGCTCGGTTGAAGATGCTCGGAGTCGAGGCTCGGTGGAAGGTCATCGGCAACATCGACAACGACAAGCTTGCCTGTGAAGACTTCGAGTACCTGACGAAGTCGAAGGCCGTCTGCGCCGACATCCAGGCGATGACGGCCAAGGAGCTGATCGCTCACTTCGGTCCGGAGCCACCGGACGCTGTCTTCAGCAGCCCGCCGTGCAAGGGCTTCAGTGGTCTGCTCTCGGAGAAGCGGTCGAAGACGGACAAGTACCAGAAGATGAACCGGCTCATCCTCGACTGGATGGAGCTGATGTTCAAGGCATGGCCAGAAGGCCCTCGGCTCGTACTCATCGAGAACGTGCCCAGGATCCAGTCACGCGGCGCTCCGCTTCTCCGCCAGATCAAGGAGATACTGAACGCGCACGGTTACGTCTGCCACGGCAGCACTCATGATTGTGGTGAGCTCGGTGGTCTCGGCCAGCATCGTCAACGCTTCCTGCTCGTTGCTCGAAAGTATAAAAAGGTCCCTGCGATTCTGTTTCAACCGATCAAGAAGCGGGTGAAGGCGTGCGGCGAAGTCCTGGAGAAGCTGCCCATGCCGAATGATCCGGCTGGCGGCCCCATGCACGTTCTTCCAAAGGTCTCGTGGTTGAACTGGGTCCGGTTGTCCCTCATCCCAGCTGGTGGAGACTGGAGGGATCTCCCGGGCGTGCTCGAGGAAGGACAGGAGCGCCGATCCAAGTTCAAGCGTAAGGCCGTTGAGAGCTGGTACGCACCAACGGGGACGATTGGCGGACCGGGCTCGAATGGTGTCGAGAATGTCGCGGATCCGCGCGTCACGTCCATCTCGAACAGCCAGAACACTCACCAGAACAAGTACGCCATCATCGAGTGGGACAAGGCAAGCAAGACTGTCATCGGAGCGGCGAGGCCAGGCTCAGGAGCCCTGAACGTGGCTGACCCTCGCATCCCCAAGGACATCAAGCTCAACATCGTGATGCCACCTGCGGTCTGCTACGACCATGGCTATGGGGTCCTGGACTTCTGGAATCAGCCATCCTCCACCATCGCCGCGGGGTCAGCTGTAGGTCAGGGCGCGTATTCGGTAGCTGATCCTCGCCTGATCCCGAAGGCAGAGCCGTACAAAGGAACGTACGGAGTGCTCGACTGGAAGGAGGTGGCGAAGACCGTCACCGGCAACGCTCGTCTCGATACGGGCACGTTCGCCGTGGCGGATCCGCGAGACAACCGTCCGCACTGGATTATCAACAAGCTCACGGACAAGCCACCGTTCGTCCCAGTCATCGTAGCCGAGGACGGAACGTGGCACCGACCGCTAACCACCCTGGAGCTTGCCGCCCTTCAGTCGATCCCGACAGAAGTGGACGGGAAGCCCTTGAAGCTCGCCGGGAACAGCATCTCTGGCTGGCGCGAGCGAATCGGGAACGCCGTTCCGGTGGACACGGCTGAAGCCATTGGCGTAAGGATGCTCACGGTCCTTCTGGAGAGCGATACGAACGCATTCATGCTGTCTTCTGGTGGAGCGGTATGGGTGGAGCCAGCACGGCTCGACTCGTAACCTACGTTCGTTGCATGCAAGCGTCACCGCGTTGTAGAGTTTCCTTCGTACCTACCGAAGGAACGATCGATGTACAGCTCGAATGGCGTTGCACTATCAAAGTCGTGCACCGCACCCATGGTCGACAGCAGTGACCTGCTCGGGGATCAAGAGGCGCTTCGCAAGCGCTACGCAGAGGACGGCTACCTGAAGTTCTCGGGTCTGCTCCCAAAGAAGCGGGTACTCGGTATCCGGAAGCTGTACTTCGACCTGTTCAACTTCAAGTCGGATGGGTGTCCTTCACATGGAACGCCAGGCCATCCAGCTTTTTCGTTTGTTCGGTCGGAGGTCTTCGATTCGTTCGCCAAGCCAGAGGAGATGTTTCAGATCTCTGAGGCGCTCTTGCAGATAGATTCAGTGGTTCCGCTCAAGCGGAGACCGCTCCGTCACTTCAAGAAAGGACACGCTGCCTCGCGGGCGCATGCGGATCTGAGCTACGTCGATCAGGGCACCAAGGACGTCGTCACGTTCTGGGTGCCGATCGGGGACTGTCTCGCAGATACGGGGTCTCTCACGTACCTCGAAGGATCGCACAAGATCGGCATCGACAAGCTGCGTCAGACGATGAGCGATCGCACCGACAGTCCGAATGACAAGCGGCGCCTCAGCCACGATCTGCAAGCACTTGCGGAACGAACGGGAAGGAAATGGCTGGTCAGCGACTTCGAGGCTGGAGACGTGGTCTGCCACTCTCCGTACATCATCCATGCTTCGCTCGACTGTCGCACCGATGAACCGCGGCTATCCACGGACCTTCGCTTCGTGCGGCTCGGAGACGAGATCGACCCGCGCTGGTTGAAAGACTGGCGAGCAGACGACGGTTACTAGCTATAGATCGCTCGTTTTCGAACAGAGACGGTTGTATGAATCGGTCATGGACAAGAGTCCGGACAGGTTCTTCTGATGAGAGTTCTGGTAGTCGCTCCGCATGCGGATGACGAAGTGCTCGGAGCTGGTGGGTACATGGCGAAGCTCGCCAACGCTGGTCACGAGGTCTTCGTCTTGATCATGTGCGATCGTTCAGAGGGGCATTCGTACGATCCGCAGTTGATCGGATTCCTTCGCGATTGCGCCCTGAAAGCAAACGCGATTCTTGGAACGAAAGCGGTGTTCTTCGCTCACCTTCGCGAGGAACGACTTGACACGTCACTTTCGGACGTCATCGTTCCGATTGAGAAGCACATTGCCATGATCCGTCCATCACTTGTGATGCTGCCGCATCGAGGCGACGTGAACCAAGATCATCGAGCGGTCTTCGAGGCTGGGCTTGTGGCCACGCGCACGCTCGGTAACTGGGAAGACAAGTACACCGAGAACGAGCTCCGCGGCGCCGCTTCTCCGTACAAGCAGAAGGAGAAGACGGCTCGACGTTACAACGTGCAGAAGGTCCTCTGTTACGAGGTCCCCTCAACGACAGAGCAAGCTCCGCCAGGGTGGGGGTTCAATCCGAATGTCTTCGTCGACATCACCGACACTCTGGAACAAAAGGTAAGAGCTCTCGCTTGCTACACCAGCGAGACGGATGCCTTTCCGTTTCCTCGATCTCTCGAAGGTATGCGAGTGGTCGCTAGGTTCAGAGGTATGGCTGCCTCCTTCGAAGCCGCCGAGGCGTTCGAGTTGAAAAGGGAGATCGTGTTCACTACCAACGGAAGCAGTACGACGAAGAGTAAGGTGAAGAGGAAGCGATGAGTGAAAAGATCGGAGAGTTCAGGATCTCGAACCTCGTTCCTGAGGACTACGCATCGATCATCTCTGTCGAGATATCGGCCTTCAGTGGAGACAAGGTGATGGGCGTCGAAAACATCGCGGACCTGTACGTGTACGACGGACTCAGGTTCTCGCTCAAAGCCACTGTGGACGACAGTGACATGGTTGGCTACATGCTCGTGCACGTGATGGCGGAGAACGAGAGTCGTCGCATGCTCTACCTGGCTGACTTCGCCGTCAGACCAGAGTTTCAACGCATGAACGTCGGATGGCAGATGATGCGGTCGTTCATGTGCGCGATGAAAGAAGAGAGGGTTGTTACGCTCTTCGACATGGAGCTTGTCGAAGGCTCACACAAGATGATGGAGAAGCGTCGCGACGACATATCGAAGCTCGGGTGGGAGAAGCTGAGCGAGCACAAGCTCTCCGACTATCACGGCGATCAAGACCATGCCTGGTACCACCTGTACGCGCTCTGCCCGAAAGACACCGATGCTGGTTCAAGATGAACACTTGGTGGACTCGCTCTTCCTCGATCTGAAAGAGAAGAACGCGCAGCACGTAGCGGACACCCTCTGGTATCGAAAGGCCATCACTGGTCGCGCCAAGCCGTTTGTGTTCATTGGTCGACAGAGTCATGTGTTCGCGTGGCAGCTCGAAAGCGGAGCCTCTGAAGTGTGGGGCGGCGAGACGTTCGTGGAGCAAGATGCGCTTCCGATGAACGAGGTCGACGCTTGTCAGTTCGTCGAGGAAATGCCGAAACCTTTTTGGTCGTTCACGTCTGGCGCCCATGAGATCTTGAAGCCAAAGCTCCAGGACGAGTACTCGTCGATGCGGATCGATCTTTGTCCATATCGATCGATGGAAGAGTACGAGGCCACGGTCTGGTCGAGCAAGCGTCGCCGAAACCTGACTCAAGAACTTCGCCAGTACGACAGGTTCAGTAGATCGCTGTCGACACTATTTGATGCGCGGGATCTGTCATGGTTGCTGGACCTGAATGCGACTGTGTCCATCAAGATGGGCGAGGTTCCGTACTACGAGAGTGGCAACAGGCTCGGAGGCTTGTGCAAGCTTCTCGGAACTGCGTCTGCGCTGGGATTCTATCGGTGCCTCAAGATCTACGATGGCGAGCGCCTCGCGGCGGCGGAAGTGTTTGTCGAGCATGCGCCGACCAGATCGATCCTGTCATTCATGGGGCACGCGCTTCCTGAATACTCAGGACTCGGAAAAGTCCTGTACAAAGAAGTGATCGCCAGAGCCATCAGCGTTGGAATCGAAACGGTCGACGTTGGAAATTACAAGAGCGACATCAAACTTCTGTTCAAGTATCGACCGCTGCCAACGTACGACGTGGAGATTGTGTGATGAAAAAGGTCTTTGTTACAGGAACATGGGGCCGACCGAACGGACTCGAAGCCAACATCTATCGTTCAACCAACGGAGACGCACTCGTTCGTCGATACCCGGACTTCGATGAGTACGACGTTTGGAAGAATGCACATACCACCGCGGATCACGATCCGTTTGGTGACGGCGAGAAGAGAGACTGGGCCAAGTACTACGGTCACATTGACTCGATGATCAAGAGCGGCAAATGGGACGCGATCATCTGCTGTTTCCTCGACGATGCCATCACTGGAGGGATGTCCAAGTACGCGGAGAAGATTCCAACGCTGTGCGTGAACAGAGAAGCGGCCAGGCTCGAGGACGACCGATGGTTTGCTCGATCGGTTACGTCGAAGTACGGCGTGGCCGCTTCTGCAATGGAGCTCGTCCGGACAAAGCAGGAGGCGCTTGCCTTCCTGAGTAACGACTGCCCGTGGGAGGGATGCGTTGTGAAACTGCTCGACTCCACGACACATGAGGTCGTTGCGGAGATCTACGATACGAAGAAGGAAGCCATCTCGGCCATCGAGTCGCGGCCAGACGCTTGGTTTCCGAGCGTCATCGAAGAGAAGCTGTCTGGTCACGAAGTCGCGTTCTCGGTGCTCGTCAGCCACGAAACAGACCAGATCATCCCGATGGTCACCGATTTCGAGTACACGCGGTTGGCCACCGGAGACCTGGGTCGAGAGACGAGCGAGATGGGCTCGCACGACATCGCTGGAGTCTCTGACAGGGTGCTCCAGGAAATCTTTTGGCCAATGATGCCTTGGTTCAAGGAGGTCGGCTACACGGGCTGGCTCGATGCGAGCTGCATGTACAATCCGAAGACAGACACGCTAACGGTTTTCGAGTTCATGACCAGACTTGGAAGTAGCCAGTTCGAGCTGGCGATGACACTGCTCGGCACGGACTTCTCGGAAATCGTCCAGAGGATGCACCGAAAGGCCCTTCGTCCAGACGATGTCCGGTGGCGGTACAAGCACGGTGTAGGCGTTGTGGTCTGCGACAGCTACGCGATGACCGGAGAAAGTGACCGCCGACACATTGTTTCCGGTCCGGTGAAGGAACTGATCTACGGTCGCGTCTTCGCCGACTACGGCTTCCAGACGCTGTCGAGAATGAACTGTGTCTTCGACAAGCAGGAACGCATGGTGACGAGAGGCGATCGCGTCTACAACGCCATTGGAGCTGGTGACACGTTTCCCATCGCGAAGAAGCATGCCTACAGCGTTGCTCGGTTCTGCAAGTTCACGGGCGCGTACTACAGGACAGACATCGGCTATCGCTGGGAAGACGATGAGGCGAAGGGCGCGCTGGGTGAGAGCGGGGTCCTTCCGAGAGGCTGGTACCGAGAATGAAGGTCAAGATTTCGTTATGGAATCCGCTCGAAGACGTGATCGAAACGTTCATGTTTTTGCTTGGATTGTCGGGCTCCATCGTCTTCATGCGTCACAGGTGGCTGGCGCTTGCTGCCGCGCTGATTGGTGCCCTTGGAGCCGCGAGACTCCTGACCCAGGCCATCGGGCGTTCGCGTCTGCGCAACAGCATGCGTTACGTCACAGTCCACGGGCTCATGATCGTTGGGAACCGGGTACCCTCTCCAGAGTACGTGGAGCAGGTGATTTCGGAGACGTTCGAGTGGCTCACCGAAAACGCACGGTTCGAGGAGAAAGACTTCGAGAGACTGCTTCATGGGTGTGTTCTCGAAGTCATCGACGCACCGTTGCCGGAGTGGTGCGACCTCACATGCCCGTGGGCATTGCTTCCATGGGACTCAGGCAAGTGGATGCGTTGCGGAATGAACGATGGGCGCAAGCTACCGGCTCTGCCGCATGTTTTGTTACATCGCGCGATGTACGTGAAGTATGGGATGATCGAGTCAGTTGATGTGCATGAAGCGGCCGATGACGTCGGCTTCGATAGGACGGGCTGAACATGGCGAATGAAAAGAAAAAGACGCAGCCCGTATCTACGGACCCGCCGGCGCCTGCTACCGAAACGTTGCCGTCAGCTCCCATGCCGCCCACTCCAGCGTTCGACATGGCGATGCCCCCAATTCCGTCACTGGCCGGGGCAAGTCTTCCGGCCTTTGCGATGACTCGCATAGAGACGGTCAAGACTGAGGTTCACAACGCTGAGCCTGTGACCGAGAGCAAGTCGCTCAAGGTGTGGGACGTTCCGGTCGACCTCATCGATCCAAACGTAGACAACCCGAACGAGATGGACGAGGAGACCTTCAACGTTCTCGCAGAAGAGATCGACGAGCAGCACGAAGGTTCACCTGGCTTCATCGAACCGATTCACCTGGTCCGCTTGAACAACGGTCGATTCCAGCTCGTTGGCGGAGAGCACCGATGGCGAGCAGTGAAGGCTCTCGGTAGGAAGACGATTCCAGCCTTGATCTTCGAGGGAGGCAATTGGGACAAGGAGGAGTTCCGGGAGTTCATGCTCTTCCGCTTGAACCACCTCCGCGGCAGTTTGAACACCGACAAGTTCCTGAAGCTGTACCAGAAGCATGCCGAGAAATATGGCAACGAGCAGCTTCAAAGGCTCTACGCCTTCACCGACAAGGACTACTGGGCAAGCCTCACGGGAGGCACGAAGCAGGCGCTCAAGGACATGGGCATGTCGCAGGAGATGCTCAACGACTTCGACGAGAAGAGCAAAGAGGTAAAGACGGTCGACGACCTCGCCTCCATCCTGAATGGCTTGTTCTCGAAATACGGGAACGACCTTCGGTACAACTTCATGGTCTTCGTTTTCGGCGGCAAAGAGCATCTCATGATCCGAATGGACAAGGAGATGACTGCCCAGATGGAGAAAGTGAAGAGGTTCTGTCGAGACAATCAGATCGACGTGAACCTGCTCTTCAAGCCAGTGGTGAGTCGCATCAAGGACTTCGCAGAAGATCCAGAGACGCTGGCCAGGCTGAAGTCGACCGGTGAAGTCGACGGCTTCAAGTGACGTAATCTCGCAAACATAGACTCGTTGACACGCGGCAGATTTGCATGCGGACGCGAACGTGTGTCATGGTGCCGGGCCTCGCGTCCGGCTGGGCAGTACGACAACAAGGAGAGAGACGATGAACTTGGTGATGTCAATCGTTGTGTGGCTTGTGAGTGCGATGATCGGCTGGGTTCCATTGACCGATCACCGCGGCAACGGAGATACGCAGGCTCAGACGGAGCAGAGGTATGAGGACATCGCGCTCGACGCGTTGAAGGTTGCCTTCGACGAGAACGAGAAGCCGATCTTCTCTGGAGAGTTTGGTCGTACCAGGACGGCGCTCCTCATGCTTGCCATCTCGCGATGGGAGTCGAACTACGCCAAGAGGATTGACAGCGGTGACTGTCGCAAGGGTGAATGCGACAACGGCATGGCAATGTGCATCATGCAGGTACACGCCGAAGGCGGCGGGCTCGTGCTCGAAGGCGACACGTACAAGTTTGCCAACAGCAAGAGCAAGGTTTGGAGGGACGAGCACTCCGATCAGATCATCGACTTGAAGGCGCTCAAGGATCGAAAGAACTGCTTCAGGGCGGCGCTGCACAAGATTCGCGAATCCTTCATGGCGTGTTCGTGGATGTCGGTCGAAGACCGGCTCGGGATCTACACGGGCGAAGGATGCAAGAAAGACGCTGAAGGGCACCCGAAGCCAAACATGCTGAGCAGAACCAGGGTGAAGACGTACCTCTGGGCCATGAATCGAACGGTGGCGATCCCTGTCAACGATGCAATGATCGCCCCCATGTTTAGGTCGGTCGACGGACTGTCAGTGGTGGATACGGCTACCGTGGATCGTTGAGGACGATGTTGTAGCGACGACTGTCTTCGTTGACCATCTCGTCGTAGTGATGCCTCATGTCCGCGGGCGTGAGCTCGTGCAGCAGCTCGTATATGGTGGCGACGTGTGCTTCGACTTCGTCGCTGCCATCGTTCATCGTCTGGAGAATTCGGCTCGTATGAGCACACGTCCCCATGATGATGATCCGACCATCGGTCAGAGGAAAGAATGGGTAGATCTTGCAGTCGGTTGCCCACTGAACCTTGCCCCCAGCTGAAGGGTGGATGCCGCAGCCATGGCTTGAGAGAAACGAGCAGTTTCCGTTGCTGTAGATGGTGAGTCGAACGGTTCCGTCGACGATAGACCCGATATCGGCCATCGTCTGATGTAGCGGCTGGTCCTCGATGCTCACTAGAATCTGATCGTCGTCCTTTCCGTGACAGCAGTACGTGCATCCGTCGCTGGCGCAGTCTGTGAAGTAGGCGATGGAAGCTGAGAGTCGAGCCCATTTCGATTCTTTGGTTTCGTTCATGTCAGAGATAGGATGCATCAGGGGCAAGAAAGCCTCAATGGAGGATGCATGGATCTTTCGCTCTACAAGGCAGGAGCTCGCCCTGACTCTACGGAACAGCACGACGCGGCTCCGGATTACGAGTCCAAGTACAAAGCCGGGGTCACCAGGATTTCGTCGCTGTACGTGAACATGGCATCGGACCTTCGCCAGTTCAGTCCCAGGACCAGGCATGACCAGGGCGGCGCAGGTACGTGTGTCACGAACTCCGGGACGCGTGGGCTAGAGATCAAGCGCGTCATGAAGTTCTTCGCTGCTGCCAAGGCGCGAGGGCTGTCCGATGCAGATGCTCTGAAAGAGGCGTTTTCCAACCACGTAGCTCTCTCTCGGGCTGCCTTGTACTATGAGGCACGCGAGCTGATGGAGCCGATGGAGATCGACAAGGACTCGGGCACTAGAAACTCGCTCGCCGCCGCCGCCCTGTCGACGTGGGGCGTCCCGCCAGAGGTTCCGATTGTCGGCCGGCCTGCATCTGAGTGCTGGGGGTACTCGGACCAGCTGGCGTACCTCTGTACGCCCCCGAGCTGGATGGCGATGAGGAGCGCTGCCGCGCACAAGATCAACGGCTGGGCGAAGCTGAAGTCGACAGGGTCAGATCTCGTCGAAGACGTCATCGCGAACCTGGCTGTCGGCAACCCAGTGTGGTGGGCGAAACCGGTCGGAGCGAATTACCTCCAGTACAAGAAAGGCGACGTCATCAGGCCTGTCAACGGAACGGTGGCTGGCAACCATGCCACCCTGCTCGTCGGCTGGGATCCGCTCAAGAACGGGGGCGTCTTCTGGGACGAGAACTCGTGGGCGAACTCGTGGGGTGATGATGGCTTTGCAATGGTCTCGCCGGACGTCATCGAACAAGAAGGTTTCGACCTGATCGTGCTCGAGGGTGGATGGGAAACATGGCTAGAAACGGTATGACCGCTGCACATCGCTTGATTCCAGGCCTCACCAACTGGAAGCGAATGCATCGACGATGCTCTCCGAAGAATAAAGAAAGCGACGTTATTACTTCGACCGAGGCATTGTGGTTTGCAGTCGATGGAAGACGTTCGATGGGTTCCTGGAAGACATGGGTCAACGACCAACGAAAGATCACACGATCGAGCGTATGAACAATGACGGTCCGTACACCAAGTCCAACTGTTGCTGGGCCACCAGGAAGACGCAGGCAAGAAATAGAAGTAGCACTCGACTACTGACGCTCAACGGAAAGACTCAGTGCTACGCAGCATGGGCAGAGGAAATGGGATTGAGTCAAAATACAATCTACAATCGTCTGAGAATCGGATGGTCTGTTGATGAAGCGCTCACGATGAGGCCTTCACCATTTGGTAGAGGCATACGGAATCAGGAGGTGGCATGAGTACGTTCAAGAAAGCGTCCCAGGTCTTCGTTTGCTTTGTGGCCTCGCTGATCGTGATCGCGTGTGGAGGTTCGAACCAGATCCCTACGCATCACGCAGCCACGGACACCGCGAGCTGCGATTCGGCCTGCAAGCACTTGCGGGGCGAAGATGGATCTGGGTTGAATTGCCCGGAGGGTCAGCCGCTCCAGCCGGACAAGGAGCATCCGAAGGGACAGACCTGCACTGAGTTCTGTGAGTACACGCAGAGCCAGGGACATGCCCTACACCCGTCGTGCGTCGTGAACGTGAAGTCGTGCGAAGAAATCGAGCCACTCTGTCAGCGAAAGAGCTCACTGAATGGTGCCGAACCAAGCCCTTTTCACTAGTCCCACGGCCCCCTCTAGATAGAATCAAACTCTCCCCCTCCCACCCAATCGGGGGGGGCGGTCTACGTTCGTTTCGGACAGATACCCGTGGTTTTCGATACGGAACACACTGGGCCGCACCAACGCATGCGGCTGATGTCCGCGACACTTTGATGGACGACGATGTCCGGCTCGCCCAACAGACGCGACTCGGTCACCGCCTTTGGAGGACTCCCATGAGTATGGACAGACGGCTTTGCGCTCTACTGCACGAATGGATCTCGATGCTGAAGCCCAACGGCGTCTACGAAGACTGGATGATATGTGACCTGGAGAAGGTCGGCATCCTGTACGACGAGAAGGCCAAGATGATCGGCAACGTGAACATGGGCATGCATCCGATCCGTGTCTTCACGCTTGATGAGTGGTGTGAGCGTTTCAAGAAAGAGGCCGACGCCAAGAGCGAGCTCTCTGGAACGCTGCCAGAGAGCTGGAAGGGAATGCTTGGTGTCGAGATTGCAGAAGACATCTGCAAGATGCTCAACATGCCGCCCATCTGGATGAACTTCACGGGCCAGGAGCACAGGTTCAACGCCTGCTTGGACATGCTGAAGCACGTAGCCAACATGGAGCAAGGTCATGGACAGAAAAAGACACCTCAAGGCCCTGCGGGCTGATCTCGATACCGCAACGTGTACAGAGCTATCGACGCGACCATCTCGTCGATGATCGACATTGCGCGCTACGACAAAGGCTGGACCACCCCATTCACGGTCGGATGCGACGCCTGCTGCTATGACTTTGCTCTCGTCACTCAGTACGAGATCATTCCGATCATCGACTCGCTCCGAAGGCTGCCAGCATCATCAAAGGAGAAGATGCGAGCCTCGCTTGAGGCTCGGGTCTCCAAGATGTAGTTCATGGGAATCGACATCCGATTCTGGCTTCGTACACATCAGCCACAAAAGGACAGACGGCTGTCGCGCTCATGCTCTTGCCAGCGATGCTTCTGGCGGCATGGAGACTTGTGGAGGGAAAGAACGAGAGCTACGCACAATGGTTCAACGCGCTCGCACTAGAGGCAGAAGAGGTGGATCAGGTCTGAGAAATCGATACGATGAATTTGTAGACAAGGAGTTTGTCATGGGACAAGTAGGCACACAGACGACGATCAAGCGACGCAGAGCCACGAAGACGGAGCCGGAGGCAACGGCGCTGCCGGCCGTAGTAGAGGACAAGGGAATCTCGAAGAGAGAGAAGAAGCAGCTCTTCGAAGCGTACGAAGACGCCTCTGGTGAGAAGGTGGACGCCCAGGATGCCTTCAAGAAGGCCGAGGAGAAGGTCAGCCAGATCGTGAGGGAGATCCACGACAAGTGTGGCAACGGGCCCTTCCACTGGAGCGGGAAGATCGTCACGATCGCTTCCCGCAACGGGAAGTGGTTCTTTCGTAGCAAGAGCGACGAGGACATCGAGGTCATCGGCTGAAAGGTGTACCGGGTACCCAAACCAGGAGGGCGGCAAGGAGAGGTCCTTGCCGCCATTTGCATTTCAAGGAGAAGGCATGGACACTCAGCTACTGAAGAAGCTCACGAACAAGGCCGCTTTCCTCAAAGAGGGATCGATCCTTGGGTTCCCGTTCTCCGCAAGGCTCGCGGGAGCCATGTACAACTGCGCAACCAACGGTTTCTACGCGGTTGCTGTGCATGGACCGGCAGAGTACCCGATGCGCAAGCTCGGCGATGCTGCCAGCTGGGACAAGTTCATCAACTTGTTCGAGGATGTGCTCCCGTTCAAGTCTGCATGGAGTGATTGCAATGAGTTCGAGGCCATCCGTTGGTGGGCAGGGACGCCAACGTGGGAGGTAGATGAGGATGGACACTCGAATGTGTTTGCTCCGGGCAGCCTTCTGGGCGTCCTCTTGAACAAGGAGCTTCTTTCGCAAGTGCTTGCGGTGGTGCCGTGCCCTAGAAGTCAGGTCAGGGTTCGGGTCACACAGACATGGTCCGATCCGATTATGTTTGCCTGTAGGGAGTGGGCGTTTGTCCTCATGCCTCTCCAGCACCCAGGTGGCGACAAGGTCGATACGTTTTGCTCAAAGCGGAGGTAGACTGAGGCCATGAGCGAAACCGAACAGACAACAGACCAAGCAGCCGAGCCCACGCCGGAACCCAAGGTAGAGACTCTCGTTCCTACCGTGCGAACCACACCCACGATGACGCAGTACGCTCATGCGCTTCTGAAGGTGTGGCCGGAAGCTTCGAAGGCCCAGGCGGCAATCCTGTGGGCACAGTTCGCCGTCGAAACCGGCGCGGGAGCATGCTGCTGGAACTGGAACCTTGGCAACGTGAAACATGTGAAGGGTGACGGCTTCGACTACATGGCGCTGAAGGGCGTCTGGGAGATCGTCAACGGCCAACGCGTCGAGATCCCTGCCACCGATCCGGGGGCGTGGTTTCGATCGTACCCGGATCTGGATACGGCGATGCACGGACACTTCGTCTTCCTCCAGAAGCACTACGCTCCTGCGTGGAAGTACGTGATTGGTACGCCCACCGAAGGTCCAAGTGTCGAGTCCTTCGTGCATGCGCTCAAGGTGAAGGGTTACTTCACAGCTCCGGAAGACGCGTATCGGAATGGCATGAAGGTGCATTTCGACAAGTTCATGGTCGCGTCCGGCTATGATGAGGCGCTTGCGGCCATCAGGGCTGAGCAGCCTGTAGACAAGACGCCGCAGCCGATCCCGCACATCTATGCTGGCGTCGATATCGAGCCGCTCAAGTACGACTGGACTGACGACGACAGGCCAGTCGTCGCGTGATCGACTCCATCCCTCAGGACATCAACGATCAGATCGCCATCGCCACTGCGACCGAGAATCTCGTTCAGGTGCTCGGTCCGGAGAACGAATGGTGGTTGGTCGCCCCGTTCTACGTTGCACCCGTAGGTATCGGTCAGGCAGAGACTCTCGCCGAGAGTCTTGGGTTCGAGCTCCCGACACCGAAGCTGGTGGACGCCATCTACGAAGCGTCCGATCTCAAGGTCGATGCCTCTAAGATGATCTTCACGCCAAAGGAAGGATCGGACTACTCGTTCAAGACGATGGCGTCGCAAGCCACCTTCGACATCACGTACATGAAGCTGACCAAGCAGATCCTCGGGAAGTCGTTCACGCTGCTTGGCGGCTCGCACAAGGACGTCGTGAAGAAAGACGGCGTCATCGGCATCTACGGATGGCAGCCTGCACGAGGTTCTACGATCCAGGGCTTCTACACGAAGCACGACCACGGCTGGATCGACTACAGTCAAGGCTTGCGGCTCGTTCGACGAGCCTGATACGACACGTTCAGCAGTGGCAAGACACATGCAAGGCCGTAGACACTGGAGTGTCCAATGACGATCCACAAGGTGAAGATGTGCGGCTGCGGCCACGAGGCGAGCTGGCACGCGGAGAACGGTACTGGTCCATGTACGTATGGGCACGATCACCCGTTCAAAGGCTGTACCTGTGAAGGTTTCGGTCGCCGCCGACACCCGGTACCTTCCGATGATCCGGCGCCGAAGGCGAAGGTTCCTTGGATGGAGAAGCGGCTGAAAGAGATCGGCAACCAGCTCGACGTCCTGGAGCGCGACTTCGCCCGCGGTATCAAGGCCGTGAGGACGAATGTCGACATGCTCTTCTCGAACTTCGATCCGGTAGCACGGATGAAGGAAGTCAGAGACACACTCAAGTATCAGCTGGATCGAGTGAACAAGTACGTCGCGTCGGCGGAGGCTGCGCAGAAAGAAGCTAGGAATGGTGGCAGTCAAAGAGTGCCACGAGTGCAAGAAGAATCGAAAGACGAGTGAGTTCGGCCCATGCAAGGCGAGCCGTGATGGCCTCGCATACTGGTGCAAGAAGTGTCGTTCTGACCACGAGGATGACCGCTCGTGCAACTTCTGAAAGTCGTCGATGACCGGCGATGAGTTTCGAGAGAGGATGAAAGAGGATGCCGTATTCAGCCAAGATCATTGCTGACTCCATTGGTCCCACTGGAGCTCGCCTGACGACGTGGGAATTAAGTTATCCAAGGTTTTGTCATAGTGAACTCATGACTCACCGTATGTTCTCGCGCAATGCTGCCAGTTCGCGTGCCATCCCGCTCGAGAAGATGCTCAGTCGAGTCTCGGAAGATCCGGCTATGCCCAAGTTCTGGGGAGAGAACCAGTCCGGCATGCAAGCCGCTCAAGAGTTGTCGACAGAGGACATCGAAGAGGCAAAGAGGATCTGGCTCGAAGCGCGCGACCTCATGGTCAAGTACGCCAGGAAGCTCGGATCGCCGAAGGACAAAGGTGGGCTGAATGTTCACAAGCAGATCGCCAACAGGCTCACTGAGCCGTGGATGCACATCACTGTGCTCGTGTCGGCCACGAACTTCATGAACTGGTATGGGCTACGCGATCACGCGATGGCCCAGCCCGAGCTTGCCTGGGTGGCTCACGAGATGCTCCAGGTCATCAAGGCAGCAAAGCCGGTGAAGATGCCATTTGGTAGCTGGCACCTACCGCTCGTTCCAGACGAGAACAAGCTTCTGCGTGAAGGCTTCTCGGAAGACGACATCAAAATGATCTGTGCAGGGCGTTGTGCACGCGTCTCGTACCTGACGCATGATGGTCAGCGAGATCCGAAGGCCGACATCGAGCTCGCCACGAAACTGCTCTCGAATGGCCACATGAGTCCGTTCGAGCACGCGGGGAGAGCACTCGAAGAGCTGACATGGTCCGGCAACTTCAGGGGCTTCGAGCAGCTCAGGAAGACGCTTCCTGGTGAGTCTCTGTTCGCGCACAACTCGAACATGGCGGAGCTGATGGAGATCGAGGGTTTGTCTGTGACTGATCGGCTGGCCGTATGAACTGGAAGCGTAAGGACATGCCAACGATCATGAGCGGTATCGTCGTTCGATACCAGCTCGACGATGGATACTACTCGGGCGAGGTCTCGGTATCGCGCGAAGGTGTCGCTATCAGTGGCGTTTGGCCCACGATGTGCCTCGAGGCCGATCTGGAAGAAATGAAAGCCGTTATGGAGTTGGCTCGGCATCAGTATGCACACATCGTCAAATCGCAGAAGGCACGGCCCTTCGATGATGATCTTGTCATCCTGAGAACGAAGATCGGTTCGTTCGCCATTCGAAAGGTCGAAGCATCGTCCGTGTAAAAGAGCCGTGGTATGAATGACTCATGTCCACGGATGCGCTGACGTTCTCGTCGTCCGAAATTACGCTCCACTGGCTGGAGCAGTACGTCTCCGATGGCCTCAACCGAAAACTCGGAGCCACATCGGCGCGCGGCGTCTACAGAGGCTTCGATCTCGTTCCGTCCGTGACGGACCTTCACGTCACAGTGAAAGCAGACCCGACGTTCCTGGACCATGCAGCCCAGGTCATGCTCAACGGAGGCGAGCACGGTGTCGCTGTCAAAAAGAGCGGCGGCGACTTCGACATCGACCTCACGGCCTTCGCGAACAAGACGGTCGTCCTGGCCTTGTACGTGAACTACACGGTGAGCGCGACCACCACAGGCGCGTTACGCATCTACCAGCTGTACCCAGTAGACCAGTTTACTGGAGCGACAGAGAAGCCGATCCTCACGATCCTCGGGACGGTCCGCGTTCCGGGTGCCGGTACCATTGCGGACGAAGACATCACGCCAGGGCTGCGCATGGAGGCGTGGGCCGAAGCAGGTCGTGCCGCCACCATCCCGAGACAGCTCATTCGCAACGGCAGCTTCGAGCAGTCGGAGGTTGGGTCTCTGGGGCCATACTCGGCCTGGTACTGGGTCAAGAATCCGGCGGGCGCTTCGATCAGCTACTGGACTCCGATCAAGACAGACTCTGCCAACAGCGGTGAATCCCGAAGCATGGAGCTTCAGTGGGTGAACGCGACAGGAGCCGTTTCGTCATCGATCGGTCAGGCCGTCAATGCGCAGGTCGCGGTCGGTGACTACATGCGTGTTCGCCTCAAGGTAAAAGCCCTCCAGGTTCCGTCCGGAGGATCGCTCAAGATCGTTCTGAACTACCAGGACATCGACGGTGTCGATATGGGTGCGCCATCCGTCTATACGATTCCAATGACCGCGGTCGATGCGATCTATCGACAGATCGATCAGAAGTTCAAGGTTCCGTCAGGGGCAGCCTTCCTCAGCCACTTCGAGATTGTTGCGGACAACATCGTCGCAGCTAGCGATGCGGCCGTCGTTCGTGTCGATGATGCAGAAGTGTGGGCAGACACGCGTACGCCCGCCAAGGTATTGAAGAAAGACGTCGCACAGAGCGTCATGGCCACGGCGCTCCAGCTTCTGCCAGATCCCGCCAACGGTGGAGCAGCAGCCGTTGCTGACCTCGCTCGAGCTTTGTCTCTCGCTTTGGATGCATCGGGTGCAGAGGCGGTTGTGAACGCGGGACGTCGAGACGCCGGGACCGTGAACCATCCGATCTTGCAATGGCTCGGACGCATGAGACTCGGTTCTGGAAAGACCAGTCTTCTTGATCCGACGCTCACAACCACGCACGACGCCTCTGGCGGAGTCGCTCCAGTGTCACTGATCTGGGAGAGCGTCCCTACTTCCGGAACGACCAAGACGCGCATCTACGTTTCGATGACTGGTGAGTTCATCGTTACCGTGAATGCTGCTGCAACCGTGAACGTCACGCTCACATGGGCAAAAGACACCGCAGGCACCGCGGCCGTGAAACTGTCCGTGGGGTTCCTGAATGCCCAAGCCGATGTCATCGGCTACGTACGCCTCGCTGCAAACGACACGAACTGGACAGAGAGCGGCTGGGATGAGGTTGACAGCGTTGTCGGCATCACGCGCGCCATCGGCATTGCCGACACGATGGACAGTGCCGGTGGGCACGACAAGTTCGTCACCTTCACCGCTGGATCGATCACGTATGCTCTCATCAATCCGGCTCTCTTCAAGGGTCGAAGCTTGATGATGGCGGACAACTCGTTCCTGCTGGCGTTGGGCGCAGGGATTACGCTGACGCGCTTCGGTACGGAGAAGATCGATGGCGTAGCAGCGGACTACGAGCTGAACATGCCAGGTGGTCGCTGGGTGCTGAAGTCAGATGGCGTTGACTGGCACTTGTTTTCTTGCTGAATGTGTAGACTGATGAGGTAGAACATGGCTCGACCGCAGCAGAAGAAGTTCACCACATCCGGCTCGTTCGCCGTCCCGCCGAATGTGTTCATGATGCACCTTCGCTTCTGGGGAGGCGGCGGCGGCGGCGGCGGCGGATGTGGAGGCCAGCAGGGGGCAACCACAATAACGGCTTGCGGAGGCTCTGGTGGAGCCGGGTCTCAGGAAGTAGACCAGTTCGTTCCGGTCACCCCCGGCGACACGATTACCGTCACCCTTGGTGCGGGCGGAACGGCGGGCGTGGCGGGCGCGACCAACGGTGGAGCTGGCGGTCACGGAGGCGATGGTGGAGACACCACGATTCAGATCGGCGCCAACACGTACACCGCATCAGGTGCCGGTGGCGGACGCGGAACGCTCGGCATCTCGGCCACCCCGTACATCACGCTTGGTGGCTGTGCGGCCAAGAGCGCTACCGTCGAGTTTCCAACGTCCACTGGAACGTCAGGCATCCAGGACGGTGCCGGACTGACAAGACGAGCTCACGGCGACGGTGGCTGGTCTGGTTCTGGAGGGTCCACGATCTCCAGCGGCGCCGCCTCTGGAGCGAACAGCAAGAACGGAAACGCAGGAGGAGCACTGTCCATCGGAGGGGCCAACAACGGCGGCATCGGCGGCTGTGGATCTGGTGGCGGCGGAGCGGGTCCTGGCGGTCCAGGTGGAGCTGGCCAGAACGGTAGCAACGGTAGCAACGTTCCCCTCGCCTCGACCATCGGTATTGATGGCGTGTCACCCGCGCCCAACAGTGGAGCAGGTGCTTCAGGCGGCTCTGGTGGTGGCGGAAACCAGATCGGTGGATTTAACAGTAGCGGTGGAGCTGGTGCGGTCGGTGGGACAGGCTACGCAGAGATCACGTGGTGGCAATGATCATAGGGATCAGTGGAAAGGCCAGGTCTGGAAAAGACTCTGTTGCCGAAGCAGTCCGCAACCAGGTTGGCGCCTTCAGTATGGCCATGTCCGATCCAGGAAAACGATTCCTGAGAGACTGCTTCGGCTTTACGCACGAGCAGCTCTGGGGTAACAAGAAAGAGGCTCAGGACCTCAGATTTCCGCTGAGCTCGAAGATGCTTGCGGTCGCGGAAGCAGAACACAAGGCTGCGATCTACAGAGGCGATCACGACCATGTCATGGAGACGCATCTGACGCCGAGGAGGACGTTCCAGGTCATGCTGGAGGGTCTTCGCGAGCTGTACGATCCTGTCTGGATCGACCTCGTATTGTCTCAGGCCAAGCTGTTGCTTGAGAGTGAAGGTACCTGGTATTCGCCAGCGGACGGCATCTTCGGTTCTACCGTCGCACGTGATCCGATCCCGGCGGTGCTCATCACCGACGTTCGTAACACGAACGACATGAAGCGGCTACGTTCGCTGGGCCACAAGGTTGTTCGAGTTCGTCGCCGGGAACCAGGTCTCACTGGCGCAAGAAGCGTTCACATCAGTGAGACGATGCAGGACGACATGGACGACATGTTCTTCGATGCGGTGATCGATAACGATTCGAGCCTTGGTCACTTGAGAGATATAGCCATCACGATGTATCGATCGTTTCTCGATGGAGAGCATCGATCGGTAGAAGGGCTCTGGCTGAGATAGGAGATCGACATGAGTGAGGGCACTGACGAGAGAATCGGACCGTGGATGGGGACGTGGAGCGGAGGTAGGTTCTATCCGCTCGATCCAAGACCAGAGGAGGTCTTCCTGCTCGACATTGCGCAGTCACTGTCGAAACAGTGTCGTTACCTCGGACACAGTCTGAGGTTCTACTCGGTGGCGCAGCACTCGACGATCTGTGCCACTATCCTGCTCGGATCGCACGGGCCGCTAATGGCGATGCAGGGACTTCTGCATGACGCCGCGGAGGCGTACCTCGGAGATCTGATTAGCCCGCTCAAGATCGGGACCAGGATAGGGGAGATGTACCTGGAGCACGAAGCCAAGCTGCACGACGTCATCATGACTCGATTCGGACTGTTCGCCGGCGACCTGCCAGATCCGGTGAAGGAAGCGGATCGACGGGTCCTTGCCACCGAGGCAAAGACTCTCGTCGCGTCCACCAAGGGATGGAACCTTGCTCAGCCGTACGCGTTCCTTGTTGCCCCGGTGGGCCCGGAGGAGGCGCTGATGCAGTTTTTGAAGACGGCCGACATGCTATGGAAGATGCTCCACAACGGCCAGTCGGTCTACCATGTGAGCAACCCCACCTTCTCCTCATCTCCGCCGCCCAAAGAGGTTACGGAAGCTCTCGGAGAGCCTACGCCAGCCTTCTAAGTGGGATCACAAGTCGTAACTTGTAAACTGCACTGGAACGTGGCTCCTTCGTAGTGTACGAAAGCAGTATGAGGGATCGTCAGCCGTGACCGTCTTTGTACGTGACAACGGACTGGAAGGCGCGGAGCACGAGATCGAGTTCGTCGATTGCGGCGGTCTCGATGAGTACTACGCAGAGTTGTTTCTTCTACGAGACGGAGAGTCGCGAATCCTTGGACTCGTGCCTCGCCGTATGTGGAAGGAGCACAAGGTGCTGATCCCATTCGAGCAGTGGCTCGGGCCTGACGATTTCTTCGTTCAGCAGAAGGATTCGAACTGCGCACATGTCAGCGCCATGAAGGCCGGCAAAGCGCAGCACTTCAGGCTGAACATGGAGATGTGGGGCACGGCCCCAGCCGAAGTCATGCTTCCGGTGTTCAAGACGTGGCGAGCAATGTACCGAAAAGGCTGCTCCACTGCGTTCGCTCGTGCGGCATACTTGGTGACCAGAGCCAAGGGCGAGCTCGAAACGTTCGTGAACGGCAAGACAAATCCGAGACAGTTGATTCTCGACGACGAAGAGGAGAAGGACGATGGAAGAGAGGGCACCGGATAAGAAGCGAGCCACCCCTATGTGCAGACGCTGCGCCAAGGGCGTGCACTGCCCTGTGGGCATCAAGCTCCAGAGAGAGCTCCAGCTCGCTCGAGATCTGCACGCTCTCGACGACAACAAGGGACGACGAAAGCGTCGCGTCAGGGCGTACAGGGCTTGGCAGAAGCACGTGAGCGGAGAGAAGGTTCAGACGATGAACCTGGTCCTTCCGGAGACGGACTTTGTCGTCATCGACTTCGGATGCATCGGCATGGTCGGTGTCGCATGAGCAAGGTTGCGGGTCTGAACGCACATCGGCTCAAGAGCAATCCGGAGGAAGCCAAGTTCGCCATGTGGTGGGACAGGTGGAATAGGCACGGTAGCACGCTTGCTCACGCCCTCTACGTTGGCGATGGTGACGGATCTCACCCACCGGAGCCAAGCGAGCGCGACAAGATCGTTGCTGCCACCGTTATTCAGTGGCTCGGGTCTCCGACTGGGAAAGCGTTCCTGAACGACGTCGGCTACGAGAAGTAGAACGACAAGGAGGTTGGTCATGGATATCGTGAAGAGGGCGAAAGAGTCCCTCAAGGGACAGGCGCGCCGAGCGGTCACCAAGATGCGTCTGCGCAATCGCTTGCGGAGCCCAGAGCCTCTCGGGCTCGGCGACCTCCTGGAGCTTGTTTCAGCCAGCTTGGACGAAGCCTGGGACGAACGGGACCGCAAGCGAGAAGAGGGAAAGGAACGCTATCGCGCTCTCGGTTTCGCCTACGACGACGATGATGCGGCTGACTACTACGACGTGTTTCACCACGACGTGGGTGACAGATGAGCGAGCCAAATGACTACGACGACGAGCAGCTCTTTGAGAGCTACTGCCGCATGACGTGTTTGAGCGGAAGCGAGCGTGGGAGATGTCCGTGCAAAAATCCAAAGGAATGCAAGCTGCAAGAGCACCCAGACTACGCAGCTCATCGAGAGCAGGCGTCGACGATGATGGGTCTGATGATACAGGCGGACCCGCATCGGAAAGAGTGAGGTACCGGGTACCGCCCAAGAGATGGAACCCTGACATCGTCATCAACCAGCTCGCGACGGTGTACGGCGTCACGATTCAGTGGAAGCCGTTCGGTGACATGCAGAAGAACATCCGCGGCCCGTACGTGCACGGGTGCGTTCCAGAAGAAGAAACGGTCGTCTTCGCAACGAACCGTGGCCTTGAGGCAGGTGTAGAGGTATACCTGCACGAGCTTGTACACGTCATCACGCAGGCGCCGTACTCGACCATCGATCAGCAGCCAGAGGAGCACATGCTCTTCCAGTTCGAGCGCGCGCTCGCAAAGGAGGTGCTTGATCGGTACGACTACGAGCGCGTCGTGAAGTGGCAAGAGTGGACCATGATGAGGGTCGTCGGAGACGGTGTGGCGCTCGGCAGCTACCCGTACTACTGGAGCACGAGGTGGTGGAAGGAAGGCTACCGACGATGTCGGCTGGTTGGTCTTCTGGACAACGACAATAGACCAACCTTCGAAAGGGCTGATTGGTGGAAACTGCCCATCGAGCTCGAAGCGGTGGGTCGATCAACATTCAGCAAAAGGGAGACAGACAGATGGACGGAACTGCACGCGTACGACAAAAAAGAAAGAAGGATTCGGCACACGGAATGGGAAAGGCTCAGATCCGCTCGTTACCGACTCCTCGCGGGCCCTTCCCTTTGACTGTCATGTTCGACAAGACGGTGATGCGGCCAGGCTGCATCCTGATTCAGGCGGCTGCGGGCATGCTGATTGGTCCTTGGGATCTGAACTTGATCTCGCATGGAGAGGGCTGGCTCGTGAGTCATACGGTAGACATGAAGCCGTACACGATTCACACGAAAGAAGAGTTCGATCAGGTAAGGATGCTCGTCATGGGCTTCCACATGGTCAAGGAGAACGAGCGTGTCGAGCGATCCGAAGAAAGAGCAGGACTTGATGCCCCTCGACTGCGAGGTCGAGCGCGAGAAGATGCTGAAACAGGCTGACGAAGATCCATTCGGTATCAACGAAGATGAAGGCGACGATGAGTAGGTTGCACACGGCAGGCGGGGCCTCTGTTGCATCGAAGAGCATTCCGGGCAAAGACAAATGAGAGACCCGCTGTTTGGACTCTGGGATGAGGTGCGCGAGCCGTTTCGCGTGATGCCGGAGCTCAGATGGAACAGCAGCAATGCGGAGCAGTACGTGCTCAAGGCGATCCGCAAACATGTGCGCACCGACTTCCTCGGTCAGCCGTACCAGCCGAACCAGAAGAAGAAGAAGCCTCGCGGGCCCAGGGCAAAGTCAAAGGATAGACACGCGCGAAATGTGTTCGAGCATCGAGTGCAGCTCATCCTGGCGTTCTGGAGATCCAGTCGTCGTGAGATCATGGAGAGAACATGAAGTGGAAGCTGATCGACGTACTGCCAACGGGCGAGGTCGCCGGACTTGGTAGCGGTCCAGACTTCGATAGAGTTGTCATGTCCAAGACGTATCCGAAGTCGACGTTCGGCCAGATGCTTCGTCAGGGCCGGCTCAACGAAGACATGACTCTCCGCACAGCCGCCATCGCGAGCGGAATGACGGTGGTCGAAATCAGCTCGCTTGAGCGCGGCCAGCAGACGCTGTCGAGCGAGCAGTGGGCACAGTTGTTCTCGCTCTTGTTCGATGGAACGAACAGGCCTGTTACGCGGCGCCACCAAAGGCTGCTGAACGATGACCTCAAGATCAAACGCATCGTCCTTCGGGATCCGAGTGGCCTGATACAAGAGAGCGTGATGGAACTGCTTCGAAAACGTCTGCATGAAAGACTGCATGAAAGACTGCTCGATGCACTGGTCAGCCTAGATGATGTCAAGCTCGTATGTGATCAGGCCATCGACAGCATGCAGAGCCTCGTTCCTCCGACGCGGCACGACTACTCGATCGAAGGAGATAAGATCGTCATCTTGTTCTCGAACACGAATGACGAGGTCTACGACATCCTCGCGAAGACGTTCATGGAGTGTGCGATCAAGAAGTACGGGTCTGTGCCAACGGAAAGCTTGGCAGCCTTGTTCAAGACGCTCGAAGTGCATCGCCCACTCGCCAAGAAGGTGCTCATGGATCTCATGCTCGAGGACGAACGATGAGCGTTCATTTGTGTGATCGCCACATCACTCGCAAGGAGCAGCTCGGCTACCTGGAGTGGCACGACAAAGCAGCCCAGTCAGCCCGGAAAGGAGAGAAGCAGGTTCGCTGCACCCAGTGCAGTCTGTACTTCTTCCCATGGGAGATGAAGTCGACTCCGAAGAAGAAGCGTCGTACGAAGAAGAGATGCGTGTTGCCATTCTCGTCTTCTGTTTCGTTGCCGCCAGCTGCTCCAGCCAAGAAGCGCAGACAAGGCCAGATCACGGCGACTGTATCCCGCTCGGAGAAGCGCTCAAGTGCTCGCCAGACTTCGTCACGCTGAAGACATGCTACCGATGCTACGCATTCGGAGACGCATCGAATGACGCGGGCATCTGCTGTCGATGCTGTAGCTGAAAAGAGAAACGGTCACCCTCTTGCGAAGGTGACCGATTCAATGAGTGCCTCTGCCCATACCCGCAGTGTGCTCGTCTTGTAACGAGTCGACCAGTCAGAGGTTTCTTTGCAGAACGGACGGCATACCGCTCACTCTCCTCCTTGCCTCAGGTTGCCGGGGCAGTCGGAGGCGCGTCGGGGGCAGCGGGGGCAGCGGGGGCCGAAGCCGTGTTCGCGACGATTGCAGCAGCAAGCGGATCGGCCGAAGCCTTGAGCTGCGCCGCGAGAGCATCGACTGCTGCCTGGTTGCCAGAGTTCGCCGCGAGCTCCGCAGCGATGGTCTGGATGAGGTGGATCGCAGAGGCCTCTGCGTCGGTGTTCGCCTTGACTTGAGCCGTGAGAGCAGAAAGGTCGAGAGCCATCTTGAATTCTCCTTCGAGGACGACTGCAAGAGCGAACTCGATCTTCCGTTGCGAAGCCCGTACGTCGGCAAGCTCCGAGAGAACGAGGTCCAGTTTCTTGTTGGGGTCCATGTTGTTGGAACTGAAGAAAACCACGCCAACGAGCCGGCGTCCAGAAACCGTGACACGAAGGAACGAAGATGAACGAGAAGACAGAACTGGTGAGTGAAAAGGACAAAGAAGAAGCGCAATCGCTTGCGCAGAAGCTTGTCGACTGTGTCTCAACGGCCACGCAGCTCGATCACGAAAAGGGCGAGCCGTTGAACGTCGACGACTGGTGCCGGAACGCCGAGAAGCCAGCTCTCTGTCAGAGCTGCGGAGGCGAGTTGCTATGTGCACCGTGGTGCAAAGGACACAAGAGCGTGCACCAGTGTGCTCTGGAGCTGATCGTCGATCGACATGAGCTCGCGGATGAGCACAAGGGTCCAGGCACGATCAGAAACCACGACATCGCTCAACGCGTCGTCTCGCTCTATCGCATGGCATCAACGCTGAAGGAAGCGGCAACGCTGAAGGAAGCATGAGCGCAATGATGCGCATCAAGGTCGACAAGAAAATGTTTCAGATGGTCAAGCCAGACACCTATGGCTACGCCACCGACGAGAACGGAAAAAGAAGACGAAAGAGGCTTGCCCTCTGTAGATGCGCCGTACCGTGTCAACGCACGTTCCGTTGCAATCACCCACTGCACACCGGGCGCCGACTCGTGCCCTACTGCAACGGCGCACCGCCAGAAGACTACTGCAACGAGTGTTGGCTGAAGCCTCAGGCAAAGAAGCGAAAACCTCCAGGAGAAAAGACATGAGCGACAGAACAAAAGAGCTGGAGGCACAGATCGACGACGCCAGAAGAACTGCCGCGGGCTGTTGCTGAAATAGAGCGCCTTCGAACGTACTCAGATGGTCTCGACGTCATGCGCATGAAGGTCATGAGAGAGCAGCGGCGGCCGGTAACGGCAGAGAATCGCCTTACAGCGCTTTACCAGCGCTTTACCAGCGCTTTACCAGCGCTTTACCAGCGCTTTACCAGCGCGAACGAGATTCTTCAGATGCTCCACGCACATGTCGCAGAGATGTACGTCCGCAAGCAATTGCGTAGATGATGTGCAAGTGTGGCCACTGCACCCCCGAAAGAGGGCTACGGCCCGTTACTTTACCCTCTGCCCGTCAGCAAGAGGTTGGCACCTCCATCCCCATGAAGTAGATCGAGTACCCGGTTCATCGACAGCAGTAGGAGACGACGATGAGTGAAGAGAAGAAAGACAGCGTGTGGTTCATAGATTCGTACGCATGGTCGGTCGGAGCAGCCGCGCTCGTCATTGGTCTGACGTTGGGCGCGTCGATCCAGGCTGGCATCCCGAGCTCGAAGGTGAAGGAGCTAGAGGCGAAGGTGAAGGCGGCCGACGAGCGCGCCATCGCGAGTGAACAGATTCAAGGCGTGCTCGATCTCCAGACACGTCAGATCGATCACGTCGAACGGCTCGTCCTGAAGATGCAGTATGACCAGGACAAGGACCTCAAGATGAGGGAGACGGGATGGACCTACCCGCTGCTATGCAAGACCGCTACTCCGCCAGCGGATGCGGGAGAACACTGATGGGAATCACGTTCACGTGCACCATCTGCAAGAAGCAGCACCCAAGTCCAGGCATCGATCCTCAGAGTCGTGTGCCAAAGTTCCCGTCAGCGACGTTGACGACATCGCGCAACGACAAGAACGAATGGTACGCGCACTGCATCGTTCCGTGCGCGACCGCCGACCTCGTTGCTGTGCTGGAGGGACATGAATAGAGAGATCAGGGTCCAGGCTCCAGGAACCAAGGAGCCGGCGCATGTCGACGACTTCATCGAGGACTACAGGACGGATGCGTACGCATCGTTCGTCCTGAACTACTTCCGCATGAGCGCGACGCTGCGCATTAAGATCGCCGCGTACATGAAGGGTCACCTTCTCTTCTGCACGCGCGAGGGCACACGCTATCGAGTGACGGGCGCTTCTCGTCTCGGTGACGTGTGGCTTGCAAAAGACTACGCTCGTGACGCAGGTTACGACCTGCGTGTCGACATTGGGACGTGCTCAGGCTGGGGACCAAAGCCATGAAACCCAAAGCCATGAAACCCAAAGCCATGAAGCCCCGTTACGGCCGCAGCGTTGATGCCTGGGCTGCGGACGCGATTCTGTACATCATGCTCTTGTCGATCTTCATGCTCGTGGGCCTCACGGCATGGTGGATAGCCCGATGGATCGTGAGTACGGGACCTTGAAGTAGAAGTCTGCTTCCGAACTTTGCTACACTGACGATCCACGTTCTTGGGAGAGGGATGACAATGAGCCAACGAGTGACGTTGTACACGGGCGACTGGATGAAGAACGTGGTGAAAGCGAAGACGCCGGACCAGTTGGTCTCGGGTGACAAAGCCATCTTCTTGGTCGACGACTTCGTTGGAACGTCCAAGGGAGCCCGGCTCGGGTTCGAGGTCCTCCGGGTCATGGCAACGCTCAGCAGTCTGCACATCTGGGTGAAACCGTGGATCGACGAGACCATGTGCCTCAAGATCAGATTCGATGCCGTCACGGGCGAAGGCACGTGGATGCGTACCAAGATGATGGATAGTGCGAACAAGTTCGAGCGTGCGCTCGATCAGCTCAACGGGCTCGTCGAGAAGCATCCGGATCCCAGGAACATGCAGCTCCACGTCAATGCAGACGCCATCGAGAAGCTGCTGGACGCCTCGTTCAACTGCGAAGACGAAGAGCCGCCCACCGATCCCAGCCCTTCGACACGTGCGAAAGAGGATTCGAGCGTCGAGCTGCCCGACATCGATCCCGTCGAGACAGAGGTGAAGAGCGACAAGCCGGTCGATATCCTGGACACAAGCGCCGACTTCGACACCTGGATGAAGAACCTCTGCGCTGCGCTCAACGTGCCGACGCACATGCTCGATGAGGTGCGCAAGTTCGAGTCAGAGGAACCCGGGACGGACGAGGTCCACGGGCCCGCCAAGACCAGCGGTCACGCTCAGATGCTGTACGATGAGTCGCTGAACAAGCTCGCGAGGTAGATGGCCTCGCGGATAGTAGAGGGGACAGACGGTCGATACCGGAGGTTGGCTTCCTCCGGCGAGGCACCTGGGATGGTGCGATGGCCCTCGGTGGCAAGGAGGCGGGCCTCGACATGGCCTGTCGCCCCGCTGAACGCTTCGTGGTTCGAATCCACACGTCCGTCTGTCCCCTCTTCTGTCCAGCATTGTCTAGGTGCGTCGCGTTACGGTGCGCCACCGGGTCATGTTGTTGCTCTCTGGTAGGACAAGAAGTAGCGTTGTCTCAATGGACGGCGAAAACGAGCTAGCAAGCCAGGAAGAGAACCCGGTAGCGAACCCAGTAGCGAAGCAGCGCAAGGTCGCACGAGGCTACAAGCGCACGTTCAAGTTCAAGTACACGGACCTAGCCAAGCTCCTCGACATGACGCCGGCAGCGGCCAGGAAGGCGGCTCAGAGGGGACGATTCGACCCGAACAGCCTCCAGAGCATCTTCGAGTTCGCAGCGTCACGGGGCCTTGTGTCCGCACCTACTCCCCAGCCTGTGAACAACGCGGCAGAAGACGTCCGCAAGCACTTGCGGAACGCAGCCGAGACAATGCTCATGGCGATGAAAGAGGTTGCGGTCGCTATCGAGGCCACCATCGAGGCCGAAGGAAAGAAACCGCCCGTCGAGTCTCTCGCGCCTTCCATGCTCGCGAAACTGGTCAACAAGAAAACAGGAACGGATCCGTAGATGGCCGAGTACAAGGGCAACATGATCGTGGAGAAGGGAACGTACGTCGGAGCAACGTTGCGGCCCGCACAAAAGAACCTGCTCGGTCACATGCAGCAGCCGGGGAATGGTGGAGGTTGGCTCATCAGAGACAAGATACGGGCGTACCCCGCAGCGCTCATGAGCCTCTTCGAGCGCGGTCTTATCGACGTAGAGTGGAAGGACGGGGCCATCGTCGCGGCCAAGATCACCGACAAAGGCAGGACGCAGTTTCCGATGGAGGTACCTGCGCAGGTTCTGCCGAAGGACACTGGAAAGTTCATGATCGAGATGGCAGAAGAGGACCATGGGCAACGAGGTTGATGTTGTCGTCCTTGTCCTCGTGGTCGTAGCTATCGTGTGGAGGGAAGTCTCGGACGACAATGGTAACGAGACAGACGCTGAGTAGACGAAGATCGGGCACGGTGCGTTTGTCCGCATAGACGGCGACACCGGGACAGGGTGAGGACATGAAAAGTGTGACGACGACAACCGCCTGCGTGACGCAGGTGTTCTTGAGCGCGAGGGGCATCAAGCTCGTGGTGGCAGCTTTGCTCGAGCGAACGCCGGAGATCGAACGGTTCGCTCGCGAGCAGAGCGCCAACGGCGACACGGTACATGTGACGATCGGTAAGCCGGACTTCGCGCAAGCACTTGCGCTGCTGGAGGAGTCTATCGAGAAGACAGGTGCCCAGCACGAGATGGGGTCTGATCTCGTCAATCGCATCGAAGCGTTTTTGGGCACCCACGAGACTGAAGACCTGTGATGGCAACGAAGAAGATAAGGAGCCGTTCGACGAAGGGCAGCGTTGATGCGCCTAGCGCTCCGACAGACAACAAGATCGCTCTCTTCCTGGAGAAGGAGTCGAAAGGCGCCCTCGCGAAGATGGCCGGCGCTCTGCACTACCGCTTCATCGGAGAAGCTATCAGGCTTCTGATCCAGAAGGCGGTGTGCGGTAAGGTCGCCGAGAAGAAGTTCGCGAACGACCTGATACACGAGGCGTCCTCGAACGTAGGGGTCAAGGCCTCGGCGGAACGCCTCAAGGCAGTGCTCGGAGGCATCTGAAGTGCGCATCGTAGAGAACGGCGAAGACGAGAGCGTGCAGCTCTTGGTGTCGCCGGAGGAGTACAGCCAGATCACGAAGTGGTCACTGGACCCGGTCCTCCACGCGGATCGCTCGAAGCCTATCGCAGAGTTCGAGCGACTCATCGGATCGCCTATGTACGAGAGAATCCGGGAGTATTCGAACGAGAGACGCCAGGTAAACATCGTCATCGAGAAGAAGCGCGACCCGGAGCTCGACGCTCGGCAGAGCATGTACAACGAGATGTTCCGCGTCAATGCAACGCTCTTGGTCAGTGCAGCACTGGCTCGTGGCGGCGTACGAGCCATCGTCTGGGCCCGTGCGACGCTTCAGGCACTAGAGCAAGACGACTTCGAGTGGGTCGTTCGGCAGATGAACCCGTACGAGATTGCTGGCCAAAGCATCTTGACGACGGAAGAGCGTCTGGAGCCGTTCCGCTGGCTCGTTGATTTCTACAAGACAGCGATGGGTGATCGTCCGTCACGGGTTCTCGACGCGAATCAGTTCGCGTACGAGTACAGCGTCTTCCGCCGACAGCTGAGCACGTTGCTGCATGGTGAATGACATGGGGCAAGCATGGAGCTGATGATGGATCATGAAACGTATGTGAAGATCCTCATGTTCGCGCCCTTCGCTATCGGAGCTGGCTTCGGGTTCTGTCTTGGCGCCATGGTCGAGAGGGTGAGGCAAGAGAAAGGTCGACGATGAGCTCGGGAGATGCCGACACCGTCCAGAAAGGACTCTGCTTCGTGTGCGGCGAGCTCTCGGAGAGCTGCATCTGCTCTGCGGGCGCATCGCGAAGAAAGGTGCTGTGCCCAAGCAGACCGGAACGTGTCCGGTATGCAAGGAGCCGATCATGAGCAACCAGGAGCAGTACGAGATCTGGTCTGCTCGTGCCGCAGTGGAACGAGCTGCCGTCAGACATCCGCACGCACTGGATGCTGGTGGCGAAGATGTCCTTGTTGAAGTACAAGCCGGTCTGAAGGAGAAGAAGATGGAACCGTCATTCGATTTTGGTGAAGCACTCAAGAAGCTGAAGGCAGGGCTCAAGGTCTCGCGCGCAGGGTGGAACGGCAAGGGCATGTGGCTCGCACTCCAGCAGCCAGATGCGAACAGCAAGATGTCGCTGCCGTACGTCTACATGAAGACGGCGCAGGGAGATCTGGTGCCATGGCTCGCGTCGCAGACGGACATCCTCGCCAATGACTGGATAGCGGAGGCGATATGAAAGTCGGGAGCGTGGTCGTAGAGCTGGGTAAGGAGACGAAGAAGACCGTGGAGTCGGTCAGGGAGACGAAGAGCGAGACGTTCGTCGGCGTCGTGTGGTTCGACACGCACAACTGCTTGCACCGCAAGACGGTGAACGCCAAGCACCTGTTCGAGGTCGCGTGATGGCTCAGACATCCACGAACCGAGAGCACATCGGGATGCTAGAGCACGCACTCGCTTGCGTGCTGAAGGAAGAGGTGCGTGAAAGCTTCGAGGACATGAAAGAGAAGCTCTTGGCCCGCCCCACGCACGACCTGAGCGAGAAGCAGCTCAAGTTCGTGAAGAATGTCCTCGATCAGCACGACGTTCCTCAGTACGAGAACCTGGTATCGCGCGGGCTCGTTCCTCGAGGCAAAGAAGTGGAGACGCCTCCCGCACTCCAGAACCTGCCGAAGAGGCCGCCCTCACGTAGGGTAGAGGAGTAGGCTGTAGATCATGTTCGCAGAAGACCCGCCGAAGCCACCTCCGAATCCGATCGTCATCGCCGTGGTTACCGCGGCCCTGACGACGGTCGCTACCAAGCTCGCAGAGTGGGCAGTCCACGAGCTAAAGAAGAAGTACGGCACCAAGGAGAAATACGAAGAGCACCATGATCGGTGATGACGAGATGCGAAAAGCATGTGTTCGACGAATCTGTCGACGCAGGTAGGCGTGTGGTGCAGAAAGTCGTCGCTGACTTCAACCGGCTGAGTCCCACCATCGAGACGGTCAAGAAGGGACGACTCACGCAGTACCTGCGTCATCGCCAAGCAAGGCTTCTGACTTCGATCAACGTTCACGAGTGAAGGGTCCGCGGCTTCGGCTACGGGCCCTTTCGCACGTTCATCACCCAACCCTCCATCCTGCTCTTTCCACTGCCACACGAAGACTTACGGAGTGCTCCATGGGCCACCTCTGATAGATTCTTCTCTCCCCCTCCCACCTCCCAAGAGGCCAAAGACGATGAGCAAGGAAACGAGACCTGAAGGCGGAGCCACGCATGTCATCGACGCTGTTCCCAAGAAGTCCATGCGCGAGTTCATTGTGAAGGAGCTCGAAGACGACCGTCTGCCCGAGCAGTACCAGTTGGGTAGCAAGTCGGCACACCGCATCGAGTCCTATGAGAACCCAGGCAGTCTCTCGAAGGAGGACCTGATCGCGTTTGCAGAGAACTTGCGACGCGTCACAGGGGATGTCGTTCACGAAGACGGGAAGATCCTGGATGTCCTGTACAAGTGGGTCGACCAGTCTATCGAGAGCGCGGAGATCGCACGCGACTCCTTGAACTCCACGCTTCGTCTCGTGAAAGGATGGGAGGAGAACATCGAGGCCGAGAAGGATTGCAAGAAGAAGATTGCGATGCTCAACGAGTACAGAGACCTCCTGACGGGAGGTAGCAATGCAGCAGAGGCTCGCATCGCCATCGGACTTGCTACGTACATCTCGACTCCAGATGGACAGTCATCGGCGATCGGTCTCGCTCGGTGGGCGGCCAACGGCTTCCCGCAGATCACCATGGGTCACAAGTACGCAGCGGCGCTCCTGGTGACGAACGTGACGGAAGAGGCGGTCGACTCCGCGCGACCTCCCTGGGACGGGTTCGTGATCGAAGTGCCACCAGGATTGTTGCCCATCTGGCACCCCGAGCACGACCGGCACTATGACGTGAAGCGCATCATTGTCTCCCAGCACGCGAACCATCACACGAACGGCGAGAAGGCATGGATGTACGTCGCGATGACGGAGACGACCATGAACATGTGGCGCTTCGGCGTCAGCTCGCGCGAGCTGCTCCCGCCCATCGTCGCTGATGACAGGATGGAGAACTACCCGGCACTGATGCCGATGAGCGGCTCTGACAAGAGGGTTTCCTCGCTCATCGGTCGGCTGGTCATCAATGTCTGTCTCGCGATGAGTGATCCGAGCAACGTGACGGAAGTCGGTCCGAACCACAGGGCGTACCGCCAGTCGGCGAGCCAGCGCACCACGCCAGAACCTCTCCTACGAACGTTCCAGGTCGGCAAGCCCATCAAGCTCGACTTCCGCGATCGCGTGAAGGAATACGTGCTGCATGGAGATCGGGCCAAGAGCAGCATCAACGTGCAGAGCCTCGTGTGCGGCCACTTCAAGATGCAGCCACACGGGCCCAAGAACACGCTTCGGAAGTTGATCTGGAGGCAACCGTTCTGGAGAGGGCCAGAGGACGCGCCGATCCTCGTGCGCCCTCATGAGATCGAAAAGGAGGAGGCATGATTCCCTGTCGGTTCGAGGATCGTGGCGGCAAGAAGTACGAGGTACCCATCGATTGGACGTGGTCGCTTTCTGACCCAGGAACACTGAAGGCAGCTCTGAAGTGGGTGATAGGAGTCGATCCACTGAAACTCGAGTTCATGAAGATCGAAGCCTTGTGTCCACAGTGCAAGGAACCGGTACCGATCGTAGGCATCACGCACGTTGGCTGCCTCTCGTGTGGATGGCAGCAGAATCCGGAGAGGCCATGAGGACGGGAACCATGATGGCGCTGTTCGCGATTGCCATCGTCGCATTCCTGGCGCCACTGGTCATAGAAGACGTTCGTATGCATCGAGAGCTGGACGATGCAGAAGCCAAGCTCGTGACGATGCGAGCCAAGGTCGCCGAGCAGAAGAAGATCCTCGATGAGCAGTCGGAAGCCGTTCGAGTCGAACAGGACAGGGTGCAGGCAGAACTAGATCGCACCAATGCAGAGAACGCGCTTTTCGAACGAAGCCTCGAAGAGGCTCATCTTCGTAAGCTTGCGTGGGATCTTGAGCGCGGGATGCGCGAATGGGAGAAGACGCGAGACGGAGGACGGTGATGAAGAAGAAGGACCCGACATTGAAAGACGACAGTCCGGTCACCGACAAGCGGCTCGACCTGATCATCGAGAACCCCATCGCAGCAGGACTCTCTGGTCTGCTACTGGCTCGTGAGATGAAGCGAGAGCGCGCACTGCTCAAGGCAGCAAAGGGAGTGGTTGCAGCGGCCGACTGGTACATCACGCTCGGCACGGATGCCAAGAAGCGAGACCTCGTACTCGCTCTGGAGGAGTACCGAAAAGCAGAGACCGTACATGCTGAAGGAAACAGGAGAGGACGATGAGCGCTCGGCACTCGAGTACTGACTGGAACCCGCGATACGTTTCGTACGCAAATGCTTGCGGGCACACGCCAGAAGAGCAGCTCGAAGAGGACCGCAGACGTTGGCCAGGAGGCGTCAACGCTGGATTCATGATCTGGATCGATCAAGGTATGCTTGCGTTTCTTGAACTCCGAAAGGACGTGGATAGAGACGTGATGTCAGAAAAAGACCATGCAGACTTCAGCACGTTCTTGTCTCAGTGGAAGGTCTGCACATGTTCGTGAAGCGAAAGCCGATCGACAACAGCGCCAGCTTTCCAGAGCAAGTGCTCGTTGTTGCTTTGATCCTTCCGCCATACGTACTGATGAAGGGTCTGGCTTGGTTGTGGACGACGTACGAAGAGAAAAGGAGAGGGACATGACGAAGAAGAAGGGTGAAGAGACGTACGAGGAGTGGCTGAAGCGCGTTGCTTCGGGAAACGGATCGACGTGGGATCTCAGTGTGGAGAAGACAAGGGACCTTGCCTCGAAGGTGCTCTCGCTTCAGGCCAAGGTCGCCGAGCTCGAAAAGCTCCAGAATGGCTTGGTCACGTACGGCAACAAGTCTCGTGATCGGCGATGGCAGCTCGAGGACCAGGTCATGATCCTCGCAAACACGCTCGGAGCTATGCTCGTGAAGCTCGGCGTCGTAGTGAACGACGTATCGTTCAACGGTCCGCAGCTGGTTGACATGGCTCGCGGCTACATCGACTCGATGGACCAGATGCCTCGTGGTGCCGGAAACGATCATGGGATGACGCTCGACGAGCTCGTTGGAGTAGCAGAGTGCGTCGAGCAAGCTGCACCGTTCGACATCAACGGTCAGCCTCCGCACCCGCTCACGAGCCCGCACTACGAGGACTTGATGAAGTGCCGCGCCGTGCTCGATGAGATCGGCAAGATCGTCATCAAGGCCGATGCGAATCGACACGCATCGCTTGTGGACAACGTGCGCATGATCGCAGGGCAACGAGACGACCGCGGAGCTGAGACCGTGGCTCTCGGTGCGCAGATCGATCGCCTGACCACTGAGCTGGAGAAGGCGCGTTCCGGATGCGCTCACTCGCCAGACGTCGACAAGAACACAGCTCTGATCGAAGCGCAGAAGGTCATCAACGATGCGAACAACGCGCTCATGGGGTGGAACCAAGATCCGCACCACCAGGCAACGGCCCACCATGACACGCTCGACAAGGAGTACATGCGCGTGTGCCGCATGGTGCAGAAGGCGCATGACATCCTGTCCGGATACGTCATGCGACGATTCGAAGGTGGGTCACCGCCCTTGGTTGCGATGCAGAACGGCGATACGCCAAAGCTTCCGATTGACCTGCCTTGTGGACGCTGCGGTGATACGCGCATCGATCCGGAGAACGATGGGCCGTGTGGAGAGTGCCGTAGCTATCCGCCACACCAGCGACGTCTTCTCGATATGATCACCGGATGGGGGCAGTACATAGAGAAGTGCCTGGAGAACCGACGCGACATCCTTGCTCGTGATGGAACGTACGATGCGGAGTCGGAAAAGCTCCGTGACCTGTACCAGCTCGCAGGAAGTAGCTCGAACATGGACCAGTCGAAGGTCACCGGGCTCGTCATGTTTCAGGTGCTCCAGCTCTTGCTCAACGGGATCGAGCAGAAGAAGGCGTAACGAAGATGGCGACGACGAAGAAGAACAGGAAGCCGAAGGCGAAACCTAGGACGAAGCCCGAGACGAAGCCTGAGGCCAAGTGGATCGATCCCAACGCCTGGGTCCTGATCAAGAAGGGCGACAAGTACCTGACCGGCTTCTCGGTAGAGGACCGGGTGGACTCCATGTCACCAGCGCCTCCGACCTGGGGCGGCGAAGAGGACGGTGTCGAATACAGGGCCGAGCAGGGTGTTCCGCTGGCCAAGTCTCTTGGTGCTGTGGCCGTGGAGGCGGAGTGAACATGGGCAACGCAAAGAAGATCGATGACCACGTCCTCCATGGTGTGCGACAGGTGATGGTGAATTGGTGAAGCTATCGCTTCTGGAACCCGTGCTTAGCTGGTCGCCGAGCCAGACGAGCTACACGCACCAGCTTTCGTTCAACTGCCCAACGTGCGGACCTCCGTACAAGATCCTGGTGAACGTGGTTCTCGGCAACGACCTGTCGAAACGACCCGACGCAGCATGGCTGCTTACGTTCGGAAACCCAACAGACTGGAACTCGGCGTCGGTGGTCCCATCGATCGTGAACCACAACCATGGACGGAAGAAGAAGTGCTCGTTCCACGGGACGATCACAAGCGGAGAGGTCACGTTCGAGACATGAAGATCCTCAGCGTCAGGCAGCCGTGGACGTGGGCCCTGGTCTACGCGGGCAAGGACATCGAAAACCGTACCTGGTACGCGGACTACCGCGGTCCAGTAGCTCTGCACGCGGGCAAGACGATGACCAAAGACTCGGTGCGCCAAGCCATGTTCACGTTCAACATGGCCGAAGTGGGCCACTTCCACGTTTCGAAGTGCGAAAGGGGCGGCATCATCGGCTGGGCTCAGATCACGGGATGCCAGAAGAACGGAGCGCCTGGATCTCGAAAAAGTGTGTGGGCGGTCGCTGGATGTTACGGTTTCCATATCGAGAGACCGAAGCCACTGCCGTTCATAGAAACGCTCGGCAGCCTCGGTCTCTGCGAGCTCTCGAAAGAGAGGTTCGGTGAGATGGTAAGGGAGGAGGAAGAGCGCCGATGTCGGAGCCCGTTGATGAGACCACCGTTCACGAGCATGGAGCTGGCTCAGATCCAGAATGTGATGGCGGCGTTCTAGGAGAACTGTACTCGTCGCCTGGAGACATCGGAGAGCACCTCGCTGATTTGTATCAGCCGCCCCCGACAGCGGTCCGCAAGTACAACATCGGGTCGGTCGTCGAAACGCCATTCGGAGAGACGGTGTACGACCATCATGCTGCGCACTATCGCCGCGGGTGCGAGGGGTGCGACGTTCTCTGCGTGCGCGACCAGAACAGAATCGAGTCAGGGTCCACGAACCCATCTCCGCAAGCACTTGCGAAGCAGGGTGCGGAGCCAGATCCCAGGTGGAGCACGCGACGATCTCCCATGGTCACCATGGTGACGTTGGCAACGGTCGCTCTCGCTGTTGGCGCCCTCATCGGTGCGAAAAAGCTATGAGCGAAGACGACATCCCGACGTGCCCGAGCTTCCGTCCATGCGAGCACAAGGAATGGAGCGAGTACTGGTGTAAGAACTGCGGCATCCTGAGAAAGGCGTGGTTCTCGCCAGAGGCCGACGAGAAGTATCCGATCGGCTTCATGTCGCCGTTCCAGAACGAAAAGACATGCTACCTACGCATCAGCGAAGCGGAGGACATGGTCGAAGCTCTCCAGAAGGCGGTCGCAGAGGCGAAAGCAGCCGAAGAGCGCAAGAAACAGAGCCTCCCATGACAGCGTCTGCCGTCCTGAGTCAGTCTATCGGAGTTGCCATCGCAGAGCAGCCGATCATCCGCACCGAAGGTCCTCCAGCGAGGTTCGGAGGAGCGAAGGTGGTCGGCTGCTTTCTTTTTGTGGCGCTACCAGGCGGCCGCTACGAGGTCTGGAACTCGGTCATCAGGGCGACCTTCTGGACGTACAGCTCCAGTTGGGACGAGCTGGAGAGGGAGTACCTTCGGCAGTCGGAGTCGTGGATGAAGAAGGCCGAGAACAAGAAGGTGCAGGGCTCGGCTTGGAGGAAGAACAACTTTGGTCCACCGAAGCAGGCTGCCGAGTAGCCGTTATGACCATCCTCGCCTCAGAAGACAGGGTCCAGGTCCTGTACCTCGAAGACGACAAAGACGCGCGCGAGCTCGTTGTCGAAGTGCTCGAGAAAGAGGGCTACGACGTCTGGATCGCCAACGACGTCGGTGCTGCGCTCGGGCTCCTCGCTAATGAATGGAAGCCGGATCTGATCTTGATGGATCAGGGCATGCCGTACCTGGTCGAATTCGGCATACACATGGAGAGGATCGAACAAGAGGCCCGCCGCCGCATCCCGACCATCGTGCTCGAAGTGTTTCCGAACAAGGTGACGCGAGTCGAGTCAGATGGCCGCGTTCAGAAGCCGTTTCGGATGGCCATGTTGCTCATGGAGATCGAACGAGTCTTCAGAGACGCGAAAGCTGGCGCTGTCACGGTACGGCCGAGTACATTGAAATCAACCTGAGGCGAGTCATGAAGAAGTTCTTGTGAATATGCATCCAGCCTGATCCTGGTCATCGGTGCGCTCTTCGGGTGCCCGCCACGACCCAGGTACGTTGACGGAGTCGGCTGGTGGCCACGCCAGGTAGACGAAGAGGAAGGTTGGGTGATCGACCTGATCCACGAGTAGTCGCAGCATCCGTGCTTAGCTCAGTTGGAAGAGCAGCCGAACTTCAAGTCGGTCTGTCACGGGTTCGAGTCCCGTAGCGCGGTCGAAGGAGAAAGCATCATGTCGATAAAAGAGTTACGCGAGTCGGCGGAGAAGGTTCTTCAAGAGAGCCTGAAGACGGAGGCGCCTGGTCGTGGGCCCAAAGGCAGAGACAGCCACGATTACGAAGAAGTCGTCGACCAGTTTCGTGACGCCATCGTTCGTGTGGCGAACGAGGTCGCGAGGGACTATGGACAAGGTTCGTTTTCGAAGCAGAGTCTTCCTCACCTCACCGAGTTGTGTGAGTTCATCGCAACCAAGTGCGTCCAGGGTTCGTAGAAAAGGTTCGCCTGCTCTACGCGGCAACGAAGTCGCAGAAGGCAGAAGGCATCATGGAAAGAGCGTTCAAGATCGGTTGCAGGGTCATCTTCTTCGACAGCCACCGAAAGGCACACGAGGCGATCGTCACGAACTGGTTCCACGGAGGACCGGACGGACAGACCGTCAAGGAGCTTCAGGACATCCACGACAAGCGGAACGCGGCGAACCCGCCCGAACGCCGCTGGCCGATGAACATGCCCTGCTGCAACGTCGTGTACGTTTCGAGCGACACGTCGGAGACCGACTCCTACGGCCGGCAGATGAAACGCCAGACCTCTTGTTCGTACGGTCGTCAGCAAGGTCCCACGGGTTTCCTGGGGATGTGCTGGGCCTGGCCGGATGAGGAAGAGGAAGCGAAGGCGCTCGCAGCCAAGTCGTTCGACGAGGCGGTGGCGCGCTAGGTCTGACCAGAACCCAAGCGGAACCTTGAGTGGGACCGTACAGCTTGGTTTCGATGCCGCGTAGAGAAGACGAACCAGAGGAGTCAATCATGTCGTTGAAAGAGCTTCGTGCGATGAGCGAGTCTGTGATGGGTGAGAGCCGTCTCGAAGAGGCGTTCCGGTTCACAGCCAACGGCAAAGCGTACGAGGGCTTTGGGAAGGGCAAGCTCACCGCGCACATGGACGGACCTGTTGTTGGCGAGATTCAGATCGGAAAGGAGACCGTTCGTATTCGTTCTGATTGGCAGCCGGATTCACAGACGGTCGCCGAGTTGAAGAAAGCGAACCACGGAAAGGTGCCTCAAGAGATCGAGATCACGTTCCATGGACCGAACTTGCCGATGGACAGTCCCAAGAGCGTCAGGGAGCTGGAAGGGTTCTTGAAGGGAGAGTTCGATCTCTGGGGCGACATGAAGGCGATCAACATCGGCTCCGCCACCATCGAGCGCAACTTCACTGTGACGGTAAAGAAGTGACTCCCGACGAGCTCGCCAAGAAGATGGGACCGTGGGCGAACCAGCTTGTATGGCTACCCGGTGTACCTGGTGGGCTCGGCTCGCTGTGTGAGAGATAAGGAGCAAGTCATGGACACGAACAAGGTCAAGTACGGCATCATCATCTTCGGCGTGGCGCTCTTTGTCTTCTGTCTCAGCGCTCTCGTCTGGTCCCTGTTCCGAAAGCCGGTGACCGATGGCCCGATGCCGGAGCCGTGGCCCACCGCTCGAGAAGGCGTGACGGTGACCGAGTCCGATGGGGGTCGTCGATGAGCCTCGCAGATCTGCGCCGACTCGAAGAGAGCGTGCTGGGTGAAGCCTCGATGAAGGTCGGAGACTGGACGTTTCCGTACAAGAGGCCTAGCGGAACGAAGGCTGCTCAGATCAAGAAGATCGAGAAGGACATCGCCTACCTGTCCGATGGCAGCTCGATGCACATCAGCTACGCGAAGCCCGTGAAGAAGGGCGACGTGGCTGACTGACGTCAGTCGGTGTAGAACTAGAGAATGTCAGTGGCCCCGGTTCTAGGCTCAATCGCGCGAGGTCAGTCACGACCTCGCAAGCATCCGATGATCCGGCAGTCGCAGAACATCACCATGCGCAAGGTGGAGGCGCTGCCGTGCTTTCTGGAGGTGCGCCGGCGCCTGCGACAGGGAGAGCCAGCGCTCACCCTGGCTCGCGAGCTTCAGAGCCGAGGCTTCATGACCGATGTCGCACTCGATGCGGTGCGCATAAGGCTCGGAACCTACCGTCGCCTGAAGCTCCAGAACGCGGCTATCATCGCTCTGCATGCGCCGAAGTCGGTGCAGGAAAAGTTGAAGGGACTCGAAATGGCCTTGGACGAGCTGGTGGAGATGGAGGAGATGTTCAAGCTCCAGAAGGAGCGCATCAGGGCCTTCCGCGAGACGGAGAAGGCGATGCCCATCCCGATCAAGCAGATCGACGACAGCATGCGTGTCGCTCTGGAGATCGTCGGCGCCCATGCAGAACTGCGCATGGAGCTCGGCGAACTCGATCGCGCACCGACGAAGGTGGATCTGAACGTCGACACCAAGACCATGATGTTGGTGGAGAACCGCTACGGCAAAGAGTCGCTTCAGCGCGTGCTCGCCGATCCGAAGAAGCGTTCCAAGGTGGCTGGCATCGTCGAGAAGCTGCTCATGAACCCGCGTCTACAGTCGAGCGCCCTGTCTGCCCTCGAAGGCATCCACGCTCCCGCAGCGACGGTGGTGTCGGCGGACGATGACGATGTCGTCGATGCTCCGCAAGCGATTGCAGAACCGCCAGCGCAGCCAGAGAAGTAAAGCTACCCGGTATCCGTAGATCACTTGTGACTGTGGCGAAATCGTCCATGCTCGACCCATGGCTGACGACAAGACCAGGTTCAAGGGGACATCGCTGCCGAAGTCCATGCGGCGTGAGGCGAAAAAGGAGATGAGCCGGCTCGGTGAAGAGCTAGTGGTTCGAGCCGAGATGGCTCGCATCTGGGCCTCTCTCAACGTCATGGTCGAGCAAAATGTGAATGCAGGCGGCCTCAAGGCCGACAGACAGCTGTTGATGAAGAAGGCTCAGTCCACGTTTGTGGATGCAGGAGAGCGCCTCTTCGAGCTGCTACGAAAACAAAGCTGATGCACCAGACCCCGCTCGTCCCTTGGGATGCGCGGGGTTTTCTTTTGTGCCTGTTATGGTGCCAGTGTGAGCGACGACAAGATCATCAGCCTGACGAAGCGAATCCAGGACAAGAAACTGGAGAAAGCACCTCCGTCCGCTGTGCATACGGACAAGGAGGTGGACGACGACAGGCTGCCAAAGGTGCTGACAGGATTTGGTCAGAAGATCGATCTCGTCGAGGAGCGAAAGAAGCGTCGCAAGGAGTCGAAGACAGAGATCGTGGGCGAACCAGATGGACGCGTCCGAATCAGCGGTCGCTGCAAAGAGCCGCACTCGGACAACGAGTTTGAGTGGAGGTTCGACGAACAACAGCTGCGCGACTTCATCAGCAGGCTGTACCATGCCTCTGAGGTCGCGAAGTACAAGAGGGCGCTCGTGGGTAGGGCCGAGTTTCGGCTGATCATCGCTGGCTCCAGAAACCTGTCGAGGAACGAGGTCGGCCACCACCTCGTCTCGGACATGCTCAGGGAGTCGGGCTTCGTTCCGACGATGATCCTGTGCGGCGAATGCAAGGGACCGGACCACTGGGGTGCGGAATGGGCCGCGCAGAGCCACCTCGAAGTGAAGCACTACCCGGTCGCGAAGGGACCGCGTCGCAACTACGTCTTCAGGAACGAAGCGATGGCCGTCTACGCACACGGACTGCTGGCCATCTGGGATGGTAAAAGCGCTGGAACCAAGGACATGATCGAGCGCGCGATCTCGAAGAAGCTCCGCACGTTCGTTTACAGAACAGATCTGAAGAAAGGGTACTGGGCACATGAGTGAGAACAAGCCGTACATGTCACCTGAGTCGATGGCAGAGAAGAAGGCGGAAGAGGACAAGAAGCGCCAGCAGGTCGATGAGACCATCGGGCGCTGGACCATCGGCCTCGCCACTGCCATCCAGGCCAGCATAGATGACCTCAAGATCCCACCGAGCAAGGGCGCGACGCTCATTGTTGCCACCACGCTCATGAGGATCGCGTGCCGACTCGTGAAGAAGAACGGGATCGAGACCGCCAAGTTCATGGGCGCCTTCGAAGCCATCATGCAGAAGGAGTTTGCTCCTGCGGACGCGCAGCCAGAAGACGTGCCTCAGGTCACGCCACACGGAACGCCAGATGGCCGTCCCCTCATCGTTCTTGGGTGACACATGGAGCCAAAGAAGATGACTCCGCTCGCCTCGTTCCAGGTCGCTGCTCTCCTCAAGGACATGTTCTCTTCGGACCCAGAGACGGGATTTGCCCTACTCGACATCCATGCGCCGACCTCCATGCTCCTCCCGAGCAAGGTGCCGATCGAAACGGCTGGGCTGTATCGCGGGAGGCCGATCATTGATCTCCTCAGTGTCCTCAACGGCTTCGCGTTGCGAGCGCGCGGCGACTCCGTGGCTATCCCACGGGTGGGCGAGAATCATCGTCCGGCCCCAACGTTCGACTTTCGTGTCCAAGGTGTTGGAGATTCGTGCAAGCCGATCTTCGAACCAGAAGCGATGGTCGGCTACTTGAACGAGATCGTGAGGTGCGACTTTCACGCGCTCTACTACCTGTTCGCTCCGACGATCTCCTGCAATGAGGCGATGGCAGATCGTGGTGACCTACCGATCAGATCGCCGATATCACCCGGGAAGATGGGCGCCCACGCATCCGTCTCTTTACTCGACGTCTTGAATGCCGCATGTGGGTATGGGGCCGACGCAACGTGTCTCATCTCCTTCTCGCCCCATGAACCGGGCTTTGTTGTCGTAAGTCGGGACATGACGGACACTGTGATGTGAGCTTTGATCGCAAGTTTCTCAACGGCATCCGGGATCGACTTGATCGCGTAAAGATGGATAAGACGTCGCTTCTTGCGAAGCTGTACGCGGACGACGTTGTCTGGCTCATCGGCCAACTAGAGCTCGCCCTTGCCAGGTGTGTCGATCTTCGAGGGGAAAACGAACGGCTCAAGAAGTCGCTCGACAACACAACCATGGACCTGAAGGCCGTCGCCGCCGGATATGAGCACGCATGCGAGCGCGCCGAGAAGTTGAAGAAGCAGATGGAGTCCGATGGCGTGCATCCAGATGAAGCCCGAAAGAGAGGACGCTTCTCGCTGACCGAAGAACAGATCGAGCATGCGGTGGACAAGACAAGGAACTCGATGCCACCCAAGCGGCGTCGCTCGACTCCGTGGATGCCGATTCCTTCGAGGAAGCGATGAGCGCGGTCAGCGGACGTCACTGTCGCCACTGCGGAAACATCTTCGTCGTTGCCAGTGGTTCGAAGAGAAGGTTCTGTTCAGACAGGTGCCAAGCACTCGCTGATGGTCGCTCGTGGAATGACCTTGCGAACACGGCCAGGGTCGATGGTGGCGACTACTGGAAGCTGCATCTGCCGGACCACCCGAATGCGAACAAGCAGGGCCACGTTTACGAGCACGTGTGGGTTGCGTCCATGAAGCTCGAAAGAGCGATCCTTGTAACCGAGGATGTGCACCACAAGAACGAAAACAAGCGAGATAACCGGCCTGAAAACCTGGAAGTGCTCACGAAGAGTGGTCACCAGAGAGAGCACGCCGGCTGGTCTATGGTGGGTGGGCAGTGGAAGAAGCCATGCGGGCGATGCAAAGAATTGTTCCCAGCAACGCTTGATCACTTTTCTTCGCGAAATGCTGAAGGCACACTGTTGAGTAGCTACTGCAAGAAGTGCCAGACGGAACACAAGAGAGAGTATCGCGCGCAAGTGCTTGCGAAGGAGAACGACAATGAGAACGATTGCGATGACGACACATCCGGCAGCGCTGCTCGCAGCGATACTGCTTACGGAGACCCAGGAGGCTAGCCAGCCACCGATTCAGGTCGATGCCGTCGACAAGGATGGAAACATCCTCGACCGTGTTGCGGACATAGCTGCACCAGGGGTGCTGGGGCTCACGGAGCCATCGGACGAGTCGTCTGGTGAACCAGCCTCGAAAGAGATGTCGCGCGCTGAGCGTCGACGCATGGAGAAGGCAGCCGAGAGGGCGGCCATGCAGGGGCGACTCATCGTTCAGAGTAATGGTCCGAACAATCGTCAACGACGCGCTCAGGCAGCGCACGACCGCAAGATGAACGCCAAGAACAAGCAGTTCGCCGCCCGCATCAGGAAAGATGCTCCCGAGCTCAAGGCCAAGGTGCTCGACAACATCGACCGTCGCCTCAACGAGCTGGAGACGAAGACGGACGTGAACGGCATGGACCACGTCGAGATCGAACAGCTCAAGACGGCGAAGAAGATCATGGAGGCGGACTCGGGCAACGAAGCGATGCGAGAAGCGCTCTTCGAAGCCGCAAAGGAAGCAATCGAGAAGGAGGTCTCTCAATGAGCGAGTTTCCCGCAGACGCCGGACACCGTGACTACCGAGATCTCGCGCAGCAGTTCTTGTTCGTCACCGGCGGGCCAAAGAACGAGTGGACATCGGCAGATGTTGGGCGCGTGGCCGTGCAGCTCCAGGCCCTCGCTGAAGGAGGTGCGCTCGCCTTCCAAAAGTTGATGGACTCCGGTTGGTTCATCGGGCAGAAGATGACCGAGAACAAGTTGGACGCTATTCCAAAGATGGAGGAGGTCTGCGTCAGCGTCTCCACCGGGAGCCTGTACCAGCTACTCACGGAGCGTCGGCTACTCGAGGCGCGCGTTCAGGAGCTTCTGGAAAGAAACACCGAGCTGCTCCTGGAGAACCAATCGCTCAAGGCCACTGCGCCGTGAGCGCATTTGTCAGTGTCCGCAAGGTTCTGGCTGGAGCCATCATCCCCGAGTACAAGACCCCTGGAGCGGTGGGCATGGACCTGTGTGCGGCCGAGGAGAAGTTCGTCTTCGCGGGAGGTCAGCGCGCATTCAGGACTGGCCTCGCGTTCTCGATCCCCGAGGGCCTCGAAGGGAGCATTCGCTCGCGTTCGGGACTGGCTTTCAACGACGGCATCCACGTGGTCGAAGGCACGATCGACCAAGACTATCGTGGAGAGGTGCGAGTGTTGCTCTTCAACGCTGGTCGCTCACCGTTCTTTGTTCACACGGGCGATCGTATCGCTCAGATCGTTTTCAACCTGGTTGCTCGGGTCTCTCTCAAAGAAGAAGAGGTGCTCGAGGAAACCAAGAGAGGAACCAATGGCTTTGGATCAACAGGGCGCCGGTAAACCGAAGCGTATAGCTCGCGCGTGGAAGTACTCCATCTGTGGGAACAAAGGGACGAAGCCGCATCTGCGTCGTCTCACCGACAACGGGAAGATGCTGGGCGGCATAGCGGACACGAAGTCGCTCTGCAACAAGCACGTGGCGTACGACCACTTGACCGAGATCAGCGAAGAAGCCTTGCGAAAAGTCTGTCCTCACTGCGTTCGTGCGTATCGGAAGTACACTGCTGGTACACCGCAGAACTGAGGGAGACGAAGATGGCCAAGATCATGGCGCCGTTCGCGCGCGAGTACCTGAAAACGCATCCGACAGCAGGGAAGCTCGCGGAGGATGGAAGCGCACACGTTCCTGACATACAGGTCGCTATGTCTGGCTCTGGAGCAGTGCTGTCCTTCCACCCGTTTCGTGATGCCGTGATCGCATCGGCTACGTACCTGATGCTGGATGCGGATCGCACCGGGCTGCATCCGAACGCCATCCAGAAGGAGGACGTGAAGAAGCTTCATGAGATCGCCCCTGGGACCACTGTCTATGTTCCGTTCGATGGGAAGTGGTTGTTGGGCCAGATCGTCACGATGGCCGAACTCCGCGGCATGACATGAAACCTTCCGTGCTTCGCTCAGGCAGGGTGAGTCTGCTACCGTGTTTCTGAGACACGGTTCGGACCCTGCCATGAAGACCTGGATGACGAAGATGCGCACGAATCCTGGCTCCATGTCTTCGCAAGTGATTGCGGTACGTGAGGAGAGCTAGACCATGACCATTGCCGCCGCCGTCAAGTACACCCAGAACGCTGTTGTCGGCTCTGCTGGTGTCGCCTACATGGGCGTGACCGGACTCGCGGTTACCGTCGCGAATGGCGACGACACGGGGGTCGTGGCGTGGAAGTTCGAGGTGCTCGACGTTCCCATAGGGAGCTCTGTACCGACAGGTGTCGTGCAGAGCGGTATCACGGCGACATGGACGTTCACGCCTGACGTCGCCGGAGGGTACCTGGTACGCATCACGGTGACCGATGCACTGGGCAACACGGTCATGAGCATCGCGCTCTGTTTCGGCGTACTGGAGGCCACGGGTCGCTTTGTGCCGCCGTTTGCGGCCATCGGCGCGTCGGTAAACTTCACGAGCCAGGCGCGTGGCTGGGCGAAGTACGTGAACCAGTACCTGAAGCAGATCGACCTCATCGGCGGCACGACAGACGCGAACACGGCTGTCACCATGCAACCGAACACGGATTGGCAAGGCACGCCACGCGTCATCGGAGGCAAGGGCCTGATCCAGACCACGAACAACACGCCCGCCGACAGTTCGCAACTCCACACGATCACGTCGGGCAAGACCTGTACGTTCTACGCGGACGTGGTTGCGACGCAGACGGCGGGCGCCGGCAATCCGGACTCGGCCGAGTTCCAGATCAAGTGCGTCATCAGAAACGACGGTGGTGTGCTGACGCAGGTCATGGCTCCAGCTCCTGTCGACATGCACGCGAACACGACGGGCACCGCATGGTTCGCTGGGTTCGTACTCTCAGGGGCTGGTGTGAAGATCGAAGTCACAGGGGACACCGGCAAGAACGTCGATTGGACGTACACGTTCTCGGCGCAGGAGGGGTGAGATGCCTGCTGTAGTCGGACTACCCACCATCGTCATCACGAACGCGCCAGGAACGTTTCCGCCCATCATCACGAAAGTCACGCCTAGTGATCTCTCAGCAGGCATCAGCGTTCTGGTGACGATCGAAGGTCATCTGCTCAGTGGAACGATTTCGGTAACGCTCGCTGGAGTCGCGGCGACATCGGTCAGCAACATCTCGGACAGCAAGATCACTTGCATGTCCGGTCTCTACCCCTAGTCAGTGAGAGAAGAACGTAATGGCGAACGCATATTGTTTGAATCAGGTACCCGCGCTCTACGGCAACGCGTGGTTTCTGTTGTTCACCATGCTGACAAGTGCTGGCTGGACGGTGAAGGCGTCTGGGGACGGTCTCTCGGCCTACAGCTCTACGACGACCGTCTTCAGTGCAGGCAACACGGGCGCACCAGGAGCGAACGCGTTCGGACAGAACAAGGCGTGGATCCGACTCCAGGATCCCGGCGTCGGCCGTGAGATCATCTTCCAGCGCGACGGAACAAGCGGTCTTCGTGCGAAGTATTCGCCCAGCGCGAAGTTCACAGGCGGCTCGGGCTCAGCAACCCAGACGCCGAGCGCCACCGATGAGCAGTATCTGCTTGGTGGCGGTACCGATGCTGTTCCGACGTTTCAGGTGACTCTTCCTTCTGCCGCGAACACCGGGACGGCCAAGTTCCAGGGCGCAGCGATGGGAACTGCACCCTATGGTTTCTGGTTCGCATGCACGGTCGTTGGATCGGGCAGCACGAACATGGCCATCATGATGGACCCTGTCACTGGAGACCCGTCCGACAACGACCCGGTACAGTTCCACATGGCAAATGGGACCAACGCTGGATTCAGGGCAGCTACGCTTGGTGATTCGACCCAGGGTCCGATAAACGCGGGCGGTGCGTACAATCCCGCGTTCTACAACACGGGCAAGACGACGTGGCTCTCGTCGGCTGCACTGGGGTTCGTTGTTCCGCCAAGCGGTGTTCAAGTAGCTGGCAGTGGAGGGGCAGTGTCTCCGTTCGGAGGGTCCATCGTTGGACTGCCGATCTTCTGGTATCGCAACGGCGCGCTCGCCACGGCGCAAGGACAGAAGGGCGTGTCGTCGATGATGAGGTGGACCGGTGTCGCCAGGACGACGTTCGTCGATACCGCTGGAGCCAAAGCCTGGCTCTGCGTCGGTGACGTCTATCTGCCCTGGGATGGAACCACTGTTGCAACGAACTGATCATGGCAGACGTACCCATCATTGATCTGAATGCGACGTTCATCGCACGGGATGAGCTCAAAGACGTAGACGACCTGTCGTTGATCGACTCCGTGTATGCGCTCTTTGTGTCGGATGGGAACACGCTCATCCCGTTCGATGAGGCACCGTTTCAGAACTTCCAGATCACAAGAACGAAGGTGAACTCGTTCCTCACGTGGACGTTCGCATTCAGGGCGAACCTGTACAGCCAGAACGCCAGCGTAACGACTGGGATCGGGGCAAACAACCCGAACACGTTCATCACGGTCTACTACTGAAAGGCATGTAGTGTCCGTCAAGACCCACCTCGGTCGTCATCGATCAGAGCGCTCCAAAGAGGAGGAGATGAAGATCCTGCTCGAGGAGCTCGACAACCTCGACGACGATGAGCGTGAGGCCGTTCACGTCATGCTCTCAGAGACGCTGAAGAATCGACCCTTCGAGTCGGTGAAGACGCATCGTCTGCCGGATGGAACGGTGCTCGAAGACCGAGGCAAGCCGCTCTTCGATCTGATCCAAGAGACGGAGTACCTGAAGCAGGTCGTTGATGTCGACACCTGGATTAAGGACTCGTATTTCATGGGTCAGTGCGCGTTCAAGTGGCCGAGGTGGCAGGAGGACTTGAGGGAGCTTTTTGGACCGAGCGGCTACCACGAGGCGATCCTCACGGGCGCCATCGGCATCGGCAAGAGCACATTCGTCGAGATGGCGCTCCTGCGCATGATCTACGAGTACTCCTGCCTTCGGAATCCGCAGCGCACCTACGGCTTGATGCCGGGCGATAAGATCTATATCGTCGTCTTGAACGTGAATACGGACCTCGCCCAGAAGGTCGTCTTCGAAGGGCTAGTCAACAAGCTCGAACAGAGTCCGTACTTCCAGAAAGAGTACGAGTTCGAGGCGACGCAGAAGGTCATTCGATTCCCGAATGGGCTCAGAATCATTCCGCGAGCGAGCACCGATACCAGCGCACTCGGCCTCAACGTCATTGGAGGCGTTCTCTCGGAGGTGAACTTCAACGATGGAGGTCACTTCGATTCGAAGCGTCAGGCGTCCGCAACCACGGCTTCGCGTTCGCGCCATGGCATCGAGATGGACATCGGCAAGGTGTACTCGGAGCTGATCACGCGCTTGAAGTCACGATTCGGTCGCGTCGGAAAGTTACCAGGCCTGGTCCTCCTG